TTATGTCCGGACGTTTGTGATTTTATTCACAATAAAAAATTAAAAAAAGTAGTTGACAAACTGAATATTATATGATATACTAAAAGTACAAAAAAAAAGAAAGGAAATAATAAATTATGAAATGTGCAGTAGAACTTGAAGCAATTATGAAAACAAATAAGTCTTTTAATCAATTAAAAGAAGAAGCAAATAAAAAAGCAGACTTGCTTGAAGAAGAAGCAAGGGAAGCAAGAATTATTTCTGATACTCTTATTCTATGCGATGATATATACGAAGAATTAGAAAATAATGTTAAAAATGGAATTAACAAAATTACGATACTTATGGGATTGAATTATAAAGAAGGCATCCATAATGTTGTAATTGAAAGACATAAATATGCAAATGGGAAAGACAGTTATACTTGTTTAAAAGAAGAATACAATTTACATTTGCTTGTTCAAACTTTTGAAAATTATTGTTATAATGTAGAACTAAAAGAAGAAAGACATAGTAGTTATGGTTTAGGAGAACAAACATTTGTAAGAATTACGATTAAACCAAATCCAATTTGTTAAGATTTATGGGTTGACTTTTGTCAACCCTTATGCCCGGCGCCGACTTTGTGAAAAAATAAACTATCTTTTTTTTGAAAAAAGGGTTGACAAAATAAAAATCTTAATGTATAATAAGTATGTAAGGTAAAAGAAACGAGGTAAACAAAATGTTTGAAAATGAAAAAGTAATTGTTCTTGATACTGAAACTACAAATTCGATTGATGATCCCATTGCTTATGATATTGGTTTTGCTGTTATTGATATAAATGGAAAAGTTTATGAGGCTCACTCTTATGTTGTAGCTGATGTATTTCTTGATAAAGAATTGATGGCAAGTGCTTTTTTTGCTGATAAAATTCCTCAGTATTGGGAAGATATTAAAAATGGTAATCGTAAATTGCGTAAACTTAAAACAATTAAATATATTCTTGCTGATGTATGTAAACAGTATGAAATTAAAAAAATTGTAGCCCATAACGCACGATTTGATTATAGAAGTCTTGCACTTACTCAAAGATTTTTGACATCTTCAAAGTATAGATATTTTATTCCTTATGGTGTAGAAATTTGGGATAGTTTGAAGATGTCAAGAGAGGTTTTTGGAAAGGATGAAGAATTTGGTAATTTTTGTTATGAAAATAACTATTTGACAAAGAGAGGACAAAGAAGATATACAGCAGAAATTTTATACAGATTTTTAACAGGTCAGAATGATTTTATTGAAAGTCATACAGGATTAGAGGATGTGCTGATTGAAAAAGATATTTTTTGTGAATGTTTGAAAAGAAAAAAAGATATAAATGGAGCATTATGGGGTTGACAATAACTCCATTTTGCGCCGGGCGCACCGTATAAAAATACATTAAAATGTATAAATATTTTTTTCAAAAAAGGGTTGACATTTTGAGTTATTGGGTGTATAATACTTATAGAGAATAAGGAAAGGAAGTGTTTAAATGAAATTAGCAAATGCGAATAAAATTCGTAAACAGTATATTGAGGAACTTCTTGCTTATTTTGCTTGTAATGGTTCTTCTGATGGGGAGGATTGTGGGATGATTACTTCAAATAGTTTTAACTTCCCAGTAGTTGCAGATGATGGTGAAGAGGGTTGGGTTGAAATCGTAGTCAAAATTCCCAAAGAGGATGAGGGTTACGAAAAAAGAGAAGAATACGAAATGAAACTAAAAGAAAAAGAAGAAAAGAAAAAGGAACAGGCAGAAGCCAAAGCCAAAAAGATTGAAAGGGATAAAAAGTTAAGAGAACAAAAGAAAAAGGAAAAGGAGAGTGTATAAACACTCTCCCTCTCTGCATATTTATGCGCGACCGGGCGTTGAAAAAATTTTTTTCAAAAAGGTATTGACAAGTAAAATTATATATGTTATACTATATATGTAAGATAAAAGAAAGGAGATTAAAAAATGAGAGTAGTTAAACAGGAACAGATTTTTGTATCCATAAAAGAAGCAAAAGTTTTTAAGGATATGTTCTATATCTTGGAAGGATTGGAAAAAGAGTGTGAAAGTCCAAATACAATTCAGTTGATAAAATGCACGCAAAAGACACTAAATGATTTATGGGATGAAATTGAAGATATTGACTAAAAAGGGACTTGACAAGTCCTTTTTTATTTGCCCGGGTAATGTTGTGCCCGGGCGCCGATGTCAAATTTCTTCCCATTATATAATACCATATTCTTTCTGTCAAGTCAAGAGATTTTTCAATTTTTTTTCTCTGTCAATTTTTCTCTTTATTGTCAAATTTGTATGCGCATTGTCCGGGCGCCAAATTTTGACTTTTGTCAAATTTTGATAAACCAGCTGCGATCCAGCTACACCAGCTGTCAAATTTTGAATCAGCTGCAAAATCAGCTACAAAACAATTTCTTTATATTTATATTTCCCCTTTTATTATAACACAAATTTTAAAATTAATCAAGCTGCAAAAGCTGTCAAATTTTCACGCGCAAATCTTAAACGTTTCAAACTTTGATTTTTAATTAAAATTAAGTTATACTATATATAGAAAGTGAAAGAGAAAGAAAAACAAAAAATCTCTATCACCTACATAGCCAGCGCAGTCCTCGTAAAGAGGTAAGCAAATAAAAACTTGAAAAGTTTTTAAAAATCGGCTATAATATATATAGAAAGTGAGAAAAGGAAAAATAAGTTCCTACTCATAGAAACAAATTTAATCTAATTGGCGCCACTCGCCTTACAGTGGAGAAAGAGGAAATATTATGACGAAGAGAGAGTTCTATGTAGCAATCGCAAATGGTGAAATGAACGACGAAGTAAAGGCTGCTGCCGCAGAGTACATTGCAAAAATGGATGAAGCAAACGAAAAGCGCAAGAACACGCTGTCTAAGAAGCAGGAGGAGAACGAGACAATCAAGACAGAAATTCTGGGACATCTTGATACCGAAGCAAAAACTGCTACTACGATTGGCGAACTAATGGGTATTTCTACTCAGAAGGCGTCGGCTCTGCTTAGACAGCTTGTAAATGACGGCAAGGCTACTGCAACCGAGGTCAAGATTCCGAAGAAGGGTACTCAGAAGGGTTATGTGAAGAATTTTACAGAATAATGTATACGTAATACGTATACGTAAAAGAGAGAGCATACGCTCTCTCTTTTTTATATATAAAAATAAAATTTGATTTCTGTCAAAGTTTGTCGCAGGAACATTCTTAAACCAAAAAGTAACTTTTCACAACGAAAGGAACATTTTTAAACCAATTTAAACCAAAAGGCAACTTTTCGCCTTTGACAATGGCGCAAATGACACTCTGACACATTGCGCACACCACAGCCTATGTTGTTGCACTGGCTCCACTGTCATGACCACCAAGATAACATGTACATTTTTACGTATACGTTTTACTTGTACGTTCTGCGTGTAGGTCAGCCAGACACCCCAAACGCTGCCCCTTTTCAATGTACGTCCCTTTAGCCCCATTTACCTGTACGTTTGGCCTGCCTATACGTATACGTATTACTTATACATTTAATGTAGCTGCCCCTTTAGCCAGTTCCCTTTGACTCCCTATACATATACGTTATACTTATACGTATTACTTATACATTATACTTATACATATTACTTATACTTTATACTTACATGTAATACTTATATTTTTTACTTACAATCAAATGTAGAATTTCCCTCTTTTTTCTCTAATTTTTTGGAAAATTTTTTACTCCTCAAATTTTTTCCCAAAATATTTTCAATTTTCTTATTTACTCTGCGCCGACTCCAAAATTTTTCCCAAAAAAAAGAGTAGTCATTGACTACTCAGAATTTCTTTTCCAAAAACTTCTGCGCTTTAGTTCATCGGCGCAAATAATAATTGCCATTCCATTATCTTGTTCAATGGTTAATTGGTTTAGATTTGAATTACCAACACCTTCATCATATTTTGTATAAATATATTCATTACTACCGTTTACATAATTTATATCAATTCCAGCTATATCATTATATAATAGCCTATCAAAAACACTTACGCTATTTCCACTATTGCTTAAATAGGTAAAATCTTTTTTAATACCCAAACTAATTTCATTTGCTACTAAAAAATCATCAACCATATTCGCATTTAAATAATAATTTTTTACAATATCTTCGATTGTCAAAAAAGCTAAATTTTCTGAAAAAATTTCAATTACTTCACAATTTTCTAAAACCAACTCAATACTTTTAATTTCCATATTTTCTCCTATTCAACCAGCATCCAACGTGCTCCATCAAACTCAGGATTGTGCCATTTAAGTATCCAAATATTACAATCTTCGTAATATAAATTAAAATCAATATAACCCATTTCTTTAAGAATAGGTATAAGCTGTTGAATATATTTAAATTCTCCAGCAACTTGAGGGCAATTTTCATTCATTGAAAAATCAATAAAACTGGCAATCGGTTTATCTTCTTCTACTGTTTTATAACTGAAAAGTCTTTCGCGCGCGTCATCTGTTAAATCATTTAAATAAAAATCCATAAACTTCTCCTTGCTATATAATGGGTTCTTCAATTTTAATTTTAATTACTATTTCTACGCCGTTTCATAAAATTTATTCATCTTTAAAAGACTTCAAAATTATTTCTTTAACAAATTCTGCTACACTTAATCCATACATTGTCTTAATTCCAATTTCTGCTACTGCACTTTTAATGCGCGCGACTTCATTAGATAATATCATTTAAACCAACTCCCATTCTAAATCATTATATTCAAATTCAGTTTCAAAAAAATGAAAACGACATAATTCTTCAATTTCCTCAGCGGGACAATCATCTGGCACCATAATTTTGTCAAGAATTGTATAAGTTATCTGAACCTCTTTCATATTTACCAAATCCAATCCTCTCTAACCCTATCCATTTCTTTCATTCCGTCATCAGAAAGCTCATAACAAGTCCCATCTCCAATAGGGATAAGTAACTCAATACTTTCTAAATCCTTATCATATGTTGCTACTAAATGTTCAACCGCATCGACAAAATCTGTTCCAATTACAATGCCTTTAATCTGAGTTATTTCTTCGTTTAAATCATACATTTTAATTATATACTGAAACATTTTAAACTCCTTTAACTTCTTTCCAATTATTTCTCTGAATTATTCTTCTCATGTTTTCCGCGCCGACTGCGTTCATCGAATGAATACGAATTGGATAATTACGTCCAGTTTCTTCAAGCCAATCAAGTAATTTTATATAATCGCCGCCTTGATTTACATAATCACCAGCATCGTGGTCAATATCAATCAACTCAAAAGGAGAATTAAATACTCCGTTTTCCTCTGGTTCATAAGCCTTGATTAAAACCTTAGCCATATTGACACTTTTAGCCCAGAGATATCCTTCGGGTGGTCTGCGAATATCATCTACCCACAACTTCATAATTTAATTCTCCTTTCTTATTCTTTCTATATATATTATACTAAAAATTTTTTCAAAAATCAAATTAAAAATTTCTTTAATATTTAAACATTATTATTGTACCAATAAACATTATAAATATATTTCCAATTAAAGTAATATAAGCAATTATATAATTATCCTGCTTTAAATTAAGAACAGTAAAAATAAAAAATACGGCAGCAATAATATATAAAACAACCCCAAAAAACACCTCTTACTCACTCAATCTTTTGCTTACCTAACTTTTCTCCCGCAAAATGGACAATAACTAATCGACTTACCTTCAAAAGTAATACGCGAAAAATCTACTGGCTTTTCCTTTCTTTCGTTCCAATCATATGTCATACAATATTCACAACCCACTGGTTCTATTGTTAGATTGGTTTTACTAAAATTATCATTATATCCAACTACATTACTCATTTCTTTTTCACCTCTAACTCCTTTTTAATATAATCTTCAAAAATAGCATAAAGAATTTCATTTACTTTTGATTTAATCTCATTATTAATTTCCATTGCTTGTGTTGTTTCAAAACTATCCTTCATTTGTTGAATTTCATACATTGAAACATTAGCTAAAACGCGTGCCTGATCAAGAGAATATTCATTACTTTTAGCTGACATCAACATTTCTCTACCATATTTTGGATAAGTAACTAAACACTCTGCAAAACTTTTTCCGCCAATATATCCTCTTAAAAACTCTTCAAGTCTAAGAATATGATGAAGCTGCTTTCCATCATAGCCCCATTTTTCAATTTTCCAAGCAATAGTAGGATAAGGATGCTCTAATGCTTTAAATTTTTCCATAGCCATTCCAGCCATCGATTTAATTGCGCCGTTCATATTAAAATGAGCAATATCTTCTCTAAGCAGAGTTAATTCCTTCCAATATGGAGAAAAATGACGATTTACAATAACATATGGAGTAAATAAAATTTCTAAAAAATTTATATTTTGTTTCCAAAACTGTTCAAAATAAACTCTTATATCTTTAATATCAATGTGTTCATCATTTTCTTTAATTTTTGTAAAACTTACGGGGCGCCGATTGAATACAATATCTTTAAATTTAGGCATTACTAAACATTTAGTATCAATATCGCTACACTCATAAGCCAAATCATAATTTTGGCTACCTTGGAGAGCTAATACTAAAGGCTCATATCCTTCTTTTACGGCATCTTCATAATGTTCGCGCAGTCCTACTGAAATAATTTTATAATTTTTATCTAAATTCATCATTATAATACTCCATAGCCACAATAATCAATTAAAACTATTTTTTCTTTTATATATCCAATATTACCAAGATGAATATCATTAATTTCGTTTCTATATGAAAAATCAGCAACTGCCGCAACATCTTCTTCTGGATAATAATAATAAAAAATATCTAAAGCTATTTCATTATCATCCATAGAAGAAATTAGTTCTGCTTCTTCTTCAAACATATCTTTATTATCGCAAAAACGGGTTCTTTTACTATAATAATCATCATAAGTATAGTCTTCGTTTACTTCCGCAAACTCCATAGCGTATACTGTTCTGCCAATGAATTCACCCACTGGAACTATTTCTGCGAAAAATTTAGCTAATCCTTCTTTTTCCGCACTTTTATAATTTTCATATTCTCTTTGACAATATGATTTTTCTATGTCTAAATCTATTTTAAATACATATTCTGGTTCATTAAAATCATTATCAAACCAAAATACCGCACGAGTGCAACCACTATTATATCCAATTCCGATGGCATCAAGTTCATCATAATCAATATAACCATCATGATTAAAAAAATCAACAACACTCTCAATATTGGCGAGCTGTTTAATTATTTCTTTCCCTTGTAAAGTGGCTTGCTCTCTATTCATTTTATTTTTCCTTTCTTTTATTTTCTATAATTATTATATCAAAATAATAATAGAAAAACAAATTATTAATAAAGAATTTTTTCTTCTGGGATTGTATTTAATACCTCATAAATTCCTGCACAGACTAATATTCTTTTTACCTCTGGAAATTTTTCAAAGGTATCTTTCATTGAATTTTGTAAAACTTGCTCGTAATGTTCAATCTCTTTTTCATAGATTTCAATTTTATCTTTTTCTTTTAAAGTATTATTTAAAATAGATTCACAATATTTTTTAAAACATATACCAGCAGGAGAAATTCTACCAAAAGTGGATAATGTTTTTAATTTTAATTTTTGACGTAATTTTTTAAACATTATCAATAATCTCCCTTATAGTTTGTATTTCGATTGGAGTGAAAACTATATTATCCGCGCTTACATTTATATAAAATTGTTTACCACGATGAAAATCTTCACAATCCACAACGCTTTTCTGATGAAGATGACCATGAATATTTATATATTGACAATTCTCTATCGGCTCATGAGAAAGAATAAAATCATGCCAAAGAAGTGGAAATCTACTTACCATTTCAAAACCCGCATTGTAATAAGTTGAAAGACTGGCGCCGTCATGGTTGCCGAGAATCAAAATTTTTCTACCATTAAGCTGTTGCCCAAACTCAACAATTTTATCCTTTCCACACAGTGCAAAATCGCCCAACATAAACACTCTGTCATCTCGTTTAACTACTTTATTCCAATTTGAGATAAGGGCTTCATTCATTTTTTCAATACTATCAAATGGGCGCCCGCAATATTTAATTATGTTTCTATGACAAAAATGCGTATCCCCAATAAACCAAATTCTTTCAAAAGCCATAATTACCTCACATAACAAAAATGTATTAATTTTGGAGAATTAGTTGGTTTCCAAAACTCTTTTACTTTTTCAGCTTCTTCATAAGCTTCTCTTTCAAGCTCTTTAAAATCTAATTCATCTATAAAAATAGTTTCATGTAAGCTATCTATGCCTTTGTCGCTAATAATTTTACCAATATAAAGAAATTCATCACTCAAATAATCTCTTATGTGTTCTACTTCGTCTAACTTAATTTCAATTTGGTCTGCAAACTTACTCATTGTATTAGATTCACGATATTTTTGCAAAGTTCTTCTTAATTCTTCCGCTTCCCAGCCTAAAATTATAACAGCTCTCGTTTCATAACTCATAAAATTTTCTCCACTTTCTATCTTATATAAATATTATATCAAAATTTCAAAAAAATTTCAAATTAAAAAAAAGAGAAGTAATTTACTTTTACTTCTCCTTCTCACAAACTTTAGCCGGCAGCAACAACTAATGTGCCAGTAATTTTAACTCCATTTACATATGCTGTTTTTCCTTGAACTATATCTGCCGCCGTTGCTGTAGCATCAGATGTGTCTAAATTATCTGAACTCGCGAAAGAATCAAGCATTCCACTAAGAACTGCGGGATTTGTATTTTCTGGAGTATTCATTACATAATTTAAAATATCCTGCTTTGTCATATAAAAACCTCCTTTAAGTTTCTATATTATAAGTAATTTTTTATGACATTAAGTATTTGTTTTTTCTTCAATCTCATTAATTAAAGATTCAAGCGCAATAAAAGCTTCATAAAGCCCAGCTTTATCATCAAGATAAACATTTGCATAAGGTTTACGAGTTTCTTTTAAATATCCATAATGAGCATAAAGTCGTAAAACCTCTGGAGGATTTTCATTAATAGCATCGCATGGTATATCATTTTTAATAATAAATCTATATACTTTCATTATATCAACATTTGAAGTATAACAAATAAAACTTGCATACGGTACCCAACGCTTTAATAGCTGAATCACTTCTTCGCCTTCTTCGGCACTAATTTTACCACTTGGGTGAATTGTATTATCAAAATCATAAGCAATAATCAATTTACCATTACTAATGTAAGTCTGACGCAATTCTTCTAATAAAGCGTTTGGTTGCAAAAATTTATGTTTATGATTCATCTTTTAACATCTCCAAAACTTCTTCAAAAAATCTAATTGCGCACCCTCTATCAATCAAGACTTCAGCATAATAGGTTTCCTTATTTTTAAGACAATTTAACAATGCTTTGAGTTTGTTTCTTTTATTACCTAAATAGTTTGAGGTAAAACTAATTCCTACCTCATCCTCTTTGTCATTCCAATCAAATAAATCGACAACAATCTTACTACACCCACATTCACATTCAATAATTTTTTCTCCTTTTTTGTAATCTTGTAACCTCATTTACTCCTCCAGATTACTACAAATAAGTTCCCATAAGTCGCTTGAATTACGAAGTGGAATATCTTTATCCTCAAAAGTTACCATACCTGGCGCCCACTTCTTACCAAAATCAAGTTCCCACATATAATAGCTTATATCATTAATATAATATGGATCACCTTGATGATCTTTTTCATCTGTTAGTAGTTCAATTAGTACGTCGATTAAAGTATCCATAAGAATTAGAACTTTACTTTCTGTAATTTCTATATCAAAAGTATTCTCTATTTGTTCAATAAGCCTCCAATGCTTTTCAATAGAGTCAATTAAATTACAAAACATCTCTTTAGTTAATTCAACTTTCATTTTTATTCCACCTTTTCATTAAAACCCTATCACCATCGATAATACTATATTTATATCCGCGTCGCATAAGTATCTTCTCATAAGCTTCTCTCCGCCGCTTATCTAACCAACTACAAAATATTACTATATTTAGATAAGAAAAATCTTCAACGGCTTTCTCTTCCATTGCCTTAAACATTCTTAAACCAATGCTAACATTTTTAAGTGGATCTGAACCTGTAATTGCCTTACTTCCCATATCTCTTTCTAAATGCTTTCTCTTGTTATAAACTGAAAGCATTATAGAAAAATAAATAGTATTGGTATCATAATCATCCCAGTATTTATAAAATCTTAATTCAAGCGTTTGTTTTCCTATCTTTTCTCTACAACGATAAAACCAATAAATCTTATCATCTTCTTGTTCATTTACCCACTGAATCTTAAATTGATTTAATCCCATAATGACTGGAACCTTTCTTTAAGCATATCCAAACCTTTATTTAGCTCATTCACACGCCAATTAGATATTTCTTTTTCTCTTTCAAACCACTTTTCTTTTATTTTTATTGCTTCTGTTTCATGGTTTTCTTTTAAGGTATAAAAGTTTTGATCGTTTTTAGTTATTTCAAAAGGATTTAAACGATGATATTCTTCTTCAAATTCGTTCTTTTGAACTTCATTTTCTTCAAGAGAGTTGTAAAAATGAAATACCATTTCATCAAGGTAATTTTCCCATTTTTCAATACTATCATTTTTTTCATCGTATAAATCACTCGGCGCGCCGTGCAAATTATGCTTAAAAGAAGTGATACTATCAATAAAAAGTTGAGTATAAAAAAGATCTAAATCCCAAGTATCACGATAGCAATATCCTTTTGTCGCGCGCTGCCAAGCGCATTTTAAACTACGGAAAAACCAAATAATTTTTTTATGTATTTGCCACTTTCCATAAGGAGCTGGCGTGAATACCGATAATTTAGATTTCATTTTTATCCTCCTTAAAGTTCCTGTGCTTCTTCCATATCTGGTGCAGAAGCAGTGTCTTTAATGAGACCCTCTAACACCTTAAAATTAAAATTCTTATGCTTAAATGCTGTAAACTTAGGTCTATTTACAATTCTTATGACCACTCCTTCACGAATATGAGTCCTTCCAACAGGATCTACGCCATCATAAAACTGTTCTGCCATTTCCTTTACATAATTACCAACGGGATATTCTTTATCAAAATACTTTTCATTGGGGAGAATTGCTTTTGCAAATACCGGTACATACTTTACGCCCATTTGTTCACATCTATAGCGCATAAAATCAGGAGAATATTCAACCACAAACCCATCTTCATTAGTCATAGTCATACGATAAACATAAATATCTGATTGAGGCTCTGGATTAAATTCGGCTATACGAGTTCCATCTTTCATAGTAGCATACTGACTTAAACCATCCCCAAAACCATTTGGATTACAACCATAACTAAATACGGTTTCCTTACCGTATTGCTTTACAAAATCTTTACCGAGTTTTTCATTTTTCCCATTTCCCATAATCGGCGCGCCAGTATGAGTATAACCAACAACCTCATAATAAACAGTTTCGCCTTTATTCAATTTCCCGACAAACTTATCATGATGTTGCTGTCTAAATTCATTAGAGCCATAAAAACCACCATCAAAATTCTCAAGCACCGTGCGCCGAGTTCCAGAAATATAATCATATTTATAAATAGGTTTACCTTGTTTTCGAGTAATCTTATCCCACAAAGTTCTCTTATACCCCTTCAACACTGGCAAATATCCAGTTCTCTGCGAAGTGCCGTGCATTTTGAGCGTAATTTCAATCTCATCGCCAGGCTTAAACGCAGAAAGATTATACGCAAGCTGCTCAGTATCTGCGTGCTCAGCAAAAAGCGGAGCAATATTTACTTTCTTTTTGCGAGTTTTGTTGCCGCCCACATTACTGGAACGATGATTTGTGCGAGGAATATACTTTTCAGCAATTACGTGCCCATTAAAGACGGTTACTATATCTCCTTCTTTAAGAGAAGTAATATCACCAAAAGAAGAAAGAGAAGACAAAGGCAAAACCAACCCGTCAGATTTATTTCCTCTTAAACGTATAGCTGAAATATTTCTTTTTTCAGCATCAATAAAACCACCAATATTATTACCAGCATCATCCTTCTTTCTAAAAAGATTATTTGACTCACCGAATTCTACTGAAATTCTTCCATCAGTAGGTAAATAAAGATATAAATCTGTTTCATTTACAGTTTTATCAACTACAGTAGTATTACCAAATACTTCACAAAGATTCAACCTATCAGCATTTTCAGCAGGACGAATATTTTTTACTTTAGTAACATAAATATTATAAGACATAATTACTCCTTTCTAAAATCAAATCATCTATAATTATATCATTAAAATGAGTATATGGTATTCTAATTAAGGGTATGTTATTTTCTTTACAATAATTATTTTTTATTTCATCTCTTTTTTTATTTCTTTCTAAATTCCAGCCAGTTTGTTCAAAATGCTGAATCCCGTCATATTCAATTAAATAAAGTAATTTATTATCTTCTATAATTCCAAAATCAAATTTACATGGAAATCCATTTTCTGTTAAACAATTTTTAAAACTATATTGACGGCAAAAATTTATATTATTTTTTGATAATAATAAAGAAATTTTCTCTTCACCTTTAGATGCTAAACACCCACAAGAAGTAGTATGCCCACTTCTTAATCGTTTACCAGAGGTAGTAATAATATTTCCACATTGACATTTACATTTCCAAAAAGAACCACCATAAGGATGAAAGTCTGTATCTCGTTCTATCACAGTTAATCGACCAAAAACTTGTCCTTTTAAATCTGGGGTAATAATTTTATCTCTCAAACAACCGCACGATTTTGTATCACCATTTCGTAATTCTTTTGTACCTACAATACAAATATTGCCACAACTACATAAGCAATACCAGGCCGTTCGACCATTTGTTTTGTTTGGTGCTGGTTCTAAAACTAATAATTCACCAAAAATTTGATTAGCTAAATTTAATTTTTTTGGCATTATATCACCTCCACTAATAAGTGGAATCGGTGGAAAAACACTATATTTTTTTAATTCTTCCACCAAAGTTATACATCTTTATTCTCCTTCAACACAAACAGTATTACCAAAACAATCACCCAGCTGAAGTCGATCAGCATTGGGGTGAGGTCTTACATTTTTAAGTTCGGTTATATATGCTTTATACATTTTATCACTCCTCTATACTTTTTACTAATTTTTCCCAGACATTTCCAAATTGGTTTTCATATCCTTTATTGATATTTTCTTTCCTAAGAATATATTTTGAATTTTTGGTTTCAGCAATAATTATTCCTTGTTCATAAATAAAACGCTGAATAGTAGATGTATTCACGTATTTTCCATCTGCAAATTTTGGATTTCCATAAACCGCGCCGTGAATACAGGTATGTCTACATTCGGGAGCAACATAATACCAGCTATCAAGCGGGAGTTCACATATACTCCAATCTTTAATTTCTGGATAACTAAGTTTCATTCTGTTTAAACCTCCCAAAATTCATTTTCCTGTTCTCGTAGGATATCCATATGCTCTTCATTATTATAGTCAAATGGTTCTACAAAATATTCTATGTTATTTTCTCTCTCTTCATCGATGTATTCTTCATCATCTTCATTATCATAATAACAATGATAATATCCATCATAACACTCACAAGCACACTCATACACATAATTATTGGCTTTTTCTTTAGAATCAGCTTCTAAAGCAATAATATTAGATTCGTTGCTACAACCATAACGACCAATGAATTTCATATTTATACTCCTTTTTTTCATTTTCTATAATTATTATACCAAAAAATTTAAAAAAAATCAAATTAAAAAGACTTACTGTTAAGTAAGTCTCGCTTTTTTATCATATTCATGAAGTATTTCTAATTCTTCTATCCATTTAGGATTTTGTTTTAATTTCCACTTTTCATATCCATTAAAATAAGGGCGCATATGATTTTCAATTAACCATATAATTTTCATTTGAAGCCTTGTTGTATCAAATTGATGAGAAGTAAGATATAAATATGAACCTATATTTTCATGATTATAATAATGTGCAATATCTGTTGATTCACCTTTAGAATTATAATATACTTTAGCATAAAGTTTACCGATATCATGAAATAATGCTGCAAATTTTATATATTCAGGAATGTTTTCTTTTAGACAAGAATTATATGTCATTCTCATATGTTCGCCTATTGTTTCTAAGTGATAAGGAGTATCATGTGGAATATCAAAGCATAAAAGTAATAACTGCAATAAACTAATTTTCATATTATCTTCTACAAAAACTACACTAATATCATCCCATCCTTCATTATATTGTGGCATATGAAATTGTTTCATTTGTTTAAGGATAACTTCTTTTCCAACGGTACGAGAACGCTGTAAATCTCTTTTTACACATTCTTCAAATGGTGTAGCAAAAACTATACAAGTCTTTTCACACTCAATATGAGATATCGTCTTTAAAAAATTCATACGGCGCCGAGCGTTTAAATTTGTAGCATCATAAATTACACTATTGCCATTTTTTAAATATTTCATTACCCGTCTATGAAGTTCATTAAAAATTTCAGAATTATGTGCTTGATCATTTTCATCTCCGTATAACTCCGCACGCAAAGCATCAGAGGAAATCTTGATGATTCCCTCTCCAAAATTATACGAACTCTTCCCGCTACCACTAAGTCCACATAACATATAAAGTTTAGGTTTATTCATCTAACTTCCTCTCTAAGATAACTAAATGTTGGCATTTTGATTTTATCTTACCACTTTTTGTTCGTTGTCCCTTAGTACATTTACTATATATCTGATTATTCCTTAAATAACATTTATGTAATAAACAATAGCCTATCATTTTTACACTCTTTCAGCATTTTTAATAGCATCTTTAATAATTTCGTTGTAATACCCACGATTTTCAAAAACTCTCTTCATATAACAAGCAAGAATACCTTTCTCCTCGTCAAAAGTATCTCCTTTTTGACAAGCAACTGTAGTATTTGTGTTATCTGTCCAAAGAATAGTAACAGTTTTCTTCTTTTTGTTGATATAAACCTTCTTAATACCACTGTTCTTTCTGGGCGGTGCTTCAACAAGTCGTGCCTTTGTAATAGTTCTAATATATCCATCGTAATTTGTTTTTACTGGACCAAGAACTTTTACAAAAGAGGTATAAGTATGTTCTCCGTCTACTGTAATATCATAAATACCGTTATGAATAAGTTTAAGCTCTGTCTGATATACATATACTTTACTACTATTAGGAAATACTACGCCGATCTTTTTCATTTCTATTCTCCTTTATTTAGGCTTTTCTTATTTTCTATATTTATTATAGCTTAATTTTAAAGAAAAATCAAATTTTTAAGGATTATATGCTGACTTTAACATATTAATAGAAAATTGAACTCCATACATTGCTTTTCTACCTATTTGAATACTTTTATTAATAAAATCTTCATTATAGTATTCTTCTCCATGTTTTAATGGCTCATGTACTAAATTAGCTTTATCTGAAATAGGTTGTTTATTCTTATTTATAGAAACTCTAACGTTTAATAAATTTTCATTATTTAATATCCTTTTTAATATTGTTGAGAAAGCATATATCTTTCCTTGAATGAAAAGAAAATCTGCGCCAGATTGCTTTCCAATTTCTTCTCCAAGAAAAATAAAACCAGCGCCTTTTAACATATCTGTAAAACCGGAAAGAAGGTCTCCACCACCATTTTCCATTAATTCATTAACATAGACATATTGAAAATTTCCTTCATCTAAAAATGAAAAATCTGCTCCAATGCTATTACCTAATGTTTGAAATCTATTGGCATAAGAGAAAATAGAGCCACCATGGTGTATTTGAATCGTAGTACCACTGTCTTTTTTCTTTACAGAAAAGCTTATCCTAAAATAATCTTTTTCACCCTCTGGGGTCTGTGAAGTAAAAGTTAGCTTAATATCCCCTTTTTGTTGTTTATTATTTGTTTTTTCTAATTTTCCACCAGTAATATATCCTCTTCCTTTTACCGAACCCTCAATAGTATTAGTTAATATATTTAATCCAGTATTTTTTATTTGCTCCATTGCATATTTTTCATATCTCGCGCCACCGGCTTGTACTAAAAATCCAGTAGCAGAATGTTCAATTACGGTTTGAATATCAGCAAAATTATCATATTTTTGATATTCTTTTTTCCAATTTTTTACGCCCTCTACATTAATAAATTCATTTATATCGGAAAAAATTTTTTCAAGATTACTTATATTATCTTTATTTTTTCTTATTTTTTTTTCATAATCACTTATATAATATTGAGTTGCACTATTAATTTTTCTTACTGCTGCCTTTAAAGCATCTGCTATAAATCCTTCATTCCGTTTTTGTTTTGATTCAATAATGATAGCTTTAGCAATAGAATTAAGTTCACTTATAAATATTCTTTCTTCTTCTAAATTAGAAAAAGTTAAGTGTGAAACATTATTGTCAAAAGCCTGAGCTACAAGATTTACCGCTTTAGTAATTGCATCTTGAGTATTTGAAATTGAGTGATTTGATAATTGTAAACCTATTAAATCGTTTAAACCCTTAACTTTTTCTTCAACACTACTGCCATTTTTCCCCAGATAAAAAGCTTTACAAAAATTATTAGCATCTGTATCTGAAAAACCAATATCAATAAGTGATTGTGGAGTGCAACTACCTCTAAATAATTTTGATAATAAATTTAGTTCTTTTCTTTCTTGACTATCTATAATATTTAAAAGACCTTTCTGCGCCTGTCCTTTAACTTTTTTCATTTCATTTACCCATTTTCCAATGTCATCATTCCCAAGTTCATGATAATGTTTTAAATGTAAATATGGGTTTTGTGTTATAAGTTCAATTTGTTTATCTGTTAAATTCATAGCACACCTCCTACAATTAAAAGTAAAAAAAAGAGAGCTAAGCTCCCTTTTTATCATTTCAAATATTCTTTCATACAATAACCATCAGAAATTTTTGCCCAATCACCATCATAAGCAAGAATTTCTACTTTTTCACCAGCTTCTAAAATTCTGACTACTTCAGAGCCTTTCTGTGGTTCTTGTCTTACATTTAATCTTACTTGAACAGTCGCAATATCTTTAACTTCTTCATTACTATATTCAAGTTCTTCTATATTCTCAATTTTAACTTCTGCCATGTTTCCTCCTTAGTCAAGTAAATCCGCTAATCGCGCGGTTTCACTTCTTTCTGATTTTTCTAAATGAACATAACTAAAAAGTTTATGCCCTTTAAGCTTTTCAATAGCAATTTTTAGTCCACTTGAAGTTTTAAAAATTTCTTTGTCCGTTTGTTTATTATCTCCATTGAGCCATAATTCTGAATCTTGACCAACCCTTCCAATAAGTAATTGAACGTGCTCTTTGGTTAAATTTTCCGCTTCGCTGGATATAATAATTGAATTTTTTATATCTCTGCCTCGAATAAAACCAAGGTGCTGAACCTCAATTTTATTTTCTGAAATTAATCTTTCAAGTCCATACGTTCCACCTACGTGGTCAGCGACTGGCATTGCGAAATAAAGCAATTTATCAAATAATTCGCCAGGTAAGGCTCCAATAGGAGTCGTATTTTTAACTTCAATATTATTTCTTACCCATACAATCTTTTCAAATAAACCCTGTTTAATAAATTCTAAGGCATGAGTAATCATAAGAAAGTCTTTTCCACTTCCAAAGCAACCAGTAATAACTTTTATTTTTGAAGTTCTATCCTGAAGCATATCCATCGCACACTCTTGCTGCGGATTTTTTGGTTTAATTAATCCAGAAAAAGAATTATCTATTTGTTTATATTTAAGTTTTCTCAATTTACCATTTTGAAAGCAATATTTATCTACTATTTTATCCATATTTTTTAGAAGAATATATTCATTTTCGTAAAAGCAAAATTCCATATCTTTTCCTTCATAAAATCTGGCTAATTCTTTATCAGTAAGATTAATTTCAGTACAACCTTTATACATTGAGCCTCCTTAATATAAATCACTTATATCATCTATGACCTTATCTACGACCTTCTTTTCTAATGCTAATGGCGCTCTAACGTACCAATCCATGCCTATATTATCCATTACTTCTTTTTCTGTAAAATCAGTAGAGCTAACAATCTTTTTAATTAACATATCTAATTGTGCTTGATAGTCTTCTATTAAAGATAAGACATCATTAGCATTACCATTTACTCCTATACTACCTTTATGAAATAAAAAATAACTTGAAGGTAACATATATCTTTTATGGCAATTTAAGAAAATATACGCTGCCGCACTTGCTACCATTCCCATTGCTATCCCAATAACCGGAGTTTTACTTAAAGTAATAATATTTGACATCATTGCTTGAATATCAAGATCTCCACCTACGGAATGAAATAATAATTTAATTGGTACTCTTTGTTCGATTGGAATATTAGCTAAATCATCTTCTCGATTCCAACGTAAAATATTTTTTACATAAAGCAAGGATAATTCACTTATTTCATCATCTATCCATAATACCCTGTGTTCCAAATCTTGGTAAAAAGCCAATAACTCTTCGTCTGGTAGTTGTTGATTAGCTACATTTTCTGGCACATATACCATAATTGTGTCTTTGTCCATTAGTTGTCCTCCTGAGCCATTGTAATATATGGATTTTCTAAAGTCCAGTCCCAATATTCTCTACTACGATAGCTCTTTCTAAAATAATTTTCTCCATTTCTACCAGCAAAAAATAAATAATCATTTGGTAATACTCTTCCAACATTATCTAAACCTTCTTTTTCTAAAAACCAACGTATAATAACATCTTCGGCAAGATTATAAAATTCTTCTTTTACTGGCGTTTTTGGAACCCAAGCAAATTGATGTTTAGCTGTAATCACTTCCCTAATACTATTTCCATAATTACCGTTATCTACTCTGTTAAGAACGCACCATATAACCGCCGCCTTGTGAGGAACCGATTTAATGCCACGCGCCTCTCTATAAACTAATTTTGCCAACATCTCTATTTCGGGTTGAAATTTTAATATTTCGTTTTCAATTTTTTCTTTTTGTTCTTTCGTAACTTTAACTTTTATAGTATCTGAAAAATATTCTAATTGTTCTATTTCTTCTTTTTGATTGTTATGTTTTTTTAAGGTTTCAAAATCATAATTTTTTATAAAATTTATACGGTATAAAATTGGTTTTAGAGTAGTATTTTGTAATTCTTCTATTTCTTCTATCGACATTGGTTCTATTACTTCTGTTGCAGACACGTCTGCTGGATGAAATAAACAAACAATTACTAAAATTACTACTAAAACATATCGTATCTTTTTCATTTATCCTCCTTTGGTTGCTATTTTATAAGTAGTTTTTTATTAGAAAGAATCTAATTCAATAATGTCATTAAACATTATTCTAAACTTATCATTTAAAATAGCGTCATCGTGATAGTGCCCAAAGAACCATTTTGTAAAAGTTATTTTGTTTTTTATTTTTTCTAAAAAATTTTCCATTGTTTTATCAACTTTAGATTGGTCTATAAAATTAAGAAATAAATATGTGGGTTCTTCACTTATCGGCGCCGTATGTGACAAAATATAATCATAATGATTAATATATTCTACAAGACTTAAAATTCTACTTCTTTCATCTTCTGACATTTGTTCATCACTAAACCAATTCCACCCATTTTTTAATCTATATTCTTTATCAACACTATATGCCCCACCTAAAATTAAAAAATTTTTATCATTTATTGTCATTAAACCGTCCATTGGAAATAAAATATTTGGATATTCAGGTTCAACCCAACAATTACAGTTTAATTCTGCTTTAGAAGTTAAAACATATGATGAAATATTTTGAGGTCGCGCCTCATGATTACCATGAATACAAACAAGTATAATTGGTAAATTACTAATCTTATTTTTTAACTTTTTATCTCTTTTACTCATATAATAATTTATTCCAGCATCACCAAGAATAATTAAATAATCTTGTAAATCTGTTTTATTGTCATAACAAAATTTTTCCAAAAAGTCAAAATTACCATGAGTATCGCCTCTTATAAAAATTCTATTCATACTATTCTCCTTTATACTTTATACATATATTATAACAAAAAAAGTCGCTAAAATCAAATTTTAGCGACTGTTGTTATCTCCAATCAATCGGAGATAATTTATGTTCAATGAGAAATTGGTTGGCTTGAGAAAAATGTTTATTACCAAAGAAACCTCTATATGCAGACAATGGACTTGGATGAGCAGATTCTAAAATCAAATGAGCGGGATTTGTTAGAATAAATTTTAGCTTTTTAGCATTATTACCCCATAATATAAAAACTTTTGGAGAATTATCATTGTTTAACTCTTTTAAAGCAGAAGCCGTCAAATTTTTCCAACCAATATTCTCATGTGAATTTGCTAAACCGGCTTCAACAGTTAAACTTGTATTTAATAGAAATACGCCTTGCTCTGCCCAACGAGTTAAATCTCCGCTCTTGAGACATTTTATCTGTAAATCATCTTCAATTTCTTTAAAGACGTTTTTAAGGGAAGGAGGGATAGGCTTATCATCTGGCACTGAAAAAGATAAACCCATTGCTTGACCAGAACCATGATAAGGATCTTGACCAAGAATAATAACTTTTACTTTATCAAAGGGAGTTAAGTTAAACGCATTAAAAATTTGTTCTTGTGGTGGATAGATAACTATTCCATTTAAATGTTTTTCTTTTAATTTTTCCTTAATTTTTATAAAGTATTGTTTTTCAGCTTCATTTTTTAAAAATTCATTCCAATTCATATTTCTCCTATGGCAGCGGCGGTAAGATTTGAACTTACGAATGCGGGAGTTTGTCAAATATTACTCCACAATTTCCTCCATTATTTTATTAAATTCATAATCTTTTGCCCAAGTAATTGAGCATTGATTACCTTTATTTTTTGTTTTTAATCTAAGAATTTTAATTTTTCGATTACCAGCTTCAACAGGAACCAAATAACTTTTATTCTTAAAAACAACATAATAATAATCAATTTCAGACTTGGAATAACTATGAATACTTTTGCTGTTCCAATTAGTTGAACAGCACAAAAATGAAAATGCGTTTTCTTCTTCGTCATAAGCTGCACCAGTTTTACACTGGATTCTTAACAATTTTCCTTTTACATCAACAATATAATCATACCGACTATCCGATGTAATTGGCTTAGATACAATATATCCTAAATTGCTAAAATCATATTCACATCGTAATTCTGTTAGCAGTCCCTTTTTTATATTTTCTTGCATTTATTTTTATGGAGGTCAATTTAACAAAGTCCCGTGCCTTACCACTTGGCGACGCCGCTAAATTAGTTAAAACAATCTCTAATCAATCTATTATACCAAGTTAAATCTGTTCTTTTTATTTCATCAAAACGAATGGGGGTTTCATTTAATTTTACCTGCCCAGAATAATCAAAAAATTCTCCTAAAAATCCAACAACAAAATGTCCTTGAATGGGTAGATAATAAATTTCTACGAAATTATTAAATCGTAACTGTAAAATAATCGCAAACCACAAACAATTACCATTAGTCCAATCACAATCTTTAGTAAATCTTCTTTTAATAAACTCTAAAATTTCTTCTTTCATAATTCTATTCCTATCAGATTGGGTTGTAGGACAAGATTTGAACTTGCATCTTTCAGAGCCACAATCTGACGCTTTACCATTAAGCTACCTACAACATGGCGTTGGCAGAAAGAATTGAACTCTCATTTCTGATTTCGTAGACCAGCGTTCTTTCCATTAAACTACACCAAAATAAAGAGATTTTATTTATCGGTGCGCCACAAGTTCTCCAACTCCCGAGTATCTTTAGGAATCAATACTATACCCGTAATATTTATATAGCGATTTTGCGTATTCGCTCATGTCTAAGCTCTTAACAGTGGGCGCAAATGTCGCCCCAAGCTTTTTTGTAAGATAGCCACCGGATATCTTCTACACCCACTTCGACACGTCACGCTGGCAATTTCAGTCTATTCCATTACTCCGCGCGGACTGACACGCGCATTTGGTGTAGTTCAATCAGTTTAGGGTTAAAGTCGCGGATAACTGATAAATTCGACTTTGGCATAGGTTCTTCGAGTTGAACGAAGATAAATGCTTTTGGAGAGCATTGTGTTACCATTACACCAAACCTATATGGTGGGCAGAGATGGAGTCGAACCACCCGAGACATTGCCAGTTGATTTACAGTCAACCCCGCTACCACTTACGGTATATCTACCCATATTGGCGGAGCCACTGCGAATTGAACGCAGACAACATTTCTGTTGGACAGATTAGCAATCTGTTGAGATACCATTACTCCATGACTCCAAATTGTGGTTTCAAAAAGGGAAAATAGTGTTTACCACAAAAATATTTTTAACCATTGGCGGAAGCGGTAGGATTTGAACCCACGGAGGTTTTACCCTCGACAGTTTTCAAGACTGCCGCAATAAGCCAGACTCTGCCACACTTCCATTTTAATCCCTGTACTCTTACAGCCGGCATAAATCGCCCAGGGTTGGCATAGAAGGTTGAGTTATTGTCATTATACCTACAATATGACTGGCACGAGTGGTAGGAGTTGAACCCACATCGGAGAGATTAGAAATCTCTTGCCTATCCGTTAGGCTACACTCGTAAAATACAAGGCACAAAAAAATGTATCAGTTTAAAAGAATAATCCGATATAAAATTGCTGTATGTGCCTTTAAGTGGAGCACCATATGGGATTCAAACCCACGACATCTTCATTACAAGTGAAGCGCTCTATCAACTGAGCTATACTGGCAGGTTAGCCTTTTTGACCCGAGTAGGCAAACACTCAGCGCGCATCCTCTTCCTCAGCACTCCCGCGAGTAACTCTGACATAAAACAAGGCGCATAGTAACGATTTCATAAAAATTTCTATATTTTCATAATCAAAATCAAATCGCTGTAAGCGCCTTATATCTATATTCTACCAATTATATATTTATCTATATAAAGTTCACTTAGGATAGCCAACTTTTAAGATACCAGCTCTTTACTATGCAAAGAGCCACAAACTCAAACGGTTGAACTTGCCTCACCGATAAGCATTGTTTTACCAACTTACAACAAAGGCTTAAAGTTTTATGAGTTTTAAGATACTCAGCGCAGCGTCTTACTATAATCATTAGGTTAATCTTGGTTCCCCACCAGCTAATTTTTATGGTATTGTTTATCCAAGTCGTTATCTTGGAATCATACTGGCGTTGTTCTATATGACCTTTATCATACCGCGTCCCTGCGGCGATTAACTGGATTAAATCGTTGTACACCGTTTAATCTCTCTAATGTCCTCTCACTTCACAGCTTGGCTGATTTACTGCCTTGGAACAGTCAATGGGGTGATTACATTATCTATACATGAGAGAAGAGATTAAAGGAAAGGAAATATTCTTCTCTCAACTTTCTATATATAGTATAACAGAAATTTTTTGAAAAATCAAATTTTTGGTTGGAGTGGGTGGAATCGAACCACCGGCAACGGCTTTATAAGAACCGCCCCATCACCACTTGGGTACACTCCAATAATCATACAAGGCGCGTATAATGCTTCTTTTAATCCCAAATTAAATGCTATTATTTCTGATAATTTTGCTGTAAGCGCCTTAAAGGTCAATTTTCATTTTTTTCTGCTTCAAGTTTTCTTAACTTACGATTTAGTTTTCTTAGAACACCTGGGCATTTAATATTCTTATCAGAGCCTTTAAGTTTACGAATACGATTATCAATCATAATCATTTTAGCTTCTTTTGTCATAATTAACTCCTTTATTTTAATATGGTACTTCCGCAGGGACTCGAACCCCGAACAAACTGGATATAAGCCAGGTGCTCTCACCATTGAGCTACGGAAGCATAAAAGAATTATCCTCTCACAAGAAAATCCATAACCAATGCGTAATCCTCTGGGCAAGAGAAAAACATTTCTACTTCGTCAATTTCTGCGTTATCAAAAATATTCATCATCACAATATACTGACAAAGTTTAGATTTCATATTTAGTCTATCACCCTCAGCTGTTACTACTTCAATACTACCTTTACAATTCTGTAAACGCTCAAAAAATCTTTTTGGATTTGAAATATTCTTAATTTTCATTATATTCTCCTTTTATTTTTGGTGCTCCAAGTAGGATTCGAACCTACACCGCATAGCTTCTAAGGCTATCGTCTCTGCCATTGGACTATTGGAGCATAATGGCGACTCTGAACGGATTTGAACCGTCGGTCTATGCCGTGACAGGGCATCGCTTTAAACCACTAAGCTACAGAGCCAATAAAACGGTTTTATTTTATTACACCAAGACCGAAAACTCGTTGAATTATTTGGTTGTTCGTATCAGTATCGAGGTAATTAACCTTTAGCAGAATAGATGACTCAACCCTTGCGCGCAGGTGAAATAATTAATTTAGCTTATTTCCGCATATCCATCATTTCCACTAACTGAAATGGCTGCCAGGAGAGGACTCGAACCTCCAACTTCGACATTAACAGTGTCGCGCTCTACCGTTGGGCGACCTGGCAATAAATAAATAAATGCACTTTGAAAAATAAATATCTTATGGTTCTTCAACCTACTGCGTATTAACTTCAAGTATATTCAGTCACAGAGGAAATAGGCGTGAGCCATAGGAAGCTACCCCATAACTTTCCTACCCCAGAAGTTAAACTTCATAAAACCCTGACAGGAATGATTACCTGCACCTTTCACCAGCAATTCACAAAGTAAAAATTTTAATCTTCTATTAAAATCAATATTTGAAATTACATTTACTTGAATTACAGCCTTGTCATTTTGGCTACTCGGAGTTGCATACAAGTGTTATACACGAATTTCTTCGTTTCACGACAAAACGGCTTATGGTATTTCTAAGGTTTACTTTCAGCACCACCCGCAAAGTCTAACTTAGATTCGGCAAAAGTATTAGTTCTGCTATCTATTGCGCCGCCCACTCGCTTACTACCTTTACTTGCGTTAAAACCAGTACCACACCTTGGTTTGAGATTTTCCATCCTCTACATAATAAATCTCTCGATTTACTACACGGATTGCGTTTTAAAGTATCCTTTAAAAACTTATTACATCCGACCTTACGGTGTTTCTCAGCATAATCTGCGAAATTATGTTTAGCACTGAGTTATAAGTATTTATTTTTCAAAGTGCATTAATATTACAAGGCTCGGAGCACAGGTCTATAAATTATCAGTTTATTCCTCAAAATTATTTGCTGTATGAGCCTTAATGGTGACACCAGAGAGAATTGAACTCATCATTCCGAGATTGAAAGCCTCGTGTCCTTACCGTTAGACGATGGTGCCATATAAGCTGAATTAAAACTTATTTTCTCATTTTCTATAAATATTATATTTAAAATTTATAGAAAAATCAAATTTTTGTTAGTTTACTTCGCTTCTTTATTAGTCGTTTTCCGCTAAGCCACATATCACTGACTCGCATATCTTAAAGACGCCTAAGTTGAGTGCCGGTGGTAGTTTAACCAACAAATCCGTGTTAACGACCTTTGATAGACCAGACTGTCTGGTAATGGTCTGAGAGACAGGATTTGAACCTGCGACCCTCTGCTCCCAAAGCAGATGCGCTACCAAACTGCGCTACTCTCAGAAGCTTCCATATCCATTTTAATCACCCGATATGGTAGGCTGTTACGTTATCCCTGCAAATTGGGGAATACTTCTCGTATATTCAACCCACGTCCAAGTTTCTCTTGAACTTGAAAAAAGTCATCCTATCTTACAAGCGTTTCGCGACAACGCAAGACGTTCAAGGAGTACGTTATGGCTGCGGGAGTGAGTAATGCTCTCACGAAGTTTAGCTTATGAGGCTAAATTGAAAACTTCTTCTTCCCGCCATAATACAAGGCACTATTATTATACGTTGCTCTACCAGATTGAGCTATACCACACAAAAGTGTTGGCAATAGGAATCGAACCTATAACACACGGCTCCCAAAGCATTAATATTTTGCTGTTTGTGCCTTTTGATATAAATCTTATATCTAAAATTTAATTAAAAATCAAATTTTTATCTTTCGGCAATAATACCATTGCGACGTTGAATCATGTCATTCAAAAGATTTGTATGTTTTAATTCTTCGGCTATAATTTCTCTAAAATCTTCTGTTTCTTTTTCATTTAATAGATAGCCAAATTTTGTTAAAAGAATATAATATCCTTGTCGAGCCTCTGCCTCATCTGCTATATTTCTCTCTAATTCTGCAAACAAAGCATTTTCATCTTCTCTTATAGCCATAATATTATTGCTCCTTGTTAAAATAAAATAAAATTGGTAGCGCCCATCGGATTCGAACCGATACTGGATGGATTTTCTTACTACACTATATCACTATAGCCGCACTTGCGTTGTAGTCTGGACTATGTCTTCACCATATCAAAAGACTTAGGTGGTAGGTGTATAGTCTCTACACATTTATTTGACTTTTTTATTTTTCCCACAATATGTTTTTGTTGTAGCATGACAATTTGGACATAAATATCTTAAATTTTCAATTCTATTATCATTATTAATTCCATTAATATGGTCTAATTCAAGAGATATCTCAGTATCAAGCCATTTTCCTACATTTCCACAAAAAGAACATTTATACTCAATTACGTCATGTCTTTTTATATACTTTCGTAATACAGTTTGGGTAACGGGACTATCTTTTATAAGAATTTCTGATAAAGAATATTTTTCTTTACTGCCTAAATGTGGGCAATCTTTTTTAGTTAATCCTTTATTCCAGCCTTTATGTTTAAAATGAGATATATCAATATTAAACTCTTGAATTTTTTGTTTTAATAATTTAACATTGCCGCCGCCATCTGGGCAACGTCCTGATAGAATTAAAACTTGTCGATAAGAAGTAGATTGTTTACATGCCTTCTCTAAAAAATCTTTTGTATACTCAATTCTCATATTATCACCTCTAATTTTAAGTAGAAAATATTAAAAAGGCATACAAAAAAGTGTGAAAAACTCTGCCAAAACTTAGCTCGGCGTTGTCTTTGTTTCAAAAGAGTTTCACCGAATTAGCCTACATTCACTAAATGGTTTCCCTGTCTTAGTGCTCAAATTTGTTTGAGTCCACTTCCTCTGCCATTGGGATACGGCGCCATAATGTACCAGCCCCGTGTTTATACTGCTTTCTGGAACGGTACTCTCGCCAGCAGTTATAAGATTGACGATTTTAAACTCTATTTCGCACATTCACCGGTGTCTCTGTGCCAGTTCATAACCTTTAGCATTTTTTGATAAGCGAACTGATTTCTTATCTCCTTCAACCTTATATAAATATTATATCTAAAATTTAATTAAAAATCAAATTTTATTTGTTAAATCATGCGCAAGGAAGATTATATCACTATCATAATAAAAATTATTAATTTCCCAAATATCAGTTATATTACCGCATGGTTGTATTGATTTATCACCACATTTTTCTAACCATTTATTATCTCGAAAAACTCGATAATGAAAATCTGTATCAACATATAAAAATTCATCATCTTCATCATAAATTGGTTCTATTCCTATTCTAAAAGCAATAAGCTCTTCTGTATCCTTTAAGTCGTTTATATCTTTTATCACTCTTAAATTTTCAGAAAAATCTTTTAGCATAAAATCAATATTTTTATTCAATATTATTCGGTAAATTTCTTCAATAGAAAATCCATCAAATAATAATTCTTCTGCTAACATACTATTTGTATCTTGATCAATATCAGTAAAAGATACTGAGTATGGTAAATACCAAGAAAAAGTTCTTAGAGCATAGCCGCCACAATTATATGACGATTCTAAAGTATTTTTTTCATTCCTTAATTTATTTGAATTTAGAAAATCACTCACACTTTTCCTCCATATAACTATTTTTATGTTTCTGTTTTCGAGTATATCTTTTTTTATCTGGAATAGTTCGCGTTACTGGATTTACTTCTCCCCAATCTTTCCGAATTTTTTTGTATGTGTTATAAAATTCAGAATACTCTTCTTTGTTTTTACACATAATTTTATTTCCTTTCAAAAGATTATGTATATTATATATAAATTTTAAAGAAAAATCAAATTTTTATAACCATTCTTCACACAATGTAATTTGATACATAATAAAATTATCATAATTAGGAAGAGTTTTTACCCAATTCTTAAAATCTTTTCCAAGTTTTTTAAACATTGTATCAAATCTTAGTATTGGCGCGCCGTCATAAAAAATATTTGAATTATCTTTTATAACTTCTACGTTTTTTGTAATAGTTTTATATTGTTCCCATATTTCATCAAATAATGATTTTGAAATTGGTTTATTAAATAACATAAAACTGGATTGATTTAATTGCGAACAAAATAAAACCTTATGGCAGCCAATTAAAAAAGAGCCAAAACCACTATACTCACATAAACTTGAATTATACATTGTATCGCAGTTTAATAAATTTTTCCCATTGGAAATATTAAAACAATAATCAAGATCTGACGAGTTTGCAATATTCGCACTTCTTGTTATATTTTTGCTATTCACAATTAATTCAGAATATTCAACTGATATTGAATTATTTACATATTTAGAAGTTTTTATAGATTGTGAGCTACTGACATTTTCACTATCTATTACATTTTGTGAAAGTTTAATAAAATTAGAATTGCTAATATTAGTGCTTTTAAAAATATTATTACTTTTAGTAATTTTACTACTCATAGAACAATTTGTAGAATCTACTACGTTAACACGTTGATAATATTTCTCTAATTCTTCTGCTGATACTGGTAAATATTCTGCACCCCAATGAAGAATTTCATCAGAAATATGTTGATTATTAAGTAAATCAATAATTTCCACGCCATTTGGATATAATCTATTAAATACTTTTTTCCCGCTTTCGCAGGCATTATAACGCTCTAAAATTTCATTTGTTATAAACATTATGGTTCTTCAATTCTCCCATCATCATAAATTTTTCTTACTGGCTTTCCAGTATTATCTACTTCAATTTCATATGGGTGTTCATGTCGATAAACTATTGTTTTTGCTCTTGCATCTAACCACTTAACCAAACTACTTAATCCTTCACCGAAATCAAAATAAGCTACAGGATATTTACTGGTTTTCCCAATTATCTGTGCTCCAAATATATCACGACACATACGTAAATAATCAGCATAGCTTAATCCAGCTATTCTGGCAAGAAAAACATTGTAACTACCATTGGTTCCAGTCGGAAAAGGAAACTCATTATGATGCAAGGAAATTGTATATTTTCCCTTGCTGTATGGACTTTCTTCATAAAAAATATATTTCCCCATTAAATACTCAACTCCTTTTGAAGTTCTTTAATCTCCAATTCTTCTTTAGCAGTAAGTAAACATAATTCTCCCCAATCTTGTTTATTTCTAAACGGAGTAAAATTAACTTTACTCGAAATTTTTGCTTTATCAAATTGGGTAATTTTTCTATTTTTTATTGAAATATAATTAGGAATAATATATTTTTTTACCGTTGTGGGGCTTGGAGAGCCGCCAAGCGCACGACTAACACCGGCGTAAGTTTTTATTTCTAAGTATAACTCATTTATTTTTTCAATTAATTCTTGTGTAACAACCAATTTACTCATTTTTATTCTCCCTACTTTGATAAATTAGGCAGTCATAACAATCAATATTTTTACAACGGGGGCAATTTATACCGTTCGGATCAATTCCTTTATCATCCCATATAAAATGTTTTCCACCTATACTATCTGTAACAGTAATATGAAGATTTTGTCGTCCATCATAATCTAACATATTAATTAAACCTTTGAAAATTTTTTCTTGCTCAATCATACTAAGATTATCAATAGAGAAATCAACTTTGAATATATTTTTATTCTTCATTTTTATCTCCTTTTTTGCTTTATATAAATATTATATCACAAAAATAATTAAAAATCAAATTTAAAAAGGGGAAGCTTAACTTCCCCAAGATTTATTAAATTTTTACACAGTCGTACATTCTATCATTTAATGTTTCACACATTACATCCCAACTTGTCTTACCTTCTAAAGCCCCCAGTAGAGTTTTAAATGTAGAAGGCGACTGCCCGCTTACATTAATTACATCTGTTGATTGAGATAAAAATGTATCATTACGTGCCTCTACATTGAAAAAAACTAATTTTGGCAAATCGTAGCCATGTGCCATGAATTTTCCCTTCATTTCACTTACAAAATCAATTCCATAACCTCTCATATATCCATCGATTTCCATATCGGAAATTACCACAAGAGCTTTGGGCATATCTTTATTATCAACTTCATTATATGTAGCATTAGCAAGAATATAATTAAAAGCTGCTTCAAGATTTGTACTATATCCAACATCGGTATTCATAACCTGTCTAACTTTTGCCCTTAGGGTATCATTAGGATTTATATTAATAAAATGAGGTCTATCAGTAAAGGTCATATAGCAATTTTGATATTCGCCTCGATTTCTTTCAGCAAAATAAATAGCTAATCCAACAGAAGTTTCCATTGGGCGCCCACTCATAGAACCAGACACATCGGCCATAACAATAATATTGTTTTCACCTTCCACATAATTAGGTAAAGCTTTCCATTGCTGTTCAGCAAGTAAATTTGTATCAGATGAATATCCCATATAATTTTTAACTAAATCATAAGGGTAAAGAGTAGAAGCATTAACTTTGGTTTTTCCATTGTTTAAATCTTCAATATATTTTGAAAATCTTTCCTCATCATGTTTATTGAAAGCTTGATTATATCGCGCCATTGCGTAAGAAGGAACTGCTGAATATTCAATATTATCCCATTCATTATTAGACATTTTAGTTTCAACAACTTTAATATATTTTCTAAGAGCAGAAAGGGCAATTCTGTATTGTCTTGGTGTAAGTTTTAATGCACTCATTGCTCTTTTGGCTAAAGCTCTTGTTTCTTTAGAAGAAGCTGTTTCCGTTGGCATCCATTTTGCAAGTAAGGTACATACATCTTTGTTTTTCATGCTAATAAGATCGTGTTTTAATACATCTTCAATATATTTCCACATAGCTTTTTCGCATGGAGTGCCAACTAATTCAAACAAACTATCATAACGATTAAACCAGGCAATATTTTTTATATTTTTTTCAACAATAGTAGGATAATTTTTTGCAAGCCATCTTAGACAAATTCTAAAAGTTCTACGTTCACCCAAGCCTCCACGAACATTACCGGCATAAAATAACATTTTTGTAGCAAGTAAATTATCCTCATTAAAAGCAGAAGCAAATTTATCTTCGATTTCTTTTTCACTACGGGGACGTAATGCACCGATCTGTGCGAAGAGCGTAGCTAAGCTTCCATTTAACCTATCATATGCTACGGCGCCATTTTCAGTATATTTCATAACTGATTCTTTTTTCATAACATCTGCAAAATTCATCTATTTTCTCCTTTAACTTTTAATAGTAAAAGGCAAGGCGCATTGATTTTCAGGGCTATTATCCAGAATTTAATTTTTTGCTGTTCGCGCCTTAACTTTTCTATATTTATTATAATTAAAATTTTAAAAAAAATCAAAATTTAAAATAAAAAATCCCGAATTATAAAATTCGGGACTTCCTTCCTATTTAAATACGCACGCGTGCGCGCATAAATATCATAAAGTTTTTATTTTATCAAATTTTAACCTTGAGCATTTGTGCCTTTAATGCGTTCAATGATTTCTGCCACAGCAGATGAACCACTCATTAAAACAAGTCCAGTTAATATTTGTCCAGCTATTGTCATTTCTGCAAATAATCCACAAGCAAATACTAAATCAAGACCAAAAGCAAAAGTTAGTCCAAAGGCAAATAGAGCAGAGATCGCAATAGTAATATATTTTCCGAATGACAATTCGCTCCATAGTGGTTTAAATCTATCTACAAGATACCACATAATGGCGCTCATAGCAATAATTAATGCCAACATTTCCATTTATTTATTCCTCCATTAATAATATTTTGGTTTTCTATATTTTGTCCAAGCAGAACCATTTACAACTTTTTTCTTTATAAAATCATATCCCTGGCGCTTATCTAATTTTGTTAATTGACAGCCATATGCGCCTCCATAAAATTCAACAACATAACCGCCGCCTACATAAGTACCAATATGTCCCGATTTACCAACCCAATCTCCAGGTTCTAAAGCAGATTTAGAAATTTCAGTAGAATAACTGTTAGAACACAAATTATTAGCAGTAGTATCAAATCCTGAACTAACCAATTCATATTTTCTCATGTATCCGACTTCCATTCCAGAACAATCAGATGCTGGTAATTTTGGATCTCTTTCTACCTGCTCCTTCATCCATTCTTTTCTACCACCATTAAAATATTGTGGGTTTCGTTTAGCAAGAGCATCTATTTCAGCTTTATCAGCATAGTTTATTTTTAAGTTTTTATCATAGAGATTTGCTCCAAACAAATATAGCGCTCTTACATCCCCCTTAACATCTTTGTCATAAGCATAATCTAAAATTTCCAAAACAATTTTCTTTCTTATTTCACTTACTGTAGATAAATCTTGTTCTATTTTTTTTCTTTTATCAGAAGATATGTGGGTATATTTATCTAAAAGTCTATCGGTTTGAGTTTCTGTTTCTGTTTCTTCTGGCGCGGTGGTATTATTTTTATAATCTCTTTCAATAGCATACCAAGTTTTTTCCCCAATCTTACCATCTATAGATAACTGTTTTCCATTTATATCTTTATTAGATTTTTGATATAAATAAACGGCATCTTCTGTGTCATTACCAAAAGTGCTATTTGTTATTTTCTTAATATTAGAAGAATAATAATTAAGTTTAAAAAGTAAATCTTTCATATATCTAACATCTTCACCAGAATCTTTTAATTTTAATACTCTGGTATATTTAATATCGGTATTTTCGGTTTTATTTTTTAAACTTTCCTCAATAGATTCCCAGGTCTTCTCCCCAATAATACCATCTACCGTAAGATTATTTTTCTTTTGATAAGAAACTACTGCATCGTAAGTATCAGAACCAAAAGTATTGTTTGTTATTTTTTCTATTTTTGAGCTATAATATTTTAATTTAAACAAACAATCCTTCATATATCTAACATCTTCGCCAGACATGCCTTTTTTTAATAATCTTGTATATTTTTCCCCATTTATATTATTTTTGCAGTCCCTTTCAACAGCATACCAAGTCTTTTCTCCGATAATACCATCATCTGATAATTGTTTTCCAAAAACATCTTTATGAGTTTTCTGATATTTTTTTACTGCGTTTTCTGTATTACTACCAAATTTCCCATCTGCCCCAGTTTTACCACAGGAAAATCCAATAGAAATAAGACATTCTTGCATATATTTTACATCATTTCCAGTGTAACCTAATTTTAGAATCCTTGTGTAATTCATAAATACCTCCTTGCTCGTCATGTTTAAGTAGTATTATTCCGCGCCAACTTTAAAAATTTGTTTTTAATTTGAAAATATGATATAATAAAAGAAAAAGGAGAATAAAAATGAACGAAGAAAAAATATATAATCATTTATCAAATATTGCTTTTATTAATTTATATACTTTGTCTAAAGATGACAAAAAAGTAATTTTAACAAATTTTTCTTTTAATAATAAACAACACTTATTGTTATTAAACATAGCTAAAAATTTACATAATATTTATGGATATGAAATTTTTGTAGATGATAATTTCTATAATTTTATAAAATATAAAATTAAACATAGAAAAGATACTTTTATTCATAGAAATAAAAAACTAATTTCCTGTGTTAAGGTTGATGAATTTTTAAATCATATTACTTCTGCTCAAAATATAGATAAAAATATTTGGATAAAAATATATGATGATTTTTTTGGAGGTAAATAATGACTTATACTTTATATACAGATGGCGCAACTTCAAATAATAAAAAAGGTGAGGGTATTGGGGGTTATGCTTGGATAATTTTAAATGAAAACAAAGAGAAGTTAAAAGAGGAGCGGAAAAAAGTAGTTGGTACGACAAATAATGAATGTGAATTAATGGGAATTATTTCTGGTTGTCAAAATATTATCCATTCATTAAGTGCTTTTGATAAAGTTGAAGTAATTAGCGATTCTGCTTATTGTATACGCTGTTATAAAGATAAGTGGTGGGAAAATTGGCTCAGAAATGGTTGGTTAAATAGTAAAAAACAGCCAGTTGCCAATAAAGAATTATGGGAGTTACTTATTCCTTTTTTTAAAGATAATAGATTTACTTTTAAAAATTGTAAAGGTCACGCTGGTGATTATTGGAATGAATATGTAGATAAATTAGCTGTCCAAGCAAGACTCCAGAAAATTTGATTTTCTGGAGAATTTTTGTTATAATCTAAAATAGAGTAAGTATTTTCTTTAATAAAGAAACAAACAAATAAAAAAAGTAAATCCCAATAGGTGAATAGAAATGTTAAATATTATAATACCTTTATATAAAGGAAAGGAAGTTATAAAAGATTGTTTAAATTCTTTATGCGCCCAAACTAAGAAAGAATTTTTTGTTACAATTATTCAAGATTTTGATAATGAAGATTATACCGAAATTATAAGAGAATATAGTAAAAAACTTCATATATTATTTCTAAAAAATAATGAAAACATTGGCGCCGGCTTAACAAGACAACGAGGAATAGATGTAAGTAATAGATTTGATTATTTACTTTTCTTAGATGTAGATGATATATTAAATCCACGAGCAGTAGAATTATTATATACTTATTCAAAATCAAAATTTGCAGATGTTACAACTTCAAAAATTATTGTTGAAAAGAAATATACAAGGGGACATATTCTATCTGGTAAACCGGCAAATACTTGGTTACATGGAAAAATATATAGAACAAATTATTTAAAAGATAATAATATTCGTTTCCACCAAAATATAAGATATAATGAAGATGTTTCTTTTAATTTGTTAGCTTTGAATTACACTAATAAAGTATATTTTCTTGATGAAGAAACATATATATGGCGTGACTATAAACAATCTATTACTCGTAAAGACACGTCTAATTTCACTAATCAATCTACCTGGCAATATTTATATGGATATGCAAAATCAATGCTTCAATTATTGGAAAGCAATAAACTAACTAAAAACTTGGTTGTTACTGGATTAATGTCATTATATACGCAATCTCAAGTTTTAATAGAAACTAATTCAATTTCAAAAAATGAAAATATATATATTACGGAATTATTAAAAACAGATTATATGAAAAGAATGTTACAAGATATTGATATTTTAAATAGAATAGCAAACAATAATAAGATTGGTTATACAGAATCAAAAAAACCACTATTTTTTCATGAATCTTTTGATAATTGGGTAAATAGAATGTGTGGAGAAAAAATAATATGAAATATTTTATAGTAAATGGTAAGCCTCGTTCTGGTAAAGATACTTTCGTAAATTTTTGCCTTGAAGAACTTGGCGCTTTCGGAAAATTAATATCAACAGTAGATTTTGTAAAAGAGATAGCTACTAAATGTGGTTGGAATGGAGAAAAAACCTTAAAACATAGAAAATTTTTAAGTGATTTAAAAGATTTACTTACTGAATGGGACGATGTTCCCTATAAAAAAACAATTCTTGAAGCGGATTTATTTCGTTTTGATTTAGAATATTACGACGTAGAAAATAGTGGTGTTATTTTTATAATGAGCAGAGAGCCAGAAGAAATTTCCAGATTTGAGAAAGAATTAGGCGCAAAATCAATACTAATCAGAAGAGACACAGTTGAATTTAATAAACAATCAAATCATGCTGATTCAGAAGTATTAAATCATAAATATCATTATATTATTGATAATAATGATACATTAGAAAAATTAAAAATTAAAGCAAAAGAATTTTGTAATTATATAAAAAATGAATTATAATATAGTTATAAGAAAGAGAGGAAATAAATAATGATAAATAATATTGACTTTCATGAACTTCCAGCACAAAAATATTGGTCTTTCCCCAGCGGATATAAAAAAGACTCAAAAACAGAAACCCAGAATATGATCTTTTCTGGAGATTATGTAGGTGCTCGCAAAATGGACGGCGCGTTTTATAAATTTATTAAAAATGATGATGGCTCAATGGAACTTATTGGACGAAGTAAATCTGTGAATGGAGATTATCTTAATAAAATTGATTGGGTTCCCCAATTTCATTCTTTTTTTAATTCTCTACCAAATGGTACTTGTTTGCTTGGTGAGGTTTATTTTCCAAATAAAGAGGGTAGTTCAAATGTAACAACTATTATGGGTTGTCTTAAAGATAAAGCAATTACGCGCCAAGAAAAAGGAGATAAGCTTCATTATTATGTTTTTGATGTATTGGCATATAATGGTGTAAGTTTATATCAAAAAAATATTGAATATAGAATTAAGTATCTTATTGATTGTTTTCATAATGAAAAATATGTTAAGATAGCTGATTATCTTGAAGGAAAGGAACTTTGGAATCACCTACAAGAAATATTATCTATTGGCGGAGAGGGGATCGTAATTACAAAAAAGGGTACTTGTTATCAACCTGGTAAACGCCCCGCACGTCAAACTCTAAAGGTAAAAAAAGAACTTCAAGAAACCATTGATTGCTTCTTTACTGGTCATGCAACAGCTCCAACTAAAGAATACACGGGAAAAGAAATTGAAACTTGGCAATATTGGCTAAATGAAAGAACCGATGAAAAACTTAATGGAGAGTATTATAAAGAATATTTTAATGGCGCACCATTAATTCCTATTACTAAGCCATATTTCAACGGATGGGCTGGTAGTTTAGAAATTGGCGTAATTAAAAATGATAAAGTAGTTCCCATTGGTTATTTAAGTGGTTTATCTGATGAGATTAAAGCCAACTATAAAGATTATAAAGGAAAAGTAATTGAAATTGGCGCGATGGAGGTCCTTGAAACTGGTGGACTTAGACATGCAAAAATGCTAAATTTTAGACCAGATCTAACCATAAAAGAATGTACTTGGGAGAAAATTTGGGGTAATGAAAACAAGTAGTCTTGAAGAGAAAATTATCACAATTTTAAAAAAAGAAAAAATTAAGTTTGAAAGAGAAAAAACCTATCCAGATTTAAAGTCGGGTTGGTATCGATTCGACTTTTATTTGCCTGAATATAATATTCTTTGTGAATGTGATGGCGCACAACATTATAAATTTTCAAAAATATTTCACAAAAAACGTCAAGATTTTCTCAAGGCACAAGAAAGGGATAGACGAAAAAATTCATATGTTTTAGCTCATAATATATCTCTTTACCGAATACCTTATTTTGAAATTGAAAATATTAAAACTTTTCAAGATATTCTCCAAGATAAATTTTTAGTAAAAGATAAATGGCATTGTGATAATGTAGCGAGGTCGTTATTAAAATAATAAAGAGCCTTTTAAATTACGTTACTTAATATTAGTAATTTAGGAGGTGCTAAAATTGTTGCAAGATATATGTAATTGGATTATATTATTTGGCGCAGTTACCGTTGCTATTATAAATATATTAAAATTTTTTGGAAAGCCCGTATCTTTTTTTAAGAAGAAAAAAGATATTGAATATCAACAAATGCTAAAAAAAAGTTTAGATGAAATAATGCCTGATTATTTTAAACAACATGATTTACAAACAAGAGATAAATATTTAGAAGACAGAATGAATTATTTAAAAGAAATTAAGGAATCTGTTTTAGAAGATACAAAAGATATTTTAGAAGAAATTAGAGAATTATCTATTGAACAATCTGAAAATTTAAAAAAATTAAATCAAAGTTCAAAAGATGTATTACGACAAAAAATTATGGCAATATATCATCAATATAAAGAGCATAGAAAAATGCCAATATTTGCAAAAGAGGCATTAGAAGAACTCTATAAAGATTATAAATCTCAGGGCGGAAATAATTATATAGATAAATATTATAATAGAATGAGTAAGTGGGAGATAGATTATACAGAAGATGAAGAGAACTTATAATAGTTCTCTTTTTTTTAAATTTGATTTTTAATTATTTTTATGATATAATAAAGAAAAAAGATTTAGAGGAAAAATAATGGAATTAAGCAAATTACAACAAAAAATTGTTGAAACAAATGAAGATAAGGTTGTAGTAATATCTGCCGCTGCAAGTGGAAAAACAGCGGTAATTACAAATCGCATTATACATCTTCTTGAGCATGGCGCCGATCCATCAAAAATTGTGATGATTACTTTTACAAATATGGCAGCGGAAGAAATGAGAAAAAGAATTGGTGAAAAATCGAATGGGGTATTTATAGGAACAATTCACTCTTATGCCAACTATCTTTTATTAAGTTACGGTATAGATACAAGTAAATTAATTGAAACTGAAAAATTTGAAAAATTTTTCCCTTTAATTAAGAAAAATATTGATTGTATTAAACCAATAGATTATTTATTGCTTGATGAAGCACAGGATTCCACTGCCGACCAATTTGAATTTATGTTAGATATGATTAAACCAAAATCTTTTTTTTTGGTAGGTGATACACGTCAATCAATTTATGGTTTTAATAAAGCGTGTCCGCAGTATTTAATTAAATTAACTAAAGATCCAAATGTAAAGACATATTCATTAAATGAAAACTATCGAAATGCACCAGCTATATTAAATTTTGCAAAAGGGATAATTAATAAAATTGGTAAAGATGATTCGATTTCCATGAGAAAAGATTATCAAGGTTTAGTAAGACAAGCAAGTTTTTCTATTACTCAAATTATAAATATACTAAAAAAGCAAACTCGATACGATAATTGGTTCTTTTTGTGTAGGTGGAATAAGCAAATTGATGAAGTTTGTATGTACTTAGAAAAAAATAATATACCTTATACTACTTTTAAAAAATCTCAATTAACAAAAAATGAACTTGATGAAAGAATGAAAGAAAATAGTATAAAAGTTTTAACAATACATACTGCAAAAGGGCTTGAAGCGGATAACGTAATCGTTTATGGCTCTCAATGGAAAACAGCAGAAGAAATTAGAGTTAATTATGTAGCCGCAACTCGCGCAAAAAATATGCTAATTTGGATGAATAAAGTTAATAGAATAAATAAAATGGAGAGCTGGGAATAATGAAAATTTTAAGTCAAAATGTAAATGGTATAAGAGCAAGAATTAAACAGGGATTTGAAAACACTGTTAATGAATTAAAACCAGATATAATTTGTATTCAAGAGTTTAGGGCGCGAGAAAATCAACTACCAAAAGATTTTTTAACTGAATATTATCATTTTCATTCAATTCACGAGAAAGCTGGATATGCTGGTTCTTCAATTTTTGTAAAAAAGAATGTAGAACAACCAATAGTAGTTAAAAACGATTACGATAATGGTATTGAAACTGGAAGGGTATGTATCCTTGAATTTAAAAACTTTTATTTAATTTCATCTTATTCTCCAAATAGTGGTGGAAAATTAGAGAAGTTAGATAGACGAATTGAATGGGAAAATGGATTAACTAATTATCTTTCTAAATTGACAAAATCAATTATTTTATGTGGAGATTTAAACTGCGCGCCATCTAAAAAAGATGCAGGAATATGGTGTTTAGCCGGTTGTTCTCCAGAAGAACGAAAAGCATTTAAAGATAAAGAAAATTTGGGATTAGTTGATGTTTTTAGGAGATTAAATCCATTAGATATAGATTATACTTGGTATAGTAATAAAAGTAAAATCAAAGATAAGGGACTAAGACTCGATGAATTTTTAATAAGTGAAAATTTAATGGAAAAAGTTATTAGCTTTAGACATATACATGAAGAAAATTTGGTTAATGGTTCTGACCATATACCTATTGAATTGAATATTGATTTATAAGAGAGGTTTTTATGGGACAATATAGTAAAAAAGGTATGTATAGTAGATACGACAAAAACCATAAAGAAAGAGATAAAAAAGATTATTATTCTACTCCAGCAGAAGAAGTATTTAATATTTTAAATAAAATGGGTTTTGAATTTGTCGATACTGATGTAATTCTTGAGCCAAGTTGCGGCGGAGGACACATGATTGAAGGAATTATTCGTTACTGTAAAGAAAATAATTTTATTCCAAATATTATAGCTACTGATATTCAAGAAAGAGAAATTAAAGCCAACATTGAAGGCATCTCACTTTTAATGGGTAAAGAATATGATTTTATTGAAGATTCTTATCCTTATATTGATAATATTGATTATATAATTATGAATCCGCCATTCTCTCTAATTGAACCTTTCGTTATGAAAAGTTTAGATATTGCTAAAAAAGGTGTATTAATGTTTGGACGTCTTCAATTTCTTGAAGGAGAAAAACGATATGAACATATTTTAAGAGACAATCCACCCACTATTTTTTATACCTATGTTGATAGAGTAGCTTGCTTTAAAGATGGTAACACAGCTATAAAACCAAGTTCGATACAGGCATATGCTTGGTTCTATTGGGATAAGAGTAGCGATAAAAAAAATACCATAGCTGATTGGATTAGGAGGATTGGAAAATAAAGTGAGAGACAAACTCGGTGAAATTAAATTTTATGATGGACGTATAAAAGATATACTATATTATGTTCCTCTTGTATCAAAAGATGAATACATGCTTGTTACGAAAGACGGCGAAAGATATCTCATAAGCGCGGCTTCTAAATATAATGAAGACCCAACAGACTCTAAGTTTGGTTATAAAGTTCCTCTAAAACCACAAGTATATATTATAAGAAATAATAAATATTATATTTGTAGCGATGTTACTAACATATCCATTCGTGGGGTATGGAATTTATTTGAAGATTAAAATATTATATTAAAGAAATCAATTAAATTTGATTTCTTTTTTAATTTATGATATAATAATTATATAATAAAGAAAGGAGAATAAAATGTCTTATACAATAAATGATATTGAATCCTTAACATTTTGTGAAGGAGTTCGTCAAAAAATTGCTATGTATCTTGGTTCTGCTGATATGCAAGGTGTATATAACGCAATTCAAGAAATAATTTCAAATTCTATTGATGAATTTTATATGGGATATGGAGATAAGATTGAAATTGGACTTGGACCAAATAACATGATTGTAATCACCGATAAGGGACGAGGAGTACCTTTTGGTATTAAAGAGGATGGTTCTAATGTTCTTGTCGATATTTATAGTCGTGCACACACTGGCGGAAAATTTAATGATAAAATTTATAGTGGTGTTGCGGGGACTAACGGAATTGGAGCAAAGGCTACTTGTTTATCTTCTCTTATTTTTAATGTAAGTGTTGTTCGAGATGGAAAACACGCAATGGCTTCATGGGAAAAAGGACAACTCATAAAATATCAAGAAGAAGATTGGTATGATAAAACTGCGCATGGAACATCTGTTCAATTCGTGCCAGATCCGGAAGTTTATAATGTTGAACCAATTAACATTGATTTTGATGTTCTTTGTAAAAAATGTAGAAATTTATCCTATCTTACAAAAGGATTAACTTTTGAACTTACTACAGGAAGTAAAGAAAAACCAAAAACGGTAATTTATTGTGCAAAAAACGGCTTACTTGATTTAATTAAAGACAATGCCACTAAAGCCATTCATTCAACACCAATTTATTTTGAATTGAAAGATGGAAACGAAGTAGCAGAAGTTGCTCTTCAATGGACGGCTGGTAAAGAACAAAGTTTTACTTTTACTAATGGTCTTTATCATAGTGAGGGAGGTACAAGTTTAACTGGTGTAAAAACTGCTATTACAACTTTTATGAAAAAACACCTTAAGGGTGATTTTGAAGCAGATACAATCCGTAATGGTTTGGTTTATGCTGTATCATGTAAAACCCCTAATCCATCTTTTGCAAATCAAACTAAAACAAAAATCAATAATACAAGTTTAAGAGGACTTGCACAGCGCGCGACTGGTCAAGCATTGGAGCAGTTTAAAACTCGTAAAAAGAATGAATTTGACCAGATTATTGAAATGCTTACCAAAGTTCACAAAGCTGAATTAGCAGCAGAAAGAGCAAAAAAACAAGTTCTTGAAACAACAAAAGATATTGAAAAAAATCAAAAAAGAAAGGTTTTTGCTTCAGATAAATTAAAAGATGCTGAATTTTTAGGAGAAAATTCAACACTCCTTATCGTTGAAGGGAATTCTGCCGCAGCTTCTATGGCTGTGGCGCGCGACGTAAAGAAATATGGTATTTTAGCTATTCGTGGTAAAATACTTAACTGCTTAGCACATCCAGAAGAAAAGATTTTTCAGAATGAAGAAATCAAACTTTTACTTAGTGCAATGAATATTAATCCAAACAGATATGATGCAAGTAAGTTGCGTTATGGGAAAATTGCTATCTGCGTTGATGCTGATAGTGATGGTGCGCATATCGCATTACTTATTATGTCTGCGCTTAGATATTTAGCACCAAAATTTCTTGAAGAAGGACGACTTTGCTGGCTTAGATCGCCATTATATATTGTTAAAAATGGTAAAAAAGAAGAATATTATTTTACCGATGACGAATTTAATAAAGCCAAAAAATCAATTCGTGGTGATATTCAAAGAAATAAGGGACTTGGTGCGTTAAGTGAAGAGCAAGCTCGCAGGTCTATGTTTAGTGATGAATTTCAAAGAATGGATAGACTTGAAGTAGATGACACCGCTATTCAATTTTTAGAAGAATTAATGGGTGTTGAAGTTGAGCCAAGAAAAGATTTTGTATTTAATGAGATTGATTTTTCACAAATTCGTGAATAAGGAGATATAATGAATATTTTTTATTATGATTTAGATAAATTTGATATAAAAGAAATTAGTGATATGTTCCACTCTTTACCAAAAAAGCTAAGAGAAAATACTATCTGTTTACCTAAAGACTGTAATTTATTAATAGATTGTTCTACTTATGAATTATATCAAGCAAAGAAGAAAATAGAAGATGCTTTACGCGCAAAAGAGATTTTAAATAAAATGTAAATTTGAAAAATGATAAAAATTACGATATAATATAAGTATAAAATGAAAGGAGGAAATAATGAATTTAACTCCAATAATAAAAGAAAGTTTTCAAAATTATGCAGGCGCAGTGCTTCAATCACGTGCGCTTGTTGATGTACGAGATTGTTTAAAGCCATCTGCTCGTCAGATTTTTTATTGTCTTTATACAGATAAATTTCTTCATTCAAAGCCTTTTAAGAAAACTTTGAAGGCTATTGGCTCAGCGATGAGAATGTATATTCATGGAGATAGCTCTTGTGAAGGTATACTTATGCGTGCTGGACAACCATTTTCAATGCGCTATCTTCTAACCGAGGTAGAAGGTTCTTATGGTAATTTAATGGAAAGTGGCAACTGGGCGGCGCCTCGATATACAGCTTCAAGATTATCTGAATTATCAAATTGTTTATTTGCTGATGTTGAAAAAAGGACAATTAACGAGTGGCGAGATAACTATGATGATACTGAACAATATCCATCAGTATTACCTACAAAAGGATTTTATAATATTGTAAATGGTACAATGGGAATTGGAGTAGGAGCAGCGAGTTCTATACCACAATTTAATTTGCGCGAAGTTAATGAAGCCTTAATTAAACTTTTATGGAACCCAGATATTGATTTTAATGAAATTTATTGTGCGCCTGATTTTGCGACAGGAGCGGTCTTATTAAATGAAGATGAAGTTAAAGAAAGTCTGAAAAATGGTACTGGTTCTGCATGTAAACTACGTTCTATTGTTTCTTTTGATTCTTCAGAACGTTGTTTGATTGCAACAGAAATTCCATATTCAGTTTATACAAATACAATTTGTGGTGAACTTGAAAAAATATTGGAATCTGATGACAATCCGGGAATTGATCGTTTTAATGATTTAACTGGTTCAACACCATTAATAAAAATTTATCTAAAACGCTCGGCAAATCCAGATAAAATTCTTAAATATTTATATAAGAATACTTCTCTTCAATCTTATTATGGAATTAATATGACAATGCTTGAAAATGGGCGTTTCCCACGAGTTTTTACTTGGAAAGAGGCGCTTCAGGCGCATATAGATCATGAAATAATAGTCTATACGCAAGGTTTCCTTTTTGATTTACAAAAAATTAAAGACAGATTACATGTTATTGAAGGACTATTAAAAGCTATTTCAATAATTGATGAAGTAATTGCTTTAATTAAAGGGGCAGCCGATACAAAAAATGCTTCAAGGGGATTACAACAAACTTTTGGTTTTACTGAAATTCAAGCAAAAGCTATTCTTGATATTAAACTTGCGAGATTAGCTCATTTAGAAATCTCAAAACTTGAGAAAGAAAAAAATGAACTTGAACAAGAAAAGGAACGAATTGAAGCAATCTTACAAGACAAAAATTTACTTAAAAAAGAAATTGAGATTGGACTTCGCAACGTTGCTAATAAATTTGGTGACGAACGAAGAACAAAAATTCTTAACATTTCTAATGAAAATGAAGAACCAACAGAAATTCGCCAATTAATATTGAATTTTACTAATATAGGCAATATATTTATTTCTGAGAGTTCTACATTATATACACAAAAGAAAGGTGGAGTGGGTACAAAATTTAAATTAGAGAAAGGTGAATATGTGGTTTCTAATAGAGTAGGAGATAACACAGATACTGTCTTATTCTTCTCAAATAGAGGAAATTTCTATCACTTAAAAATGAGCGGGTTGCCAGTGGGAGAAAAAATTCATACTTCTGGATTAATTTCGATTCATTCATATGAAGAAATCCGCGCCGCGACCATCCTTTCTAAAAAATCAGAAAAGAAATATATTATATTTATTACTAAAAAAGGTATAATGAAGAAAAGCTTAATTAGTGAATATAATATAAAACGCTCTGGAGGCGCGCGAGCAATAGAACTTGGTGAAGATGATGAAATTGTTTCAATTTTATTTACCAATGAAGAACCTTGTGGAATTTTAACAGCAGAGGGTAATCTATTGCTTACGCAAACTAAAGATGTAAGAGCTATTGGAAGAATAGCCAAAGGAATTAGGGGCATAAAACTTAATGATAATGATTATGTAGTTAGCGCGCGTCCTATTCCAAACTCTACAAAGAAAATAATGTCAATAAGTGGATTAGGTTTGTCCAAAAAAACAGATATAACGGAATTTACATATACTGGTAAAAATACTAAAGGTAAAAAAATTCAAAAAATAATTAATTCTGATTTTATGGTAGATTTTATCCCAATTACTACTGAAAAAGAAATACTTGTAGTATCTTCTGGCGCACAACTTAAAGTATCTCTTGATGAAATTACTAATTTATCACGTGGTGCGCAAGGTAGTAAAACAATTAAACTTAAAAATAATGAAAAAGTAATTTCACTTCAAAAAATTTAATAAAAATTATTATTTTAAATTTTGACTTTTAACAAAATTTAATGTATAATATATATAGAAAGTTAAGAAAAAAGAAGCTTTCTAAAAGTATCGCCATTAACAAAACTAATGGCAAATAAAAAAATATTTAAAAAACAAGGAGATTAAAAAAATTATGAAGCTAACAGAAAAGTCTAATGAAGTATTTGAGTATGTAAAGGGTAATGGCGGACGTGTAAGTGTAGAGGAAATTTGCACTGCTACTGGTCGTGCATCTCGTTCTATCAATGCAAATGTAAATGATCTTGTAAAGAAGGGCCTTGCAGAGAGAGATAAGGTAGAAGTTGAAGGCGCAGAAAAGCCCGTTACTTATGTTCAGCTAACTGATGCTGGAAAGACATTTGTTCCCTCTGATGATGATGAAGAGTAATTAAAACTAATAGTTTAAAATATAATTAGGCAGTTTTGATTAAAATATCAAAACTGCCCATTATAAAAAGAACCTTAAATAAAATAGGAGATAAATATATATATGAGAGCAGCGGAAAATAAAGTTAGAATTGAAGGAATTTTAAGTGAAGTAGATTTAGATTATGGTTCTTTTCAGAAGGATGGTAAAACAGTTGAATGTATTAGAGGTTCTATTAAAGTTCTTGTAAATCAGAATATTAATGGAGTACCAACCAGTAATGAAATTCCAGTTCATATGTTTGCAAGTAAGTTTACAAATAAGGGAACTGCTAATCCAGCATATGAATCTATTGAAAAAGTTAAGAATGAATATACTTCTATTGTTGCCGCAGGCGGCGAAGCTGGTGCAGATAGAGTCCGTATCACATCTGCTCAGATTACAATGAATGAATATTACAATGCTGATAAGCGTCTTATTTCTTTCCCAAGAATTACAGCTTCTTTTGTAACTCGTATTAAGAAAGATGAATGTAAGCCAGAAGCTACTTTCGTTGTAGAAATGGTCGTAGCAAGTCAGGGATATAAAACAGATGCCGAGGGAAATGAAGTAGAACCAAAGTGCTATCAGATTAAGGGTATTGTGCCTAAATTTGGTGGTAAGGTAGATGTAGTAGACTTTGTTTGTTCAAATGAAAAAGTTATTAATGCGGTATCTACATACTGGGGAGACAATGACACAGTTAAAGCAAATGGTCGTCTAAATTTCTCTTCAACCACAGAAACAGTTATTGAAGAAGTAGATTTTGGCGAACCCATTGAAAGACAGAGAACTATCTCGGTAAGTGAACTTGTTATTATTGGTGGTTCAAGCACTCCTCTTGAAGGAGAATTTGCTTTTGATATTTCTGAAATCCAGGCTGCTTTAACAGAAAGAAAGCAGAGACTTGAAGCTCAGAAAGAAAAAGATATTGAAAGAGCAAAACAAAGAAAGGCACCAGCACCTGCAGAAACCACTACTAATGGTGCGCTTGACCTCGGATTTTAATCGGGAGGTCAAGTAAATGGCTATTGATTTATTAAATTTACAACCAACAACAATTAGTAGAGATTTAAAAGGTAAATATATTTGTCTTTTTGGTAAGCCTAAGGTTGGTAAAACAACTTTTGCTGTACAGGCTCCAAGAAATCTATTAATTGCTTTTGAAAAAGGATATAATGCTATTGCTGGTATTAAAGCAGTAGATATTACAAAATGGGCTGATTTTAAATTAGTTCTTCGTCAATTAGAAAAGCCAGAAGTACAATCTGAATATGACACAATCTCTATTGATACTGTTGGTATTATGTGGGAAATGTGTGAACAGTTTATTTGCGCCCAAAATGGGGTACAAAAAATTAGTGATATTCCTTGGGGTGGCGGATATTCAGCTTGTAAGAAAGAATTTGAACAGTGTTTAAGAAAAATCACAATGCTTGGTTATGGTTTAATTATTATAGCGCATGTTGATACAAGAATTGAAAAAACTGCTGATGATAATGAAGTAGAAATCATTGGACCAGCAATTCCTAAAAGAGCCTACGCTATTGTAAATCAGCTCGTCGATATTATTGGATACATTGGTGTAGACTATGATAACGATGGAAATTCTCGTAGAACACTATACACTCGTTCAACGCCAACAGTAATGGCAGGTAGTCGTTTTCCTCATCTACCCGCGCGAATTCCCTTTGGATATAAAGAATTAACGGAAGCTCTTTCAACAGCAATAGAAGAAAGTGGAAGGGTAGATGGCGCAGTAATTGTTGATCATCAGGAAAAAACAGTAGAAGAAAAACGCTCTTTTGAAGAAGTACAGCAAGAAGCAAAAGAACTGTGGAATAAATTGGTAGAAGAAAATCCAGATAACGCAAAGAGAATTATGAAGAAAGTTGAAATGACTTTTGGAAGACCAATAAAACTTTCAGAAATTACTGAAGATCAGCAAGATTTATTTGAGCTTGTTATAATGGAAATGAAAACTCTTTAATAAATAGAATGATTAAAGCGGCGTAGAGTATATCTACGCCGTTTTAAATTTGATTTTTTCTTAAAAATATGATATAATATAATAAAGAGAAGATAGAGGTGAAAATATGGCTCACATTGTTCAGTGTAGGTGGTGTAAGGAAAAATTTGATACAGATAAAGTAGATAAAGAAAAATGGACTATGCCAGCAAAAGGACAATATTATCATATTGATTGTTGGAACGAAAAACAATTACCTGGCGCGATTAGACCAGAAACATTTGGAGATGAAGAGGATTTTACTAAATGGAGAGATAATATTTGTGATTTTATAAAGAGAGATTTAAAAGGCGAATATAATGCTTCAAGAATATCAAAAATGATGCTTGAATATAAAATGAAATATAAGGACTGGACTTATAAGGGAATGTTTTTTGCCTTAAAGTATTTCTATGAAATAAAAAATAATAGCTGGTCTAAAGCAAATGGCGCGATCGGAATATTACCATATATATATTATGATGGAACAGAATATTGGAGAAAAAGAGAGCGTAATGATAAAGGAATTGTTGAAAGGATAGAAAAGCAAATTACGGAAATGAAAGAAAAAGAAATAAAAATAATTCCTTATAATCAACAAAAAAGACAAAGAAAGAAAAAATCGCTTTCCTTTGAAGAATTACATAAAATGTTGGAGGATGATGAATGATTCAGGATAAAAGTACAATACAACAGATACTCGGAGCATTGATAAAACATCCACAATATTTAAGCCAATCAGATAAATATATTTTAACAGTATCAGATTTTACTACTAAGTTTGAAAAATGTTTATTTAATGCTATTGAAAATTTATATGAAAATGGTTTAAATAAAATTCAAATAATAGATATTGAAAATTTTTTTGAAAACGATCCAATCTCCAAAGATATTTTTGAAAAAAATAATGGCATAGAATTTCTTCAAGATTTAGATGTATATACAGATGAAAATAATTTTGAATATTATTACAATAAATTAAAAAAGATTAATTTATTACGAGATTATCAAAAGATAGGAATTGATATTAGCTCTTTTTATGCGGAAGATTTAACAAATCCTAAGTCTTTTGAAATAAACCAAAAATTTGAGTTATTGACAGTTTCAGAAATTGCGGCACAAGTAAAGAAAAGATTATTAAATATTGAAGGAAAATATTTAAAAAATGATGTTACTGAAGTAGAAAGTGCATCTGAAAATATTGAAACATTAATTCAAAGTTTTTATGAGCATGCTGACGTTGGATTACCTCTACAAGGTATATATTTTAATGAAATTCTTAGCGGAGCAAGAAAAGGTACTTTATGTATACGTTCTGCTGGTAGTGGTACTGGTAAAACAAGACAGGCGGTCGGTGATGCTTGTTATTTAGCCTTTCCAATAAGATATAATAGCCAAACTTCTGAATGGGAACAGACAGGAAATAGTGAGAAAATTTTATTTATTGCTACAGAGCAAGATTTTAATGAAATTAGAAAAATGATTTTGGCTTATTTAACAGATATTAATGAAAGTAGGTTTAGATATGGGGATTTTTCTGATAGAGAAAAAAAGATTATTGAACAGGCTGTTGTTCTTTTAAAAGAATATGAAGATAATTTTTATATAGTTCGTATGCCAAATCCCACTATTGAACTCGTCAAGCATATAATTAGAGAAAATTGTTTAACTAAAGATATTAGTTATGTTTTTTATGATTATATTTTTATTGGGCCAAGTTTATTAAATGAATTTAAAGGATTTAATTTAAGAAACGATGAAGTATTATTAATGTTTGCTACCGCATTAAAAGATTTATCTGTTGAACTTAATGTTTTTGTAATGACTTCAACACAGGTTAATGCTAATGCTGATGATAATAAAAATATTAGAAATGAAAGTAGCTTAGCTGGTGGTCGTTCAACAATAAATAAAGCTGATTATGGTTTGATTATGGCACGCCCGACAAAAGAAGAATTAGAAACATTAGAGCCACTTATTGTTAAATTTAAAGAGCCAAATGTTGTAACAGATGTGTTTAAAGTTCGTAGTGGAGAATGGACACAAGTAAGAATTTGGTCTTATGTAAATTTAGGAACACTTAAAAAAGAAGATTTATTTGTTACTAATTCAAGATTAGAACCAATAGATAATTTTACAGCTGATTTTAATTATTTAATTCCTAAATTAGATGAAGAACAAGAGAAAAAAGCTAATAAAATTATTGCAAAATTAAATTACTGAAAGGAAAATAATGGACTATAAACAAATTATTGATAACTTAGACATAAACTCTATTGTTGAATTAATGAAAAAACTTGGCGCCGATCGATATGAAGAAAAGGAAAAGTTTTTTATTTTCCCAACAATTTGTCATAATATTAATTCAGCAGAAGCAAGTATGAAGTTGTATTTATATAAAGATACAAAATTGTTTGTTTGCTATACAGAAGATGGAAATATGTCTATTTTTAAATTTTTAAAAACATATTATGAAACAAGGCAAATTGAATATGATTGGTTTGAAGATATTTATAATGTAGTATTAAATTGCGGTAATTTTTGTCTGAAAGAAGGTTTTGATACCACCCAATATCATAGTTTAAAAGAAAAGTACCAAATTAGAAAAAAATCAGTTGAATTACAAAAATATTCTAATGGTATATTAGATATGTTTATGAAAAACTATCCAGTTGAGTGGCTAAATGATGGTATCAGTAAGCGCGCGATGGATAAATATAATATCAAATATTCTGTAAGTCAAAATAAAATAATTATTCCACATTATGATATAAATAATAACTTAATAGGTATTAGAGGTCGCGCGCTAAATGAGTGGGAAATTGAAAATATAGGTAAATATATGCCAATTCAAATAGAGAAAAAATGGTATGCTCATCCGTTGAGTTTAAATCTTTATGGATTAAATCATACAAAAGAAAATATTAAAAAATACGGTATATGTTATATAGGTGAAGCGGAAAAATTTTGTTTACAAAGTGAAAGTTTCTCTTTTCCGAATTGTTCATGCGCGGTATGTGGAAGTCAATTTAATAAATATCAATTAGATATTTTAATGAAAAATTGTCAACCGAAAGAAATCGTGATCTGTTTTGATAAAGAAGAAAAAGATAAAGAAGATAAATACTTTTTTAAACTTTATAATCTATGTAAAAAATATATTAATTATTGTAAGATGTCTTTTATTTATGATACTGAAAATTTATTAAAACTTAAAGAAAGTCCGACGGATTGTGGGGAAAATATATTTAAAAAATTATTGGAAAGAAGGATTATTGTAAAATGAATTATAATTTAACAACAGAAAATATTACAGAAAATTATGGTGCAAATTTATTAAAACAAAGAGGAATTGAAAATGTAGATTTATTCTTAAATCCACAACCTTGTAGCTTACAAGACTGGAAAGATTTAGATAATATAGAAAGTGGTATTCAATTAATTAAAGATACTATTAATAATAATTTACCCTATGCTTTAATAGTTGATTGTGATGTTGATGGTTTTACTTCATCCACAATCTTATATAATTATATTAAATTTTTAAATCCAAATAAAGAAATAGAGTATTTCTTACATAAGGGAAAACAACATGGTTTAGAAGATATGTGGGAAAAACTACAAGAAAAAGAATATTGTGCTATTTTAGTACCAGATGCTGGAAGCAATGATAGTCAATACGCTATAAACTTAAATGTACCAATTTTGGTGTTAGACCACCATATTTTAGAAGATGATTATTTAGCAAATAATTTAATTTTAATAAATAATCAGGTATCAGAAAAATATGTTAATAAGAATTTATCTGGCGCTGGTGTAACTTGGCAATTTTGTCGCGCGCTTGATGATGTATTTAATATAAATTATTCCAAAGAGTTAATTGATTTAGCCGCACTTGGTATTGATGCTGATATGATGAGTATGTTATCTTATGAAAATCAATATATAATTCAAACTGGCTTTAGGAATATAAATAACTTTTTCTTTAAAGTTCTTATAGATAAACAATCTTATTCAATGAATAATAAAATTACTCCAATTACTGTTGCTTTTTATATCGTGCCGATGATTAATGCCATGATTAGAGTTGGTTCTATGGATGAAAAAGAAAGATTATTTTTAGCATTTATTGATGGAGAAAAAATAGTCCCATGTAATAAAAGAGGGGCAAAGGGTACGATGGAACTTGTTGCTATTGAAAGTGCAAGAGAATGTACTAATGCAAAAAGTAGACAAGATAAATTAAAAGAAAAAATAGTTGATTCATTAGATATTAAAATTCATAAAAATGGTTTATTAGATAATCAGGTATTATTTATAAGATTGGATGATGAAGATGAGTTTCCATCGGAATTAAATGGATTAGTAGCAATGCAATTAAGTGCCCGATATAATAAACCTACAATAGTTGCGAGATTAAACGATGAAGGATATATTCGTGGTAGCGCACGAGGATTAAATAAAAGTGAATTAAAATCATTCAAAGATTTCTTAAATAATACTAATTTGTTTGAGTATACAGCTGGTCATGATAATGCTTTTGGTATTAGTATAAATAATTCTTATCTTTCACAATTTCATAATATTGCTAATAAAGAATTAATGAATATAGATTTTGGAGTAAATGTTTATGATGTTGATTTTGTTAGACAGGCAAAAGATACAGATTTAGATAAAATTATTCTTGATTTAAGTCGATATGAACAAGTTTGGGGGCAACAAAATCCAGAAGCTTTAATATTGGTCAAAGATATTTTTATTAGAAAAGAAGATATTCAAATTATTGGTAAAAATAAAGATACCTTAAAATTTGAAAAAAATGGAATTACATATATTAAATTTCATGCAAAAGATATTATACCTTTATTAAATCAATATGAAGAAATGAGAATTAATTTAATAGGAAAAGGTAATTTAAATGAATGGGGCGGTAGACAAATTCCCCAATTATTTATAGAAGATTTGGAGGTATTTGATAGTGCGCTCGATTTCTAATGAAATAAACACTTTTAATAATATAGATTGTATTGAATATATGAAAACTCTACCTAATAATTCAGTAGATATGACTTTAACTGATATTCCTTATGGAGAAGTTTCACGTGAAACAAATGGATTAACTAATTTAAAATCATTAGATAATCTCGGTACGGCGGACAGAAAAACTTTTGATGAAATAAAGTTTTGTGAAGAAGTATATCGAATAACAAAAAATTCAATTTGTATTTTTTGTGGTAGAGAACAGTTTTCAACTATTTTTCAATTTTTCAAGGGTAAAAAAGGAACTGTTCGACCCATTGTTTGGGAGAAAACTAATCCAGTACCTTCTAATGGGAAATATGTATATTTAAGTGGTGTTGAGTTTGCCGTCTGGTTTAAAAAAGCTGGCAGTAAAAGTTTTAATGCTTATTGTAAAAATACTGTATTTAGATATCCTATTCCATCTGGTCAAAAAAGAATTCATAAGACACAAAAACACTGGGATCTATGGAAAGAAATTATGTTAGATTGCTCTAATGAAAACGAAATTATTTTTGACCCTTGCGCGGGTTCGGGAGTAACCGCTTGGGTAGCAAAAGAAAACAATCGTAATTTTATTTGTTGTGAATTAGATAAAGAAACCTTTGATATTAGTAAAGCATTTTTACAGAGCAGAAATATTATAACTTGATTTTTAAAGAAAATTTTGATATAATATTTATATAAAGATAAAGGAGGAAAGTAAATGGATGAAAGAGTAACATACCCTGGTTCATTGCATAATCATACAATGTATTCTAATTTAAGACTTAGAGATTGTATAATTAGAGAAAATGAATTAATAGATTATGCTCTGGAATTAGGACATGAAGTAGTAGCCATTACTGACCATGAATCAATCTCAAATGCGATAAAAGTTGAAAAATATTATCAAAAAGTTAAAAAAAATAACCCTAATTTTAAAGTTATTCTTGGTAATGAAATATATCTTTGTAGAAATGGATTAAATAATCAAAACTTTATTCCAAAACAAGATAGATATTACCACTTTGTTTTACTTGCAAAAGATGCCATTGGTCATCAACAAATTAGAGAGATATCTACAAGGGCTTGGACAAGAAGTTATATGGCGCGAGGTATGCGTAGGGTCCCAACTTATTATCAAGATTTATTTGATATAATTGGGAGTAATCCTGGTCATGTTATTGGAAGTACGGCTTGTCTTGGAGGCGCGCTTCCTACACAGCTTTTAAGAAATAAAGACTTAAAAGACGCAACGTTAGGGGATAAAATTGTTAAGTGGTGCCTTCAGTTGAAAGAATTATTTGGTAAAGATAACTTTTATCTTGAACTTCAACCAAGTAAATCCCATGAACAAATTTATGTAAATCGTCAGTTGATTGGGTTGTCTAATCTTCTTGATATTCCTTATATAATCACAACAGATAGTCATTATCTTAAAAAAGAAGATAGAAAAGTTCATAAAGCATATTTAAATGCTCAAAATGGTGATAGAGAAGTCGATGATTTCTATGCAACAACATATATGATGAGTACAGAAGAAATTGAAAGTTATTTTGATTATTTTTCAGAAAATGAATTACAGGTAGCTTATCAAAATGTCTTGAAAATTAAAAATATGTGTGAAGATTATTCTTTACAGAAAAATCTTAAAATCCCAGAACTGGTTTGGAAAAAACCAACACTTGATAATAATACTATTGCTAATCAAATAAAAATTATAGAAAAATATATTCCAGAACTTCATAATTTTTATTTTTCTAACTATAATGGTGATAAACTATTAGCAGAACTTATTGTTGAAAGAATATATCAAGATAAAACCCTTCAAAATTTAGAAACATATAATGAAATCAATGATAATTTAAAAATGACAAGAGTAAGTTCTGAAGTAAATAAAACTCATTGGAGTGCGTATTATTTAAATCTTCAAAAAATTATTGATATCTGTTGGGAAGCAGGAAGTCTTGTTGGACCAGGGCGTGGTTCTGGTGTTGGTTTTATTTTACTTTATATTTTAGGTATTACACAAATTAACCCATTAAGAGAAACCACTAAAACGTTTAGTTGGAGATTTCTTAATCCAGATCGTGTATCAGTTCTTGATGTAGATTTTGATATAGAAGGCGCACGTCGTAACGATGTATTAAACGCTTTTAGAAGTTATTATGGTCAAGATAAAGTATCAAATGTAGTTACTTTTGGTACAGAAAAATCTAAATCTGCAATATTAACAGCAGCGAGAGGATTAGGCATCGATGTAGATATAGCTCAATATTTAGCTTCATTAATTCCTTCTGATAGAGGAATGTTAAGAACACTTGATCAATGCATGTATGGTGATGAAGAAAATGGTTGGTTACCAATTAAACAATTTGTATATGAAATGACTGAAAACTATCCAGAGATTTGGGAAGTTGCAAGAAAAATTGAAGGTCTTGTATGTAGAATGGGTATTCATGCTGGCGGTGTAATTTTCGTAGATGAGCCTTTTACTAATTCTACTGCTTTAATGCGCGCACCGGATGGAACTATTGTTACGGCTTTTGACTTACATGATTGTGAAGATGTTAGTTTGATTAAATACGATGCTCTTTCCGTTGAAGCAATGGATAAAATTCATAATTGTATAGATTTAATTTGTGATTATGGTTATGCAGAAAGAAAACCTACATTAAGAGAAACTTATGAAAATTTAATTGGTATTTATAATCTTGAAAGAGATAATATTGAAATGTGGAAGATGATTTGGAAGCATAAAATTTTTAGTTTATTTCAAATGGAACAACAAAGTGGAATTCAAGGTATTGCGTTAACTCATCCTAAATCAGTTGATGATTTAGCAGTTTTAAATTCGGTTATACGATTAATGGCGCCAGAAAAGGGTGCAGAACAACCATTAAATAAATTCGCACGTTTTAAAGATAATATTGATTTATGGTATCAAGAAATGAAAAATTATGGTTTAACTGAAGATGAAATGAAAATTCTTGAACCAGTAGTAAAAATTTCTTATGGAATATGCGAATCTCAAGAAAAGTTTATGCAATTAGTTCAATTACCAGAATGTGGCGGTTTTAATCTAACTTGGGCTGATAAATTACGTAAATCTATCGCAAAAAAGAACCCCGCTGAATATGAAAAACTTACAAAAGAATATTTTGAAGAAACCTCAAAAAAAGGTTTAAGTAAAAATCTTTGTAATTATGTTTGGAATGTATTAGTAGCAACATCAAGAGGATATGGTTTTAATGCTTCACATACGCTTGCATACTCATTAATTGCCTTGCAAGAAATGAATTTAGCTTATAAATATCCAATTATCTTCTGGAATTGCGCCTGCTTAATTAGTGATAGCGGCGGTAATGAAAAAGAAAATGATGAAGATGATATTTTTGAAGAGGTTGAAATTATTGAATACAATGATTGTATAGAAGAATTTAACCAAGATGAAGAAGAAGATGAAGAAAGTGACGAAAATGAAGAAGCTGTTGTAAAAAATAAAAAGAAAACAAATCGAACTGCTAATTATGGAAAAATAGCTTCAGCTATTGGAAAAATGAAAATGAGTGGTATTGATATTGCGCCGCCGGATATTAATAAATCAACATATACTTTTTCACCAGATATTGACAATTCATTAATTCGTTATGGTATGAGTGGAATTGTAAAAGTTGGAGAAGATTTAGTAAAAAACATTATCGAAAATAGACCATATTCTTCTCTTGAAGATTTTTTAAATAGAGTAAAAATTAATAAACCTCAATTAATTAATTTAATTAAAGCTGGAGCATTTGATTCTTTTGGAGATAGAGAAAAATTAATGAAACAATATGTAAATATTGTTAGTGATACAAAGAAAAGAATTACGTTGCAAAATATGAAAATGTTAATTGATTTTAAGTTAATTCCAGATGAATATGATTTACAAAGGAGAGTTTATAATTTTAATAAATATTTAAAAAAGATGAAATTAGATGCAACATATTATGGCTTAGATAATATTGCGCTTAATTTTTTTGATAAACATTTTGATGTTGATAATTTATATCCAACCGATAAAACAGAAAGTGGTTTAATGATAAAACAAACAGTTTGGGATAAAATTTATCAAAAACATATGGATATTATTAGACCATATGTAAAATCTCATAATGAAGAATTATTACAATCAGTAAATAATACCTTAATATCTCAAACTTGGGATAAATATTGTAAAGGTAATATAAGTAAGTGGGAAATGGATGCTGTGTCTTGTTATTTTCATCAACATGAACTTGAATATGTTGATGAATTAAGTTATGAATGTAATAATTTTTACAGTCTACCAGAAGAACCAGAAATAGATACTATTATTACAATCAAAGGAAAACAAATTCCATTATTTAAGATTAGAAGAATTATGGGCACAGTATTAGATAAAAATAAAACTAAAAAAACCGTTACTCTATTAACAACCGATGGTGTTGTTACAGTAAAAATTTTCGGAGACGTGTTTACTCACTATGATAGACAAATTTCTGAGAAAGGCGCTGATGGCAAGAAACATGTTATAGAACGCTCTTGGTTTTCAAGGGGAAATAAAATTATAGTTACTGGAATTAGAAGAGAAGATAGTTTTTTATTAAAAACCTATGCAAGAACACCCTGGCGCGCCATTGAACTTATAGAAAATATAAATGAAGATGGAACGCTTATATTAAAATCTCAAAGGGAATAGTTATTAAATATTTTTTATCTATAAATTTTATACCTAAAAAATATAAATTCTACTTATAATTAGAAAGTTGGAGGTATAAAATGAGTTATTCTAATATAATTATTGGTATTTATAAAATTACAAATTTAATTAATGGCAAAAGTTATATAGGGCAAAGTAAACATATTTTACAAAGATGGACGCAGCATCGTTATGATTCAAAAACTAAACAACTGCCCCTATATCGCGCGATACGTAAATATGGAATAGAAAATTTTAAATTTGAAATTTTAGAAGAATGTAAAGTAGAAAATTTATCAAAACTTGAAGATTATTATATTAATAAATATAATACTTATATCCCAAAAGGGTATAATTACAATAAAGCAGAAACACATTTTACGAATATTTTAATTCCTGATAAATATTTATATATTAAAGATTTATTAAAAAATACCAATATTTCTATGACTGAAATAGGAAAAGAAGTAGGGCTTAGTTTGCAGCAAATACAAAAAATTAATAAAGGAATTTCTTGGAGGCAAGATAATGAAAATTATCCATTGAGAAAAACATATAATAATTATGATTCTTCTTTAATTATCCCTCTATTAAAACAAGATTTAACTATTAAAGAAATTGCTAATAAATTAAATACTACAGAAGGTACAATCCAAGGTTTTATGCAATCTAATGATATTCATACGACCGATTTTAGAAAAAGAATTACTTCAAATAAAAAAACTATACAGTTAGATAAAAATAATATAATTATTAATAAATTTAATACTATAAAAGAAGCCGCAGAATATTTGTCTAAAAAAACTAATTGTTCTTTAAATACAGCTTTATGTGGGATAAAAAGAAATTTAGATAAAGATAAATTATATAAAGATTTTTATTGGAAAAGAGTGGGAGAAGAATAATGTCTATTGGCTTATATGATGATGATTTTATGAGATATGCTCCAGTATGTTTTAATCTTGATTTAATGAAGCTTTCAACTTACTATAAGAAAAAAAAAGAAGTAGTCGTTCTGTCTCCAACTTTGGAGCCGGAACGATATACACATTTTATCTTTAGAAAAGATTATAATGACGGCAATTTTAATAAAAATATTTTTTTGGATAATGTTGAATATGGAGGTCATGCCTTTTCTGGTAAAAAATATATTCCTTTACCAGAAGAAATCCAATTAGTTAAACCAGATAAATATATATACGAGAAATTATCTTCACAATATAATACAGCAAGTATAAAAAATTGTTATAAAACTATGACAAATGCCGAACATATTCGTTTATCACTTAATGGAGCGGATATTTGGGAAGATTTTTTTAAAACATATGAAATTACCAACAAAACCCGTTGCGTTATATTTCATGATTACGATTTAGGAAAAATTAAAGATAGTGATTTAGTTATTAAAGATATTACTAATACAATGATAAAGGCATATGGAACGAATGGTCAGCTTGTAGGAATGAAGTTTCCAGTCCAAATTTATAATGAGCAAGATTTTAAAAAATGGTTAAAATTTAATCCAATGAGTTTAATGTTTGGATTACAATATAATGGATTAATGGATAATGTTTTTTTTCAAGAATTTTTACTAAATAATAATAGTCGTTCCATTTCAAAAAATTTATATTATAATATCACTCATGGATTATCCTCGGAGAATGATTTTATTAAAAGTCGATTATCAAAAATTTTTAAGCAGGTTTTACTTTCACGGAGTTTAGGAATAAGAATTTTACTTAAATATGACGATAATTTTTTCATAGATAAAAGATGGGAAAGAATTATTTATTTATTCAATTTATATTGTAATGATAAAAAGAAGGAATATCAAAAAAAAATAATTCCAGGTTTTAGAGATTTTAGTACCACTTATACTTTATTCAGATATATAAGTTCTCCAAGATTTTTTGATGGGCATTTTAAATCTCAAATAAACTGGTTTACTAAAGAAGAAATGAGAGATTTATTTCAGTTAGTAAGAAAAAAAGACTATGAAACTTTTAAAATGTTTTATGAATCTTGTTTAGTTGAATTAAAAGGAGGAGAGATAGTTGATGTATAATCCAGACTATATTAAAGAAAAAATTGATGAAAATAATAAAATTATCGAGTCATTAATGACACCAAATCAATTTACATTAAACAATACAATAGCAAAATTACTAAAAGAAAATTCAGATTTACAAAAACATTGTAAGCATCAATTTGATAATGGTTATTGTATTTATTGTTATAAAGAGGAATAAGAATAATGGAAAAAATTACAGTATATACAATTCATTGCCCAGCCTGTAACATTCTTGAAAAAAAATTAACAAGTAAGAATATTCCTTATAATATTGTTGAGAATGAGGATATTTTAAGAGAACTTGAAATTGAAACTTTCCCAATGATGTCTATTAATAATGGTCGATTATTAACTTATAAAGAAGCAAGAGAGTGGGTAGATTCTCAGGAGGTAAACTAATAGATGAATATAAATGTTAAATTAAGTAAAAATTTTACAACAGCTTTTAATAAGATGCAAGAAAAATATGGAGAAGAATTTGCGCGTCTACATGGTTTTTCAGATGAAATATTATCATATACAGATTTTATTTCCAATTTTATAGATTCTGAAACAGTAGCAGATGCTTCTGTAGATGGAAATGCAAATGTTGGGCACAAAGACATAGTAACTTTATTAAACGAAATGCCAAAACCGCATCAAAAATTATTAGCTTTTAATAAAATTTATTATGAAATAAACAAAAAATATGGTTTTAAAACTGCAAATGAATGGCTTGATAAAGAATGGAGTAATGCACTATATCTTCACGACGCTAATACTTCTACTTTTAAACCATATTGTTATGCTTATGATTTAAAAGAATTAGCAGAAAGAGGATTATTTTTTATTGATAATTTTAACGCTGAGCCACCTAAACATTTAGGTACTTTTATAGATTTTGTAAAAGAATATATAAATTATTGCTCAAATAGGACTTCTGGCGCATGTGGTCTTCCAAATTTAATTCCATACATGTATTATTTTTGGAGTAGAGATGTAGAAAATGGATATTACACAAAAGATCCAATTTCATATGCTAAACAGCATATTCAACGTTTTATTTATGCAGTAAATCAGCCTTGTGTAAGAGATGGTATGCAAAGTGCCTTCACAAATACATCTGTATTTGATCACCCTTATCTTGAAGCTTTATTTGGCGGAGCAGAATTTCCAGATGGTAAATTTATGATTGATGAAATAGAGCAAATAATGGATTTTCAATGGCTTTTCTTAGAAACTATGAGCGAAATTAGAAGTCATAATATGTTTACTTTTCCAGTAAATACAATTTCACTATTAAAACAAAATGGTAAATTTATAGATGAAGAATTTGCTCGTAAAGCAAGTAAACATAATATGAAATGGACTGACAGCAATATTTTTGCCGATAGTTCTGTTAATAGTTTATCTAATTGCTGTAGATTAAAAAGTAATATTGAAGATTTGGGTTATTTTAATAGTATAGGTTCTACTGCTCTACGTGTTGGCTCTGTAAAAGTATCTACAATTAATCTCGCGCGGCTCGCTTTAGAACATGATAATGAAAAAGAATATTTAGCTTCTTTAAAAGAAATTACTGAACTAAATCTAAAAGTTTTAGATTGTGTTAGACATATTATAGAAAGAAATATTGAAAAAGGACTTTTACCAAATTATAGAGAGGGTCTTATTGATATAAAAACTCAATATAATACTATTGGTATCATAGGTATTTATGAAACAATGAAAACTTTTGGATATATAGAACAAGATGAATTTGGAAATGTTTTTTATAAACCAGAAGCATATAAGTTTGGTGAAAAAATATTTAAAGTGCTTCATAATACTAAAGACAATTTTGCTTTAGATAAAAATTATATGATTAATATTGAGGCAGTACCAGCAGAACAGGCGGCAGCAAAAATGCAAAAAGCAGATGAAATGTTATATCCAGAAAAAGTTGTAAAAGATTTACCACTTTATGGAAATCAATTTATACCTCTTGGTATTAAAACCACGCTTCAAGAAAGAGTAAAAATTGCAGCGGCTTTTGATAATTATTGCAACGGTGGTTCAATTTTACATTTTAATATTGAAGCGCCATTCACTTCAGAAGAGGCGGCCTGGGATATGCTTAATTATATTACAGATGCTGGAGTTACATATTTTGCTTTTACTACAAAAATTCAAGCTTGTAAAAATAATCATGCTTTTTTTGGAAAGATTTGTCCAATCTGTGGGGAACCAGTTGACACTGAATATAGTAGAATTGTTGGTTTTTATGTTCCAATTAAAACCTATTCAAAAACAAGAAAAGAAGAATGGTCTATGAGAGAATGGGAGAGAGTTAATGGATAACAAAAACGTAACTTCTGTAGCGAGAATAGAAAGAATGATAGCAAAATTGAAAAAAGACAACCCATTAATCAATGATTGGGAAAAATATATGTTATCTTTTGAATTTATATGCGCCAGTTTATTTCCAAATTGCTATCAAAGGATAACAGAAGAAATGAATAATCAATATACAAAAGGATATTTACAGGGTGTAGAGGATAATAAAAATGAAGATTAAAGGATTAGTAGATGAAGATTTTGTAAATTATAAAAAGCCTTCAATGTATATAGCTTTTCCACGATGTTCATTTAAATGTGATAAAGAGTGCGGGCGCGCCGTTTGTCAGAATGGTGCGCTCACTAATGAAAAAGATGTTGATATATCTTTAGAAAAAATAATAGATAGATATATGGCAAATCCTATTTCAAAAGCTTTAGTATGTGGTGGGCTTGAGCCATTTGATTCTTGGGAAGATTTACAATGTTTAATCTTAAATTTTAGATATTATAGTAACGATGATATTGTTATATATACTGGTTATTATGAAGAAGAAATTGAAGAAGAGAAAATGGATTGGTTGATGTCATACGGACCAATAATTATTAAATATGGAAGATTTATCCCAAATGATAAAGAATATTTTAACGATGAACTTGGAGTTAAGTTAGCAAGTAGAAATCAATATACGGTGAGGTATCATGCATGAGAATAATTCAAAATTCAAATAAAGAAGAAGCGAATTATATTAAAGAGAAAATTAAAGAAAATAATGGATATTGCCCTTGTCAACTTGAAAAAAATGAAAATACAAAATGTATGTGTAAAAATTTTTTAAACCAAAAAGAAGATGGTTGGTGTCATTGTGGGTTATATTATAAGGAGAATTAAATGCCGAAAATCGACGTCAAGCAAATTGTAGATGAATGGAAGCAAGAGTTAAAAACACAGGTAAAACCTTATATGAAATTATCTATCATTCAAATTGGTGATGATTTGGCTTCTAATATTTATATAAAAGGGAAAAAGAAAGATTGTGAAGAATTAGGTATTCAATGCAAACATTTTAAATATGATAAAACAGTTTCACCAGATTTAATTTATCAGCATATAAAAGAAGCATCTAATCCTATTATGATACAGTTGCCAGTTCCAAATCAAATTGATTTAAATGTTATTAATCAAATTATTCCTTTAAATTATGATGTTGACGGATTTTCTCCTTTTTCAAAATTTTTACCTTGTACTCCTGGTGGTATAGTATATTTATTAGATAAAATAAAATTTGAATATGAATATCATCAAGCAGTAATAATTGGAAGAAGCCAAATTGTAGGGCGACCAATGGCAAATATACTACTTGATAAAAATATGACTATAAGTATTTGTCATAGTAAAACTTCTTTTTATGATATGGTTAATTTATGTAATAATGCTGATTTAATAATAAGCGCAGTTGGAAAACCAAAATTTATTACAGATATATTAATAAATGGTATTAATAATCAAGTATTAATAGATGTTGGGATTAATAGAGAAAATGGAAAAATTTGTGGAGATGCAGATGCATCAATTTATAAAAATCCTTGTTTGAAATATACTCCAGTTCCAAATGGAGTAGGATTATTAACTCGTATGCAACTAATGCAAAATGTAGTTGACGCTTATAAAATTTGATTATCATTTAAAAATATGATATAATATTTATATAAAATAAGAAAGGATTTATCAAAATGACAAACAGAGAAAAGAAAATTTTTAATATAGCAAAAGAAGTTTCGTCATTTTCTGATTTTAAGGGTCCACATATAGGCGCGGTGGTTGTTATGGGAAAAACTATTATATCTACTGGATATAATTCTTATAAAACAAGACCGCTTCAACATCAATATAATATTTATAGAAAATTTGAAGATTATAAAAATTCTAATCCAAGTCAACACGCGGAAGTAGGAGCCTTGTCTCATTTGATAGGAAAAGAGATTGACTGGAAAAGAGTATCTATTTTTACTTATAGAGAATTAAAAAATGGAGAAAAAGCTTGTTCAAGACCCTGTGTAGCTTGTATGTCACTAATTAAAGACTTGGGCATTAAAAATATTTATTTTATTGATGAAAATGGAAATTATGCAAAGGAGAAAGTATTATAATGAAAGACTTTAAGATAACTTTATCAGTGTTTTTAATCGCATTATTTGTAGCAATTTGCTGTAGTTTTATATACGCTGCAATATTAGTTTGGTTATGGAACTTAGTAATTGTATCAGTTTTTTCAGCGCCAGTTATTACATATTGGCAAGCTTATGCAATTTGTATTATTTGTAATATTTTATTTAAGTCTGGAGGTAATACAAAGTTAAATGATAAAAATTGAAAATATTGAAGTATTTAATTTTGAAGGAGCTTTTCGTGGATTAAGAAATCCAATGAATAGTTGGGATAAAAGTGATAGTGATTGTAGTCATTGTATGAAAATAAATAAACATAGAGATTGTGAATCTTGTGATACATATATTGGACCTAATGATTTAAAACTTGCTCAAAGAATGATTAAAGCAGGAACAGATGAATCTAAATTTATGAGACAAATATTTGTATCAATGGATATTGAAGCTCCATTATATTGGTGGAAAGAAATGGACACCTATAAGGTAGCAACAGTAGCTAATTCATGTTCAACGATGCATAAAATTACCTCGGGCGAAATTACAGAAGAAAATTATTCTTTTGACCCAGAACCAGATAAAAAACTTACTGATTTACCAACTGATGACTATATTCGCATTTTAAATATTAAACAGCGCGCGATAGAAGATGTAGAATGGTTAAGAAAAAAATATAAAGAAACTGGTGATAAACGATATTGGAGATTACTTATCCAAGCAAACCCAGATGGTTGGCTTCAAAAGAGAACTTGGACGGGAAATTATCAAAATTTACGAAATATGTACTTCGCACGAAAGAATCACAAACTAATTGAATGGCGCGAATTTTGTCAAATGATAGAAAATTTGCCTTATAGTAAAGAATTAATTTGTTACAAAAAGGAGATAAATAATGGATAACAAAATAAAAGATTTTCCAAATAAAAATCAAAAAAAAGAAGTAGAAGTATTAAAAGCCTCTCTTGATGCAATCACAGAAGCAATGCCAGAACTTCAAGGAATGGAGGGGATGGCTGCGTTGCTATCTATGCCAGATGAAGAATTTGCTATTATAGCTCCACCAATTTTAATGGAAATGGAAAAAAGTTTAAATAATATTAACGATAAACTTATTTTAACGCAGGCTTTAAACGCTGGTGGAATGAAAGCAGAGGATTTACTTGCGGCTTTTTCCGATGTAGCCTATCAAATAGATGAGAAAATGACGTCAATACCTCGTCCGAAAAAAGAATTTGTAAAAAGAGTTCTTGGCACGCTTTGTAATGCTATCGCAGATACAGAGGGTATAGCCAAAAAAATTATTCAAATTCCTATTGAATTATGTCATAAAGATGCAAAAATGCCTACTTATGCTCACTCAACTGATAGTGGATTAGATATATTTGCTCTTGAAGATATTACTATACACCCAGGTGAAACAAAATTAATTCCAACTGGTATAAAAGTAGCTATTCCACTTGGATATGAATTACAGGTTAGACCAAAAAGTGGTCGTGCGCTAAAAACAAAATTTAGAATAGCTAATACGCCAGGCACCATTGATTCTGGTTATAGAGATGAAATAGGAGTAATTATTGACAATATTGAACCACCTATTAAAGATATTACTTATGATGCTGAATTAGTAGATGGTAAACCTAAGATTACAATTACTTCTATATTACATGGTTCTGATTTCCATATCGGAAAAGGAGAAAAATTTGCTCAATTAGTATTATGTGAAGTACCAAAAGCTTCTTTTTATGAAGTTAGCGATATAGAAAAAATTGAGGGCAATCGTGGTGGAGGTTTTGGAAGTAGTGGACTTAAATAAACAACAACAACGTGAGCTATTGAATAATAAAGTAAAAATTAAATATACCAATATTTTTCCAAATTTAGAAAATTCAAATTACAATACTTGTATTATTTTTTTTGAGAAAGATAAAATAGATTATTTGCTTTATGCTGAAAAAGTTAAAAATACAGTGAATATTTCTGTAACAGATTTTTATGAAGCATTATACACTCAAAGTATTTATGAGTTAACAGTTCAAATGCTTCCAGAAAAAAACGTTGTCTTTAGAATTATTCAATTAACTCCACCAAAAGAAATTACAATGAAAGATATTGAAAAAGCATTTGGCGGACCGGTTAAAATAATTGAATAAATAATTTAGAGATATCTAAAGAGGAGTTAGAATGGCACGAATTAAAATAGAGGACATTCGCGCCGAACTTAATAAAGATGGCTGGAAGGTCATATCTGAAGAGTATGTAAATCTTGACACAGAAATGGTTTTTGAATGTCCAGAGGGGCATAGAGTATATGCTTCTTGGAAAAAGATGCGGCAGAAAAGAGAGTGTCCTGTATGTAAAGAAACTTATATAAAATTAAATGAACAAAAAATTATACCAAAGAAAAAAGGATGTAGAAGAACTTTAGCTATCGATCAAGCGACATATACAAGTGGTTGGAGTATATATGATGGAAAAGAACTTGTAAAATTTGGTATTTTTAATACTACATTAAATGATGAAATTGCACGTGATAATGCTTTAAAAAATTGGCTGGTATCGATGATAAATAATTGGCGTCCAGATTATATCGCCATTGAAGATTTACATTTTCAAGAAAAAAGTGATAAAGGTCAAAGAATGAGTATAACTGTATTTAAAATGTTGGCACGATTACAAGGAGTTTTAATGGAAACTTGTTATGAATATAAAATACCTTGCAAAGTATGTTCTCCAAATTCTTGGAGAAAACATTGCCAAGTAAGAGGCGCCCATCGAGCAGACCAAAAACGTTCTATGCAATTATTAGCAAAACAATGGTATGGAGTATCAATCTCGAATGATGAGGCCGATGCTGTTGGTATAGGAAAATATGTGGCAGATGAAATTGGTATAGAACCAATTATGGAAAATTGGGAATAAAAAAGAGAGGTTAAACCTCTCTCTTTTTTTATTTTACTCGGTATGCGCCCCATACTAATCTATCTGAAGGGTCAAAGGTATCATAAATATGACCATTAATTGCACAAGTAATATGTCCATTCATTGTTATTAGGTAGATACCCTCCGGATTCTCACGCACAAAATCGCCTACCGTTATTTGATAATTATTTTTACAGCCACAAATCATATCAAATTTACGTTCAAGATATTCATCTATATAAATAACTTCATCTAACATAATTGCCTGAGCTTGAGCAAATTTACTTAATTCTTCATAAGTTTCATCCCAGCTTTTATTTGTGGCTAAAGAAATCGCACGAACCGTACAATCATTTACTCTACGCCCTCTTGGATTTGCGTTATAATATATAAACATTACATTTTTTGTAATTTTTGAATATGTTTTCTAATAATTTCTTTTTCTTGTGGCGTTTCGGCAAATTCCATTGTAGATTCAACAAACATACATAAAGCATACATTAATTTTTCAAGACCATCATAAATTCTCTCTTCATTTCCGCCGTGCTGATAACGGTCTCTACCGTATTCATACATTTCGGCGCCTTCATAAATTCTATTTAGATGATCTCTCATTCTATTATCGTTACCATTATAACGTCCTCTGCCGGAGCCAGGAACGCCTCTGCGACCATAATCGTTTTCATATCTATCTCTATAGTCGCGATCGTATCTATAATCACCGTCATATCTCTCAACACGGTAACCTCTTCCATAATTATCATAATCTCTCATATCTTTTTCTTCCTCTTGCTCTTTTATTTCTGATAGATTTTTTAACATATCTATCAATTTACTGGTTGTTTCAAGATTACTGGCATCTATACCATTTGCTTCTATTTCTTTTAATTCTTTTTTGATATTTTCATAAAGTTTTTCCATAATAGACCTCCTTTATTAACCTTCAGCCGTAGCCGTTTCTTCTGCTGGTAATGACATCAAATTATTACCACAGCGAGAACAAGGTAATTTACCTAAAAGTTTAAAGACTCCAGAAGCAATATCAGTATGAACGCACACTGAATAACGAGTACGCTTGTTTATAGAACAAGCATATACATTAGTACAATTATAATTTATTAAAGGATATGTTGTAGTACCAGAACCAATAGTAATTACAACTGGCGCGGTAATCGTAGTAGTATCTGGAATATTTTGCGCAACTACTATACAATATTTTTCTCTATTATTATAATTTCCTTGAGGAAGATTTATAACTAAAGTATTATTTGTAAAAGTTACTGATTCAGATATGATTAATCTATTACATAAATGTTTATTTGTAGGACAACTCATTTTATTTCACCTCATAAAAGAAAAAGGGGATATGCGTGATATCCCCCTTTAAATCACGCATTAAGCGGAAAAGTCATTTTTAGCAACAGCTATTGCAGCCACAAGAATTCTGATTAAAACCAAATGCGGCGGCATATGGACTGCAAGTAATATAAGCTGGTTTTGCAACGGGCATTAATTGATTTACAATATTACTTGTCTGTGAAAGTTGTGAAAGTTGGAACTGAGCAGATTGTAATTCTGTACGTAGTTTATCCATTTCTGTTTGAGTTAGATAATTGATAATACGATCAGTATTTTTGTCTCCAGCTACAAGAATATTATTAGCTAATTGAGACATTTCATATTTAATTGCATCTTGTCCTCTTTCAATATCACAGCAACAAGAACTAATTTGATTACCTAAAGCATTAAAACCAGCCTGATTCTGGAAGTTACTTTGCATAATACCTTTATCTACTCCGCAGAATCCCTGACCTACTTGATATCCTAATTCAGCAATAGACTGTTGAGTTTGACAACAGCAATTCTGAATAGCCGATGCTACAGAATTTATTGCGTTATTTTGAGCATAGAATCCATCGCATAAACCATTAGCTAAACTACGGATTCCGTTATCAAGCTGATTAAAATTGAACGCGTCTGTCATACCTTGAGCAGTTGCTGGCACACAACAAGCATTATATCCGCCATTATCTCCGCCATTATTACCAAAACCATTACGACCCCAGCCACCAACAGCAAAGAAAAGAATAAGAATAATAACCCACCAAGCGCCATTTCCACCAAAAGCACCATCGTTATTACCATTACCAGAGTTCCTTAATGCTAACGCATCAGCTACAGAGATACCTTCATTTCCCATCATTGAAGAATCCTCCTTAAATATATATATTTTATTATAAATTCTTAGTCATATTTAGTAAATTATTCATCTCAGTATTAAAATCTTTACCTTGCTGACCAAGAATTTGTTGAGCAATTTGTTCTAATCCTTTTGTATTTCCTTGTTTACCCATTTGTAATAATTGTTGCATTTGTGGGTTATTAGGAAAATTTTGATTGATTATTTGTTCTGCTACAGCTTGAGGATTACCATTTTTTAACATTAGTAATAATTGCATTGGATTTAAATTTGCCATTGTAATTTTTCTCCTCCTTCTTTAGCTTGTGAGCTTAAAAATTTTTCAATTTTTTCAAGTCTTGCCAATACATTTTGCTCTTGAGAATTATTTGATTTTATTTCTTTATTATCTTTATCCGACTGCGCGCCCTGTGTTGGAATATTCTCAAGAGAACTTAATTTATAACCAACTACCATTGGAACACCATTTTGCATAGTTTTTAAATATAATAACCCTTCAGATAAAGAAATAGCAGCAGACAATCCAACCCCCACTGGAACATTTGATACTTCCAGCGGACTATTAATCATATAAAGATTACCTTGCGACTGTAAGAAAAACTGCTGCTGTGTTTGTGGTTGAACCATTTGCTGCATTTGCTGCAAAGAATTGTTCATTGTATTCATATTATTCTGCACGCTTGATTGTGCACCATTAGAAAAATTGTTAGGAAAAGCATAATTATTAGCCATATTTTTATCTCCTTTTATTTGTTCTACCATAAATTAAGTAGAATTATTTATACAACAGTACAATAAAAATGTGAATTTTGAAAACGTTTTGAAAATTTTTCACAAAATATATTTTAATAAAAAAATGACTGTATTTAACAGTCATTATCTTGTAGAAATGGTTTTAATTTTCTAAAAAGTTCCATATTAAGTTCAAAATTATCAATATCTTTAATATCAATCAACAACTTTTCATCAAAAGGTACTTCTAAATTTAATAATTCGGTTATTTCTTTCTCACAATCATCTTTTTGTGTCATATCTATTAATATCCCTTTTGTTTCTGGATCTTGTTTTAATACACCATTGTCGTCTTTTTGCCCATATTTTTTAAAGATTTCAGATATTTTATTTGTATAAAACTTTGATTCTTTTTCACAATATTCAAAACATTTAGATAATTTATATGCTGTAGAAATTTTAATTTTATTATCTTTTATTTGTGGGTAAATATTTAAAAAATCAATAATTTGATTCATTCTCATAGACACATACCTCCTTTATTTCTATAATAATTATAGCATCTTTTTCTTTAAAAATCAAATTTGATTTTATATAAAATTTTTGTTATAATTATTATAGAAATAAAGGAGGATAATATATGGAAAAAGAAATAGGTATTATTATACCAGCCTATCACGCGCATGATACCATTCAAAGATTATTGCATAGTATTTCAATTTTTAGTTTTGTAGATAGAGTAGCAGTTTGTATAGTTGATGATTGTGATGAACTAAACTATGATTATTTAAGAGATAAGTTTGATAATTTAGATATTATCATTTTTAAAAATAAAGAAAATAGTGGTCCTGGATTTTCAAGAAATGTAGGTATTCAATGGGCAAGAAAAAACAAAATTCCATTTATAATGTTTGCAGATGCTGATGATTATTTTTTAAATTTTGATTTTTGGGATAAAATTTCTGACGAAGAAAAAATACATAATCAGTATTTTGTTTTTAATTTCTTTAATGATGAAATGGGATATAATACTAAAGATTTAGATGTGTGGTCTTTTGGAAAAATATATAGAATTGATGTTATAATTAATAATTATATTGAATTTCCAAATAGTTATTCTAATGAAGATGTAGTATTTAATTTTATTTATTATAGTTGCATAGAAAATATGTATGTAAATGATACTACTATTTACTTTTGGAAAAATACTCCAGGTAGTCTTAGTAGAGCAAAAGATTATCTTTATCATTCTTACCCAAAACTAATAACAGACCTAACTGATGCTTTTTATTCTCATAAAGAAATTATTCCAAAAGAAAAAATAAAATTAATGGTAATTAATCGTACTATTAGATTATACTATTTTTTAAATGAACTTTTATTTGTACATCCAAATATATTAAAAAAGACTAATGATTTTGATAAATCAATTTTTGAAGCATTACATTATTTTTACACCGATTGTTATAAAACAGTAGAAGAAGATATTAGTATAAATGATATTTTACAAAATTTCAAAGAAATTAATAGTGGTAATGATATAATAACAAGTTTTACTTGGATAAATTTTTTAGACTTTTTAAATATTATAAAAGAGGATTGTTAAATCCTCTTTTTTTAATATGTATATACTCTTGTGATATATAAATTACAGTTTGAACCTTGATTTCGAGAATGCCAAATATATCCCCCACTTGATACTACCTTAAAACTTGTTTGAGCGTTTGCAGCAGAAGCCCCCCAATATCCACTTGCAACAATACCACTATTCGCCCAGTAACCATTCATGGCTTTCGTAACTCTTTGCACGGCATAGGTTGCTTTTATTGTAAAGGCTGCATAATATCCAGCTGAGCCAGTAACAGAGCCGCCATTTGGAACTGTAGTCGCAGACGGACTTCTTGTCGCTAATGTACCAGTTTGTTTTGTTCCATTTGAAGAATAAAAAGTATAACCACTCCGAACGGCACTCACAGGAGCATTACCAGATAATGTAGGTCCAGTTACACTAATTGAAGAATAATAACCAGCTACGCCAGTAACAGAGCCACCTACGCCGACGCTTTTAGTAAAAGCGCCATTACTATTCATCGCACCCGTTTGTTTTGTTCCATTTGAAGAGTAAAAAGTTTGTCCTTTTAAAACTTGTGCGGTAGTTGCGTTACCAGATAATGTTGGTCCAGTTACACTAATTGAAGAATAATATCCTCCAGTATTAGTATATGTTCCTCCTACCCCAACACTTCCAGTAACTGCGCCCTTGTTTGTCATTGTTCCAGTTTGAATTTCGCCTTCACTGTCATTATATGTATATCCAGACAATACCTTGTCTATTGTAGCAGTAATTTCTTCTAATGTTGCGCCACCGCCTTTTACAAAAACATTTATCGCCATTTTAATATACCACCGTTATTTGAATTGGTATAGTATAATTAGCACCAGGAGTTTTCCCATTAATTTTTAAAACTAATGTAGTGCCGTAGTACTGATCAAATACCAAATCTGCTTTTCTAAAAATTTTAATTTGTTCATCTGTTAAATCTGAATTTGTATAATCTAAATCAATAAATACGGAACAGTTGTCAGTCAAAGAAATATTCCCAATAGTGCCGCCATTGTTAGTTAATGTTAAAGTTGTAGAAATTTTATCGCTGCCATATTTTTTTATATTTCCATTTGCATTTATATATAATTTTTCTGTAGTATCAGAATAACCTAATTCATAATTTGTTAAATTTTCAGAAGTTGGTTCATTACTACCATGTTTAATTTGAATAATATTTGCCATAAACTACTCCTTTTATATCATACCTTATTATTAGTATAACATACTTTTTAATTTTTGTCAAATTTTTACCAAGTGCCACAATTTATAATAATACCGTCAATACTTCCATCTGTCATTTTTATTTTCAAAATATTATCTGCGCTGATGATATAAATATTATCTTTACCAGAAGTGGCTTGAATAATAAGCGCGCCGGTATCTTTTATATTTTCACTTGTAGTTAATCCATCTAATCTATCTACGTTTTCTAATTTAACATTAATACCAACTTGATTTTTTCTGTAAGATATTGTAGGTGCTAAATTATAAACTGTAATTTCTTCACCGATACTTGTTTTAGTTATTGAATTTATTGTAGTTTTAACTACTAATCTAATATTATAATAAGTCCATTCTGTATCAGTAAAAGATTGAGAATATTCAGTCGTTGCTGTTTGTTCAGAAGTAATGTCAGCTTCCGAAGAACGAGTAACTAAAGCAACAAAATTAGTAGAAGAACTGCCATCTGTAGATATATAGAATTTATCTGTTTCACTTGAAGCAAAATCGGTTGAATATTGAATACCAATTTCTAATCGTTGAATACCACCACTTGTATCATTTGAATTAGATGGAGTATCTCCTCCGCCACTGTCATAAGAACTGTGAATATATTTTATTAGTTTTGTACTTGCATCATAAGTTAATGTTGAAAAACTAATACTTGGAATTGATATATGCCTTTGAGTAATTCTATAATTAGATATATAATATGTTTTAGTTTGTCCGTTGATATTGGTTATAATTTTAAAATATACATAATTACTTTTATTTAATTGGCTTATAGTATAATTATTAGTACCAGTTCCGCTTCTTATTAAATTAGTAGGGGATTTTTCACTTGTGTCTATAGTCCATATATAATTTGAATCGTTTTGAAACCTCTCCCAAGAAACCGTAGTTAAATCTGATATTGTGGTTGAACTTCTATAAATATAGGTTTCTATTGTAGCAACTTGACCATTATAAGCCTGCCAATCTAAACTTAATTGGACAACATCTCCTTCTTGGATATTATCTGCCGCTACTGCTCCTCCTCGTAAAACAGTAAGAGAAAAACCATCTTCATTAATAAAAGGTTCTCTAAAATCTAAAGTTAAGTAATTGGTTTTTGTTAAAGTATATGATTGACCAAACACATCTCTAAAAGTAATTCTTAAATCAATACTGTTGGTAGTTTCTAAATCTAATTCAAGAGGATTCTCTCCATTTAATAATTGAGTTTTATAAAAATCTTTATTGTAAGTAAAATATAAACTTGAGGCTGAACTATCGTTACTATAAATTGGAATAATATTTAATGTCTTTGAACCTTTAACAAAGTCAAAAGATAAACAACTTGTAGGCAATTCAGTACCATCATAATTCTTTTTCGCAGAACTGTAAGATAGCGTTTCAAAAAAATTATATAAAGTTATAATAAATGAGCCATTGTCAGTATATGGTTTTAAAATATTTGTTTGACTACTAATATCAGAACTTGTTAAAGTTGCCCCTCCGCTCTTATAAGGTAAACCAGCGGAAGTAATTGTGAAAGTTTTAGTAGCGCTACCAATAACTCTATTAATAGTAAAAGTTAAAGTATATACCGTATTTATATTTGTATTTGTAATATTTATTTTAAAATATCCATTTGTTTTATAATTGCTAATTGTATCTGAAAGGGTAGATACAGTAGCATTATTAGTAATACTTGTTGTTACAGAAGTTACGCTACTATCTTTTGTTGCTACAATAGAAGCTTGATTATAAAAATGGTTCGCCGTAGAATAATCGACATTAGATGTTCCATATTGATTAATGAAATTACTTATCGTTGGGATAGGAGCAATAACAAAATTGGTGCTATCCCAAGCAGTATCACTGTCTTCAATGCCATCATTACATTTTGCACCAATCTGATAAACTATATTACTTAATGTTTTAAAAGTACTATTAGAACTTAAATCATGCGTAACAGTAGTATTATTATTAACACCTAAATTAACTGTAGTCCAACTTGATACTGAACCAGAACTTGGTATTGTAGCGTATCTTCCATACCAAGTAATTGTACTTCCAGTTTTACTTAAAGTAGCAGTACCAGTAACTTGTGTATAGAAATTTTTATAACTATTATTAGTCAATAAATCAGAAGTGTATAATGTTCCAGCACCCTGAGAAGAAATAGAGATGGTTGGTTTTGTATTTTTTGTAATTGCTTTAGAAGTATACGAAGAACTATATTCTAAACCATCATAACTATAGAAGTAATATGTTGTTGTATTACTAACACTAATACTACCACCACTACTAATTTTTGTTTTGGTTCCTCCAGCAGAAGTGGAATAATAAAAACTTGTAGTTTGACTGTCAGGATCTGTGGCACTTAAAGTAAAAGTAACTGAACCACCTCCACTCGGAACCGTTGTTTTATTCGGGGTAACAGTTGGAGCAGGTGGTAATTGGTTTACTTTACTTGTAGCATAAGCAGAAGAAATACCAGAACTATATCCAGAAACAGAACCAATCGATTGAACCTTAAAATAATAATTATTTCCTCTGGTTCCAGACATTGTTATAGCTACACTTGTTGAAGTTGAATCTTTATAACCATCATATGTACTGGTAGTAGGTGAACTACCGTTTCTATAAAATACTCTATATTTACTTATGGCATTATTGGTGCCAGCAGACGCGCCACTCCAACTAATTGTAACAGTATTCCCTTGTTTTACAATACTCGCATTTGCAGTTACCGAAGTAGGCGCCGTACAAGCCGTATAACCAGCTCCAATAGATAGATTTTGAGTATAATAACGAAGTTTGTTAGCACTTAATGAACTGCTTTTCTTACCTATAAAAGCATAAGCATTAGTGCCTAATGCAGTAACATCTGTACTTGATTTAGATAAAAACAACGCACAATTACTATATGTTACTGCACTATTATTTGTAATCGTCCAACTTGCACTGAATGTTTTACCAGAAGTAGGTATTGAACTTTTATTCAATGGCGCAGAAACTATTTTTACACCATTACCAAAAGAACTACCGTAACTACTAACATATGTAGTAGTACCACTTGTATTAGCAGGACTAACATTATATCTTAAATGCGCGTATAAACTATTATTTGTATCGACTGAGGAACCATTACCATAAATGGTTCCTGAAGCCTTAACTGTTATTGTACTACCACTTCTTGAAATAGATAATGAATAAGTACAATAAATACTATTTGAACTATAAGCATAAATTGTTGCCATATCATTCTCCTTTAATCAGATATATATAAATCATATCCATAATCATTACTTTCATATTTCATTTTATTTCCAAAATTTATATTATTTTTAACCTGTACTAAATTTGTAGATAATAATATTTGATTAGCATCTTGAGTAATATTGTTATTTTCATCAATACAAATTGAATAAAAATTGGTGCCATCTTCAGAAATATTCCAAGTTAAATATCCTAAGAGGGTATTTACCTCTCCTTGTTTATATGCTTGAATTAAACTTTCAGATAATTTTAGAAAATTAGAACCCGTAGAACCCGTAGAACCCGTAGAACCCGTAGAACCCGTCATAATAGAAGTAGCATTTAATTGCTCTCCATTAAAGAAAATCTTGTTTTCTTCAATTTTTATAAAGTTTAAAGCTCCGCCATCAATAGAAAAGCCATTAGAATTTAATCTTAAAGTTTCTGTTTCAATTTGTTCTCCAATTTCTCTTGTTTTAAATACTATACCCTTAACAGTATCATAAATATTTAATGCCGCAGTTTCTGTTTCCGTTCCACCAAATAATCTAATTGCATATAAATCACTTGCTTGTATAATACTATTAGTAATAATACTTCCTTCAAATAATCCTTGCGCAGCATATAGTGAGCCATTTTCTGTTACTTGAAATTTTGAATTTTGAATACTCTCAGCATCAGTGCCAGCTGAGCCAGCCCAAAATACAATTTTAGAAATATCAAATTTTGTTTTATCATCAAGTTTATCATATGTTTGTGTAACATCGTTATAAATATAATATATTTTCTCACTTTCTCTTTTTGTATCAGAAGTTTTTTGATATTCCCCATCTACTGTTTTTTCGTAATAGATTTTATCTCCATTAAATTTTATAGCATTTGCACCACTTAAAGTATTAATACCAGCATACGAATTATTGTTTACTTGAGTTGTTAAGCTACCAGTAAGATAAACATTTTCACCATATAATCCAAAACCATTAATACCTCTATCTTCTAATAAGGACAAATTACCAAGTAACACTTTTGGAGTAGAATATTGCGGTTCATAAGTATTTGGATCAACATAATTTAATTCAGCAAAAGTAATAGCATTTGGTTGTAAATTTTTATTTATTTTATTTTGTGAATTTACACCAATCAGTAAATTATTTGTAAAAATATTATCTTCAACATCAGCCAAATGAATAATTGTTGTAGCATCTAAGATACTATTTGCTTTAATATCTATTGCATATTGTTGATTATTCTCATCTATATCAGTTATATATCCATAAATATTTAAACCATCATCGTTTGTTAATAAAACATAAGAGCCAATTTTTAATTCTATTTTTGTAAGTGTGGTAAAAGTGTTTTCACTCTTAACTTCAATCTGCGCGCTTTCCCTAAAGAACATCGCGCCGCCAACGCTTTGAATTTGTCCAGTTTCAAAAACTCCAGAATGAATTGTACCAGTAATATCAACATTAGAAAAAATAGAACGTTCAGGAGCAATAGTAAAATTCGTTCCATAAATTTTTGAATTAACTCCATCAATAGTTATATCGCCAAATTTTGCAATACCATCGTTTTTAATACTAATATAGCTATTCCCATTACCATCTGTTATTTCTATAAAATTACCTGACTCAAAATCGGGATTATATATATAACTATTACCAAGTTTAATATATTTACTAATTACTGCGCCTTCACCAAGTGTAATATTATTAACCTTAATAATTCCAGAATTGGTTGTTGGGTCATTAATTAATTCTATACTGCCATTAGAGGTATATTCATAATATGTTTTTCCCTCTTCAAATGCTGTATCAGTAGTTATTACATATTCTTCATCTATTAATTCATAATAAACCTTTCCAGGTATATAGTTTGAATCTTCGGTTTCTTTATATCCAGCTGATACAATAGAATTTTTATTAATTATAAATCCGCCAATAGTACCACTATCTGCTTTTATTATGCCCGTAAATTCACCATCCGTAGCATATACAGTTCCTCTAAAAATACCGTTTTCGGCGTATATGCTCCCAGTAAATGTACCACTACCTTGTATAGATAATGTTCTTGAATCCTCATTATATTCAAGTAACGTAATTTTAGGATAGTATTCATAATAAATTTTTTCTGTATCAAATGATGTATCAGTTGTTTGTATATATGTACCATCAATTAATTCATAATATATTTTCCCCGTTTCTAATGCGCTATCTTTTGTTATTATATATTCGCTATCTCTATTAATAACAAAACCACCATTATTAACAGTTAATCCATCTGCATTAAATATTAATGCCGTTGAATCAATAGAAGCCGTAATATCATAAGCATTTAATGAGAATGCGGCGAGATTTTTAGAAATAGCATAAGAAACTTGAACTGTTTTTGTATATAAAGCTATATTACCATTTAAAGAATAAAATTCAAATTTTAAAACAGTTTCTTCATTTAATAATAGATTAAGTAAACTATTTAAATTATCATCTGCAAATTGTTCTACTTGTATAAAATCAGGAATATCAAAAATCCAACTATTAGTTACTGAATCAATATATAAATAAGTTTGTATCTCTGTTAATGTAGAATCAATTTCAACCCAAGTATTAGAATTTAAAAAGTAAAACTTCATAGTATAATTACTTGGACTTAATATAACCTCTTCTTCCTCTGTTGTTTGTTTAACTTGAATATTAAGTAATTCAACATTAAATTGAAGGATTGAATCATTATTACTATCTCTAATATATTGTTTCTGAATGTAATCTTGATTTGTTATAATTTCATAATAAGTCGTTTCAATATCAACACTTGATATTTTTTGAATGGTTGAAACATTTGAAAATTGTGTTGATACTCCATTAATTGTTTCGGTTATAGTAACTTTATATATACTACTTGAATCTGGTGCAACATCACTATTTTTAATTGTTAAGCTACTACTATTTTCCCCACTAATGATATTACCGTCTTTAAACCACTGATATGTTAAAGTCCCCGCTACTTCATTTAATGTTGCAGTTAACATAATATTAGCTGGAGTATTTGATAAAAATACAAAACCATTATTTGAAATAATTTCAGCTCGTTTAGTGTTTGAAACTATGGAAGCAATACTCATTCCGCCAATGGTTCCACCCGTTGCATAAATCGTACCAGTAAATTCGCCATCGGTGGCTTTAATAGAACCGTCTTCATATACTAAAAATTTGTTATTGGCATTAATTACTTCGTTTTTCCCGCCCTCAATAGATGCGCCTAATTTACCAATACCAACTGAATAATTATCGTTTGTTTCAACATTTAGTCTATTTTTTAGCCACAACGTACCATCACTATTAGTTTCCATTACTTTTTCGCCATCTGCATCTGTAATAAATAAACCATAGATAGGACTATTTTGTGTGCCTATATTACCAATCTTTATTCTATCTCTTGTACCATCATGAACTACAAAATCATCTATTGAAGAAATGGAAACGTAACCATCACCATATTTATTCTTCATAAAGAATCCTTTCCAAGTTAAGCCGAATTTACCGATTTCCCAAATAGAATCTTCATTTTCTGGTTGCCAACTTCCAGATAGTTTAGTATCTATACCATATAAACCAAATCTATCAAATCTAACAAAATTTCCATCATTAATATTACTAATAATTCCATCTTCTAAATCATAATAAAAGGCGCTAAGTCCATATTTATCCCATTTAAAAGTTGGATAATTACCATCCATGATATTTATTTTATCAGTAGTAATAATGCCGCTTGTTAAATATCTTGTTGAAATACCACTACCAGTAATACCTAAATACCAATTTTCGCCGCCGTCTTCAGTAATTTGAATACCCTTAGAACTAATACGGACTATTTTATTTGGATCGCTCGTATCAACAACGGTCATACCAGTAGTATCATAAACCACTGAATCATTTTTCGCCGCCCAGGCTAAATTTTGGTTTAAATTAAAGCTATTTTGAAGTGTTTCCCCCTCAATTTCTCCGGTAGAAGTAAAACTATCTGCGGCTTTGTTATAAGCACCTGTAGAATATTGAAGGCTCTGTGTTGTAGCTGTAATACGTTGGAATAAATCTTCAAATTGTGTTTTATAGTTTTGTACCTTAAAACTATCTTTTTCAGGAGAATCAAAATTAGAAGTAATTTCTGATACTAAAACCTTTTCTTTATAAGGAGTTTTTATACCATTAATGGTAGTATATCCAAAAAATTCTGTATCTTGAATAAAAGAAATATCTCCTAAATTAAAAACTTTATTCCTAAACTCTTCAAGCGCGCTAAGTCTTAAAACCGAAATATTATAAGAAATTTGTGGACGAGAAGAGGTATAAGCAGTGCTAACAGCATCAAGATAATATAAATTATCATCATAATAATCTTCAGAAGTCCAAGAACCTTCTTGAATGAAACGAGAATATTTCTCATAGAATTTTTTATCAAGGGCTTCAATTTTATCTATATATTCTTCTTGTTGAGCAATTAAACCATTTTCACCATTAATATAATTATTTAAATTTTCAACACTAATATTTAAATTATTTAATTGTGCAGAATACTGTTTTAAAGAATTTTTTAGATTATTTCTAACAATCCACAAATCCATTGCTGTTTCATTATCTGAATATTTTTGTAGATATGTCTTTACTTTAGATTCATTAAAAATTGTATAACCAGCAAGATAAGCTAAATCACTTTCAACGCTTGTAATTTCTTCACTTGTTTCTTTAATAAGTATGTCATAAGTTTTTTGTAAAGATTCTTGCTCTGTTAGTTCATTTTCTTTTTCTTTGAGTAATTCTGTTATAGCATCATAACTTGTATTATATTTATTAAGCCAATAATAATACCCAATTCCAATTTGTTCAACACTTGAATATAAATCTTTATTAATCTGTCCTTGACTTAACAAACCCTGTGTGATGTAGTAATCAAAATTTAAAATATAATCTACTCTTGGATAGTTTTCACTCGCGCGGGCGATAGTACAAAAACCATCTTTTCCATATTCATTATTATTTTGAGAAACTATAACTTTGGAAGTAATTGAATCAGAGTTAATTGTACGAGAAATAGTTTTTAAGTCTATACCATAAACAAAACCAATTCCAGTTTCAATTCCGATTTCGCTTACAAAAGTTACCCATTTTTGTGGAATACCATTTTTATAAATAATACGCCCGGTTTCTTCATCATGTTCAATCTCGAATTTTATCCAACATTCAAAAGTTTCAGCTAAAGACTGTAGTAGATTAAATCTATTAGAATTTTTACCAGTAATACTTCTGATTTTTTCGTAATTCTCATTATAAATTGGATTTAGATTATTAGAAATATATTCTTTTGAGCTAACTTCATCCCCACTATATAGATATACTAAATCACTAATTTTAATAACTGATTGACCAGCTTCATAAAATTTCCAAATAATATTAGCGTAAGATTGTGTGTTAAAACTACCAGGATTAATACGAATTTGGGAAATTTCAACACCTAAATTCTTCCAATAGGTAGTATTAGTAGGAATAATTCCATCATTATCTCTAATACAAATATAATAATTACTATTATATAAAACTACATCGTCTTCAACAAAAGTTTTAGTAGAGCTATATTCTTGAGTAACTGGTGTCCCAGAAGCATATTTAAAAAATTGAATATTTTCAATCCAACGAGTCCCAGAAGAACTATTAGAATTATCAATAAATAAACCTAATTTAAATAATTCTTCATAAGTTGCGCTTGTTGAACAAGTTAAAGTATATTCAATCCAATCTCCATTAGCAGAAGCAGAACTAACTGAAAAATAATTATTTCCACTTCTTGTATAGGTATTAGTCGAAGCATTAAGGGTATATTTGCCTATCCATGGAGTTAAATATATATTAGAAGTAGTACAATATGTTCCAGACGGCGCGCCATTAGAATCAGTCATAGCTTTAACTCTAAAGATATATTTTTCATTTTTTGTAAAGCCATCATTTATATATGAGCGAAAATCTTTTATACCACTGTTATATGCTACTAAAGATTTTGGAATACTTAAATAGCTTTTTGCTTCATAATCTGTAGTAATGTTAGCTGTAAATAATGGATATAATTGAAATGTTATTCCACTACCAGACCAGCCAGTTGTAGAGCCAAAATCTTGACTATTTGTAATATAATTATTAACAGTTAATACATCATCATATTTTGTTTCAGTATATCCAAATACAGTCTTACCAGTGTCTTTTTTAGTATATTTATAAACATATTTATCGGTTAATGGATCTAATACTTGAACTTGAGAACGAACTAATCTTTTTGCATGGTATCTTTCTGATACTTCAGCACTTTTTGAAATATAACAAATAATCGTTCCATCTACACTAATTTGCCAAGATGGAATACTATTATATGTAACTTCTTCCCAAGTAGCATTAACTGATAAGCATTCACCACTATCAACCAACATACTACTCTTATCTGTTAAAAATGCTTGCGTATCATCATACCAAAATTGGAAAAAATCTGAACGATTGGTAAATGTAGAGTAAAATACTAAAATTTTATTTCCTGCCGTTACTGTAACACCTTCTTCGGTAGGAAAATCATTTACGGTTAAAACCTCATATATTGGTTCTTCAACATATTGTTTAATAACATCGCTCGCGCCGAGTTGCCAATCTGTTCCTTCCAATATAGTAGAAGCTAATTCATCAACAGTTCCTTGATTATTTTCTAATTCTGTATCAAAAATTAAATCAAAACCAGTCTTACTAAGTTCATTAATAAATAAATCTTTACAAGTATAAGTAATTGATTTACCATTTGAATCTTCTTGACAAGATTTAATAACTAAATCATACCATTTGTTTTTCCAGAAACACTTAACCTTTCTTTCATTGACCAATAGTCCAAGCATTGGATTTTGTTCTTTTTCACCAGTTTCAGTATTAATAAATTGATAATACATTTTAAAGGTAAGAGTGTTTGTACCATTAACATTACTTACCAATTTTGGTTCAGTCGCGCGCCACTGAGCAGTCATATTATCTGAGCCTATGGTAGCAATTTTTCTCTCTTCATAATGTTCTGGAATTAAATTTTCTCCCTCTCCTTGGGCAGATACTATATAATCTTCCCAAAGACTAATTTCATATCTATCCTTTTTTATGCTCATTTATTAAGCCTCCATTTTAATAATAAAGATAATCATACTCTATTTTTACACAGTTCGCGCCGACTGATAATAATTGACTTTCACCAGTTGGTATTTTAAAGAAATCTCCACTTGTAATAAATTTATTATATAAGGTTCCAGTAGGTTGGAAATTTTCATCACAGCCTTCTATCAAATTTGCTTTACTATTAATTCTAATATAAGTATCTGTGACATTATCATTAGAGCTAAAATCAAAACTCAAAATATTTGAATCTATATATACTCTACTTAATTCAGCCAAAGAAGTCCTTGCATAATAAGCGAAAAAGTCTGTTTCTAAATCTCCAGGATTATATAGGTTTATAGTTGTACCAGTTCTATCATAATTTCCTTGTTCAGTTAGTAAACCACTTGCTGTTGCCCATTCTTCTTTGTTTGAATCAGAATATTCAGATAAATATTTTTTAGAGCAGCGCGCGAATGGAAAATAAGCAATAAATTGAAGGGAACCCTCTCCTTTATATACTCTATCTACTGTCATTTCACCATTATTTTTAGTTATATTATCAAAACAAATAAATTTTAATGTAGGTATACCACTGGTTTTCACCATATATGTTTTATATGGAGCTTCATCAAATACTAATGAATGTATTTGTTTATCACCTAACCATTGTTTTAATTGTCTAAATTGTGTTTCGGTTAATTCATCTGTGGCAACTGAAATCGGAATTTGTCTTTGTGTATAATTACTTCCGAAATAATATGTCCCATCTCCTCCAGGTATTTGTACTGTTTTATCAGTAGAAGTGGGAAGCAGATTTTCATTAAATCTACTTCCATCACTTGTTCTTATAATACCCATATCTGAAGAATGGACTCCGTTAAAAGTAAAACCAATAAAGTCTCCACTTAAAGCCATTCTCGGGTCCTCCTTATCTCAATAAGTTTATTGCATTTACATTACGATAACGAGCATCATTATTGATTTCTTCTTTAACTTTCTGAATCATTTTTTCTACATCGTAATCATTAGCAATTTCTTCTACTGTTATGTGGAAATCGTAGTAATTGTCTCCACTATTTTTTGTTTGTGATGAACTTCCCTTTAAAATATCAGAAAGGACATCTTTTAATACAATAAAGTTTTCAGTATCTTTGGCATTTAATACTAATTCTGGTTTAGATTTGCTACCATCTAACCAAGCTAACCCAGTATAGTCTGCTAAACCACCAGTAAGGTATTTTTTAGCCTTGAACTTTTCACGAGTATTTTTTCCAACAATACCATCTTGTTTAATACCCATTGCTTTTTGGAACGCCCTTACTGCTTTAGCAGTATTTGAACCAAAAATACCATCTACTGATGAGGTTCCTGAATTACCATAACCCAATTTATTTAGTGCATATTGAATAGCTTTTACAGCGTTTCCTTTTGCACCCTGCTTAATATTCCCAGAAGTTTCACTTGCCTTCCCATAAGGATAAGTTTCTGCTGGAGTAGGTGTTGGAGTAGGTGTGGTTGGAGTTGGTTTTGATGATAAATCTTTCTTCGTAGTAATTGTATTATTAACAATGTCCGCGCCACTAATATCTGAACCAGAAATAGTAACTTTTCCATTAGACCAAGTATCATTAGATGAATTATAAGTCATATTACTATACTTGTTACCTTTTGAATCGGTTAGTGTATATTTATCACCTTTGTACATACTATCTGCGGCAGCGAGTTCGGCGTTGCCAGCATTACCTTTATTCCAAAGAGCGTTCCATTCTCTCATAAGAGAAATTTTTTCTGCTTCCGTTTTATCATTAAAATCTTGAATTTCTTTCCACAACTCTAACGCTTCGGTTTCATCCATAGCTTCAATAATACTATTGAAATAATCACTACTCTGCCAATAATCAAGCTGTTTTTGCATTAAATCAATTTGTTTTTGACGAGCCTCAGCAGCTTCATCATTTTGTTTACTTAATCTATCAATTTCTTGATCAATTAAAGTATCACTATACGATTCTCTTGCATCTTCCAATTCTTTTTCAAGTTGCTTAATTTCAAGGTCATTCGCACCAGAAGTATCTCTGCGTAAAAATGCTAATCTTGCTTCTTTTTCAGCAATATCTTCTTCAGTTTTTGTATTATCTCTAATTTGTCTTGATAGGTCTATTGATTCTTGGATACCATTTAAGATATTTGAGTTGGAATCATTAATAGTATCATTTAATTCACTTAATTTATCAATCTCGCGCTGATATTGTTCTACTATAGCATCTTTTAATGTTGTTAAAAGTTCAACTCTTGCGTCAAGTTGTGCATCAACAAGAGCAATTATATTATCTTCAATTTCAGTTAAAGAATCTTGAGCCTCTTCTAATTCACCAGAAATGGTTTCAAGGTAACTAATATATGCTTCTACAGCTTCGCCTTGTTCAGCATCTTTCTTCTGTAATGCTTCAAGTGCTTCCCAGTTAATTTCAATTTGTCCAGTTGTTTCATTATATATACCATATTTTGAAATACTTCCTGAACCACCGGCTTTTTCAAATGCTTTTTGGAAGGAAATTGTTTTACCTTCTTCAACAGACATTGTCGCGTTGGCGGCATTTTGAAGTTGTTTACGTTTTCCAGAAATTAGGACATTTTGAGATTTTACTTGATCTTGAAGATTTTTAAGCTGTGCTCGAAGATTTTTATTTAGTTGAGCCGCTGTGGTTGCGTTTCGTGAAGCTAATCGATCAAATTCTGATTCGAGTTTATTACGTTGACGTAGAAGTTCGTTGATTTTTTCTGTGGTGTTGTAGAATTTATCATAGGGGTTTTTCCAAGTTTTAGTATCTTCCTTGGAACCACCTCCTCCACCTCCTCCTCCAGAACTCTTATGAGAAGGAGAAACTGTTGATGATGGAGGTCCCTTATAGGTTGTAGCAGAACCATTAATAACTGGAAACTTAATAACCGATTCGCCAGCAGCATTAAATTCAGCTTTCATCTTAGTTTTATATACTTTTCCAGTTATAGGATCTGTATAAGTAGATTCACCAGTTTGTGTATTGGTTGTAACTTGATCTACCGGTACCTCTTTATAAGTAACTTCTGGCTCAAAGCCAAGAGATTCTAAAATATTTGATATTTCATCAACCGTTAAGCCGGCGCTCTCTAACATATCTTTTAAAGAAGCCCCAAAATCGGTACTGTCTAATGTCGCACCAAGTGTAATATCCTCTAAATCTATTGAGTCTATTAATGAACTAACTTTTTCTTTTAGGTCATCATCTTCAATATTAATTGCTATATCTTTAGCAGCCTCTTTTCTTAATTGACTAATAGCCTCAGCATCACCTTTTGCTGCTTTAGCCATTAATTTCATATTTGTTTCATTTGTTAAGAATTCTTCTGATAAATTGCCAGTAATTCCTAACATTTTTTTCATATTACTTCTAATGGATGTTAATGCAGTGGCATATTCTGGAGCATCTTTATTGCCATTTTTTAAAGCTACACTCCAAGTATTCCAATTATCACTTAATTCAGAAATAGCCTCATTCATCATCATATTATCTCTTGCTATTTCTGTCGCCATTGCTTCAGATAATGTTTTTACTTCTTCAGATTTTTCGGTTATATCAATTAAGCCATCTCTATATGCAATTAATTCATTTGTATTTAATCCAGCATCTTCTGCTTGAGAAATAGATGCAGCAGTTTGATTATCTAAATCTGTATTACCTGATTGTAACCGAATTTCATCTGCACTTTTCCCTGCTGTATTAATAATACCCTCTGTGTCTTTTAGCTTTTCTTTATTACTAATTAAATTAGTAGCATCATTAGCTTGTGCTTGATATAGCTCAACTAATCTATCATCTCCACCATCCAGTTTTAATAATTCTGCAATATTAAGATAATTACCAGTTTTTGCATCCATAATAGAATCAATTCCCATTGATTTATACATAGATGCAATATCATTAGCATTTGTAAAACCACCAGTTCTAAATAATTCTAATTCAGTATCACTATATGACCCAGATTGTTTTAAAATTTGATAACCTTTATTAAACTGCGAACCAGATTCTATTTGATTCTTAAGAAGAGCAATGGTGTTTTCTAATACAGCAGAAGTATTTGCTTCTAATGTAGAAGCCAATTCTTCCATTGTTCCACCAATATATACCCAATCTTGTCCATTCCAAATAAAATCATTTTTATCAGCACCAGCAGAAATTAATTGTTGATATTCTTCATCATTAAATTTTGCACTATCTCTATCTTTAATATCATCAATTAAATCTAAAGTATTTTTTAACTCATTTCTTAAATTATCTAAAGAAAAAGTTTTTACTGCATTATATGATTCAGTTAAAGATTTTTCCCATTTGTCTAATTCACTTGTTGGTAAATTAGGAGCAATTTCTTTCACTTTATCTAAAAATGCTTCTATTTGATCTGGATCTGAAAAATCATAACTACTTAATGACTCTAATAATGCTCTATATTCCTCTTCATCAATATCTGCATTATTTAATTGAGTTATAATAGAAGATAAGCTATCAAAGGCTGCATCTCCACCTTTAGCCTCAGCATTATTTAAAGCATCTGTTATACTTTTAGCTTCACCAAAAGTAGCTCCCTCTATTAATTTAGAAGCAATTTCTGCATTATCACCTCTAAAATTATCAGAAACTAAATTATTAAATTGTTCTGTAGTACCAGACGCGGTATCTTGAGTTTGTTTTAATAGAGCATCAAAACTATCTACACCAAGTTTATTAAGAAAAGCACTTAATTCTTCTTCTGTTGCATTTGCTGATAAGATACCCCAATCTATTAGTTGTTGTTTTAAATTATCACCAGTTTTTAATTTCCCTAATTCACTAATTTGTTCTTTAGTCAAACTTGAAAAATCATTAGATAATATTGCAGCTGCTTTATCGGCAGCGGTTTTATTAATTACTGCTAATCGATCAATTTTCGCAATAATTTCTTCTGTATTGGCGGCATATTCATTACCTTGTTGAATTTCAGCTATCATTGTAGCCAAATCATCTTCACTATAATCAGCTTCTTTTACATCGCTTAATGTTCTTCCAGATAATGCTGCATAAACTTGCTGATAAGTTTCAAGGTTTTTATCAGTAGAAGTAATATTATATCCTTCCTCCTGTAATTCTTTTGCAAGAGAAGAAATATTAGTTTCAGAATCTTTACCTGTTAAAGTATTTTTTTCATCTGTTACATCTTGTTCTATATTTCCAGAATATCCTTTACTTAGTCCACTCACTACTTGATTAACATATTTTGATTCTTTAGAAGCTTCTGATAAATCTGATCTTATAGTATTAGCTATAGATGATTGGACTTGTGTTTCAGTAATACCTAATGTTTTATCAAAAGACTGAATACTTTTAGCCAATTCAGCAAAATCATAAACACTCAATCCAACCGCATCAGCAGCCTGATAAATAGCATCGCTATATTCTTCATTTGCTATATTTACCATCTCTAATGGATTATCTTTTACGAAAGAAGAAATTTGATTAAATATATCTTCATCTTCTAAATATTTAGTAGTTGTTACTGTTTCTAATCCATTATTTACTGTTTCTGTAACACCGATATTCCCTAATTTAATATCAGTTAATATATTATTTTTTTCAGCCTGAGCTGTAAACTGTGTTTCTTTTGCTGTGGCAATTAGTTGACCTTGTTGCGCATTTTGCACTCCTTCTAATTGTTGTCCTAACAATTCTTCAATGCCTTCTGCTCTAATTTCTAATTGCCCATATTCTCCCTGTGTTACATATTGCATTAACTGTGGATATAAAGTTATTAAATCTAAAACTTGTTCATTAACTTTTAATAAAGCCTCTGTCCAAGCTTGGGTTCCATAAACAAGATTATCCAAAGTTTTGTTTGCTTCATCTATACCAGATAAACTATCTTTTAATTCACTATAAGCATTAGAGGCGGCTTCTGCTGCTTCTTTTGCTCTATTAGTTTCTTCAGATAGCCTTTTCATTTTTTCAGCGTCTGTTTCAATTACACTACTTAAAATACCGGCTAATGCAATTAAAGCAGAAATAATTGCAGCAATCCAACCTATAATTGGTATATTCATGATAGATGCACTAACATCTATACTAAAAACTTTTGCGGCAGCACTAACTAATTGAAATATGGCAGGTAATGCAATTAAAGCGGTACCGATTGCTTTAATTACTCCAACAAGTTCCTCTGATGCACCATTTGCCTCTAACGCTGATGCCATTCCCATTATTGCCGCACCAGCTGCACCTGCTGCATTAGCTACCGCGCCGAAGTCTGTACCCATAGTTTGAGAAGCTGTATCAACCATTTCTTCTGTTATTTGAATATTACCACCAAGCTCTTGAACTTTTGCATTGGCAGCATCGATACCATTTGTATCATATTCCATTTGGATATTTAGTAGTTGGGAATTGGAAAATTGAGAATTTATAGATTGGATAGAAGATAAATAAGAATCCTTAAATTGTTGATTTTTTTGTAAAGCTATTTTTTGAGCGTCGTCTAAACCACTATAAACCTGGGAAAAATCAGCACCTTTCTTTAGCTCAATAGCCATATCTTTACTGAATAATCCCTTAACTAAACCATTATCTCTTACATTTTGTATTTGTTTTTTAAAGTTAGTAATAAACGAATTTCCAGCTTGTCTACCAATTTGACCAGCCTCAGCTTCTGCTTTACCTTTTCCACCAAATAAATTACTAATAATACTTCCGCCAAATTTACTACCACTTAATAAACTTTTAATACCTTTAAAAACAGAAAAAGCAATGCCTAAACTTACTAAACTTTTTATTACTCCGTTACCACCAGAAACAGTATCAATAATAGAATTTAACGTATTTAATAAAAATGTTAATACATCTACCGCGCCCTTAATAAACTCATTATTTGCTAATCCCATAGCAAACTGATCCCAAGCGTTCTTCAACTTTGTTAATTTAGCATCTAAACTATCCAAAGTTTTCTCAAATTGTTCTTGGCTTGCTCCTGTACTATTATACGCCGCACTAACTAATTCTTGAGTACGACTATAATCACTCATCATTGCGATAAAACGAGATTGTTGTCTTGAACCGGCAGCAGTTGTTGCAATATATCTTTGTGTAGTAAAATCAAGAGTATCCCACTTACTTGCTAATTTAAGTAAAACATCATCTAATCCTTCTGTTCCTGCGAAGAATTCATTCATAGAGATGCCAACACTTCTTAATGCTCCTTGAATTTTATTAACATCTATAATTTCGCCTTCGATATCTTCACCAGTTAATTGGCCTTGATTCACTAACTCTTTAACTTCGGAGAAACGAGCAATAATTGTTTTCATCGCAGTACCGGCAGTCTCTGGAGCTTCACGAGTTGTTTCAATTATCTGTGACAATAATGCCGCAGTTGTTTCAAGTTCCATATTAGCAGATGAAGCGATAGATGCAGTTTTAGACATAGCCACACCAATTTCTTGAGTATCTGCGGCTGTAATTGCTGCTAATTCGGAATAAATATCATTAACTTTTTGAGCAGAAGTTTCATTTAATTCCATATTGAAACCACGAAGCGCAGCAGTCATTAAATTTGTAGCATCCGCCGCTTCTATGTTGGCTATACGAGCCATTTTTGTAGTTTCAATACCCAAAGCCATTGCGGCTTCAGTTTGCAAACCCTGTTGATAGTATAGGGTTGTTGAGCCATAAAGATCATTAATCGCTGCGCCAAGTTTATTTGCTTCTGCGGCATATGTAGGTAACTGCTCCCACATATCACTAACAGTAAAATCTGTTACTACGGCTGTTTCAGTCATAGTAGCATCAAGTTCTTTTACTGTATCAAAAGCAGATTTTACCGCTCGTTTAAATAATTGAACAGCATTTCCAATAGAGAAAAATTGTAATATCTGATTATGTAAATTTTCTACCTCACGCGCAGTCTGATCTAAGCCTTGCGCGCTATTTTTCATAGCGTCAAAGGCATCTCCGCATTTATCTACCGCAGGAGCTACTCCTTCTGCGCTGGTATCAATCTCTTTAAGACGCTGTGTAATCTTTTTTAATTCTTCACTATTTAAATTATCTATTACCTGTTTGATTTCTTCTAAATCAGTTGGTATTTCATCAATATTAATATTTTTTAATGCAGCTAACTGCTGTCTTAATTGTGCTAATCCCTCTGGATTTTTTGCCTCATCCTGTAACTTTGTTAGCTCATTTTTCATATCAGTTACAGAAGTATTAGTAGAAGAAATTTCAGTTTTTAAGCCGTTCATTGTAGCTTTATTCTTTTGAATAGTAGTATCATATGAACGATTTGTTTTTTCTAATTGAGCGATTGCTGCATTAGCACTTTTTACCTGTTGCTCTAAATCTTGGTATTCTGCACCACTCTTCTTTTCGCCAGACGCTAATAGTTGTTCCTGTGCCTTTCTTGCTTCTTCAATTTGAGTTTTATACTCATTGATTTGTTTGGTATTGATACCTTTTGAGGAACTTAAACTTTTATTTTCTGAATTTAATTTATTATATTGAGAAGTTAAATTTTGTACAGCTTGTTCGGCTTTTTTAATTTCACTATTTTGTGCTTTAATTTTTGTATTATTCTCAATACCTTTATCAGCTATTTTCTTTAAATCTCCCCAAGATTTTCGGAGAGAATTTACTCTTTCAATAGATTCTTTTGGTAAAAATTTTTCGGGTTCAAGACCAGTTATAGATTTACTTTGATTTTTTAACTGTTCTAAAAGATCGGTAATTTTAATGAATGATTTTTCTGCTTTAGATACATCGCCTAAATTAGTGAAACCTTTAGAAGCTAAACTTTCAAAATTCTGAATTTCATTATTTAACTTTGAAAAGGTTTTATCTAAACTTGATTGTAAACTATCAGATAATTTAAGTTTGCCAAAGGCTTGTTGTAGTCCATTGGCGGCAGCTTTGATAGGATCTATATTAGCATTAACATCAAATGTCAAATTGAATCTTTTATCTGCCATTTATTTTTTCTCCTCCTAAAATAAAAAATCAGCATTAATTAAAATTAATGCTGATAAACACTTAAATATCACTATCTATATCATCATTCAAGGAGTATAAATTACAAACATAACTCGTTCCCCTTCCCCCAGTTGGAACTCCTACGGCTTTAAAAGTTACCGTAGCTGGATCGACGTTTCGTCCCAACCTAATAGATAAATCAGACATTAATTTTAATTTCGGTATTTCAAAAATACCAGTTACGGTACGTCCGTTTGTATCTTCCTTTAATCGCGTTTTTGCCTGTAATTTTAAATATCCACGAAATAGTCTATTTCCCATTTTAATGACACTACCGCCATTTTTATATTCCGATTCATATGTAATATATACATTAACAAACGGCTCAGAAATAGTAATTTCTTGCTCAGACAAAGTATGGTCAAGTTTTTCTCCAGTCTCTTCGTTATAAACAAAAGCCTTTCCTACTGGAACTTGTTTTAATTCTATTTTTCCATTTCCATCACTTTCATGATGTTCTCTATGTGTAATTAATATTACCGAATTATTAGGTTCAAAATCAATTAATTTTGAATTACTTAATAAAGCTAATTGATTTTTTGAAAAAACTCCTTGGGAAAAATTTAACGGAAGCTCTTTTGTTGTTTCCCAAGTAACTAATTCTCGATTATCGAAACCACCTTGAGCAGCAACATAATTTTTTACTTCATTTAATCCAGCTATTTGAATATTATCAAAAGCAAGAATAACTTCGCCTTCTTCAATTACTCTTTTTCCCATCTCTATAGGATAAGTAGCTTTTAAAACTACATCATACAATTCCTTCATTCCCATTAAATTTTCCATAAAATTTTTCTCCTTAAATAAAAAGCGGAGGATTTCCTCCTCCGCCTACTTTTACTTTATTTATTAGCCTTGTGCTACATCAAGATTATATTTTACTAACTTCATCATGGAATCATTTGAAGGACGAAGAACTCTCAAATTCATAGAGAATGTTGAAGGGTCGCCTTCTGCTTCCATTGTTAAAGTTACTTCAGACTGTACTTTAGCCTTTGGAATAATAAACTGGAAGAATTCATCTAATCCATCTGTTTCACGTCTTGCATAAGTATCTCCAGTAATATAATATGTACCTGGGAATGTTTCTGCTGAAATATTGATTACGCTAACATCTTTTACACTAAGTGGGAATGTTACGTAGTCATAAGAGGTGCTTGAACCAGTAGTTCCATCAGCATTGTAATAAGATGTACCTTCTGTTGGAATAGTAATACTTTCACCATGAATTGTAACTTTTCCATTTACGACATCTGCCCTTCGAGCAGTTTTTAGAATTGAAGCGCTTGAACCTAATACTGCATCTCCATCCGTATCAACAGAACCAAACATAATAGCCATTGACTTAGCAGAGAAAAGAGCATCTTCAAGAGTAACAGTAATTTCTTTACCATAGTCCCAAGTAATTAATTCTGGGTTACCTTTACCACCACGAGCAGAAGTATTTTCAGCAGTCTGCTCAATAGTAGAAACTTTTAAAGTATCAAGATAAAGTACGGGTGCGCCGATGCTTCCATCTGACTGAATTTTATAAAATGTTACGTCCGCAACTTCCTTAATACCATATCTATCAAGAATACTTGCCATTTATATAGCCTCCTATATATTAATCTTTATCTAAATCCCTAATCCAATATTTTAGTTTTACATCTTTTGCACCAGCTAATATACTTTTTATGTCAACTTCATATTTTTCTTTAGCTTGATATGTTTCCATAATCGCTGATACAGAAGCGTAACTTATCTCTCCGATATTAAGTGGAGTAATACCTAAACCCATACAACAAATTGAAACTAAAGTTACGCTAAGAGGAATTCCATTTTTCTTTGCTTTAACTTTATCACGCAATCTTGCTTTAGCTTTCATTCGTTTAATACGAGGATTCTCATTAGGATCGGGAGGTTCTTGAATTTTTTCTCCAATACTTTGTCTTAATAAATTCTGAAATTTTAAAAAATTTGTTTCATTGAGTATTGGAAGTTCATCTATATTATTAATAGTCTTTAGCTTGTTTTCTAAATTACCTATTATAACTATTTTTTGTTCTATTAAAAAAGTTACTTCTTCATGTGTAAAAAATTTAAATCCTTCTTTAGCCAATAATTCAATTCTTTTATCTTGAGCAATAGAATTAAATAAAAACTCAAGTGGAGTTGGAATTTTATCAATTTTAAATTCTTTATTTTTCTTCTTTTTTTCTTCAATATCATCTTCAATATCCTCTTGTGATGACATTAATAATTTTTTAAAAATCGGAAAATAAGATTGAGTTATAACTTCTTTAACAGTTGGTGGATAAATTTTTACTCCTTTTTCAAAATTTAATGGAGCATTAATAAAAGCTAACTCATTAATCATAAGTAGTAATATTAAAGTACATTTCGTAACAAGACATTTCATCGGTAAGGAAATTAATTTCAAATCCACCAGTTGACATTTTACCTAAACCGTTAATTGTTTTACCATCTAAACTTTTTTCTATTTCACTCATAATAAGAAAAGGTCTTAAACTGTCACTTTTCATTATCCATTGAGTTAAAGGGACAAATATTTCAAAATTTAATGCAATGTTTTGAAATTCATCATTAGTGGGTGTTTTACTACCTTTTACCACCCTAAAAGCAATAACAGATTTAGCTGTTTCGCGCGGCGTAAGTCTTGGTACGATTTTTACAAGTTTTTCAAAAACTTCTTCTTTAATTATATCTTTTGTAAGCTCTGGTTGAGATAAAGGATCTTTATCTGTATAATATAATAATTTCAATAATGTCTGATTTGCCAATAATCTTTTTACAATTAATTGTAAATTTTCACCCATTTCTTGTAATTTTCTAACAGCCATATTATTCTCCTCCATTTAACCAGAAAAATTCATCTTCCGAATCACCTGGTTGTTGTTGAGGTGCTGGTGTTAAATCATATTCATAAGTAGGATCAACAGTTACATATTCTACGCCTGGTGTTGATTGTATATCATAACCAGTTACACGATATTGCTCTTTAAGTTCTCCCGTGCCTATCTCTAAATAATCATCTTTTTTAATTTTAGGTGTTGTTGGCATTACAAAAAAGCTCATTTTAAGATTTTCTGCATAGATAGTATCCATTCTACTTCTTGAACGAATTTCATCTTTTAACATATTATCTTCTTGACCATACATATATGCCCAAGATTCTTGTTGAGAACCATCGCGCGCAGTCCAAGTAAGATAATGTGTCATTTTTAACACTATATATCTATTATATCCACTTGCCTTTATATCTTCTAAATAATAAACCAACCAAGGTTTTTTTATTTTATCTTTATCTGGAATCATTAAAATAGTTCCATTTGGCATATTAATATTTGTTTTTGTAAGTAAATATTGTAAAGTTTGAGTTTCATCTTGTTTATATTTTTCTAAACTACCAGCAATTTCTTCATCTCCAAATAAGAAATCAACTCTATAAATAGTTTTTAATAAATATAAATCAAATAATTCTTCTCGTTCTCTTTGAATACGAGATTGATAATCTAAACCATATCTATTAACTCTTTTTTTATAAATATCTTCAAAATATCCCATTAGTTCTTCCCTAATAGACTCATACAATCAAAAACTGTCGAGCGAAAATATTCATATTTTAAATAACGAAGTGAACTTAATTTAAAATAAAGAATGTAATAATTAATTGTTCGGCGTTCTTCGGGATAGCCATATAGTTCAATAAGAATTGAATCTAAAAATTTCTCCCATTCTCTATTTTTTTCTCTCTCACAAAGAAGACCATATAATTTATTTTTTAGCTTGTTATTATAGCCTTCTTCCATACCGCGCGCAAATAACATTAACTATTACCCGCAAGATTACTATATTTAAATGGCTTACCTTTAATAGAACGATAATAAATTCTTTCTAATTTTAAAGCATTATATTTTTCTGCTTCTAAAAGTTGATTAAATTTATCTAATAAATTTGCCTGAGAAAAATCTCTTTCTTCATACAAAGGTTTTACATTTTCCCAAGTTAAAATTGTTCTATTTAACCATTCACATTTCATATAACAAGCTAATATTTGAATTTCTTCGTTATCTAAATCATTAATAAATCCATTATCATCTCTATCCAAAGATATTCTTGGAAATTTAAACCAAGAAATGGCTCCTTCTAAGATACCCCTAAGGTCTTGAGAAACTTCTTCTTCGGTCCAGTTAACCCATTCATCTTCTAACATTTTTACAAGAAAAGCATCATATACTTTCTGGTAAGGAGTCATAATTAATCCTCCTTATTTTTTCTATTTAATTGAATCATTGACATAGCATTTAGTCCAGTAACTTTTTCAAGAAATTCAGCCTTATCGAAAGTAATAGATTCTTTTTGTACAGCATAATCAACCAAATTTTTTGCTTGTTCAATAGATAATTTTTTAACATTTTCTTTAAATTCGTGTAAAGGCATAACTGTTAAATATCTATTTAGCTGTTTTTCATCTAATACAATAATATTTACAGGCTCTGTGGCTTCTTCTGGTTCAAGACCAATTTCCTTTTTAATATCCATATCTTCTATGTATAACATACCGGTTCTAAACATATATTCTGAACCTGGATCATACATAATATCCTGTAAAAGATCTTTATCAATTTTTTGTCTTTGTCCCTTTCTCGCCCACTCTTTCTTAAAGCGTAAATCTGGTAAATAAATACCAACTAAACCATTAACCGTACTAACTACCGTAACCATTTCTTTTTCCATAATTTTTCTCCTTTTATCTCCTTATATTAAAATCGGGAAGGAAGGAACCCTTCCTCCCCGTAGCCTTTATCTATAATTATACTCCATAGGGATTATCATATGTCTGAGTAATTCCAGTATTCTGATAAATACCCCAGTTGTAATGTGTAAGAATTGCGCAACCCATCTTTTTATAAGCATGAATTTCCATAGAATTATCTCTATTTGTGAAATCATGAATTTGAGTAGCACCCTCAAGAACAACCTTAACGACCTTTTCTTTTCCAGCAGGTAGAACATAAGCTAACTGAGGATCAATCCAAGTCTTATCATTGTTTTCATCAATAAATGACTGAGGAATTTGTACAATAGGTGTACCACGGAAAATATTAATATATCCAGTATTATGAATTGCTTCAATATCCTGTGGAGAGTATACACCCTGGTAACTTGAACCAACTGGAACAATAGCGTCCGCTCCCATAGCTGCAACGAATTCTGGTGGCGCAAAGATTACTGCGCTTGAGCCATAAGCTCTTACAACATTAACAAGTTTTACCATATCTTCTGCTACGAATGTGTTCTTAGAAACCAAATTTACAGCAGGACGAGCAGTAGCAGAAACAGCAGCTTTTAAAGCTTTCTGAACCTGTACAAATACGGCATCTGTTAAACCTGTTGTAATAACATCCATGATATCAGCCATATCTTCAGCTCCATCAAGGAAGCGTTCAAAATCAATAGTGGCAGCTCCACCAACAGCCATTACTGGTACTTCGAAAGTTTCGTTATCTAAACGGAAAGTTTCATAAACACCAGAAAGACCAACCTGTGTTAAGAATTTCTTCGCGCGGTTTTTACCGATACCTTTCTTAAATAAAGCCTTATCTCCCTGACCAACTACCTGTACTTCAGCAAAAATACCTAAAGCACTAATAACTTTATTAGGAACGATTTCATCTGCTGCTGTAATAATGATATCATAAATATCATAACGGTTTCTCATAAATTCATTAACAGAAGATGCCAATCCCTTCATTTCTTCACGAAGTGCTTCATCTACATTTTCAGCACTAAAATTAGCTGGAGCAGTATGTTTAGCAGCGTGTAATGCTAATTCTTTAATTTCTTTAATTGTTGCCATTATACTAACCTCCTAATTACGCACCAATAACTTGGAACTTAATACCAAGTTGTCCATCGGGCATTGTTGTCTTCTGAATTACTAAAAGTTTAATTCCAGCAGTTGGTGCTGTAGCAGAAACTAAGATAGAACCGTCAGCAGACTGTGTTCCATAAAGCTTTGTTGTGCTAATTGCGCCAAGAGCTTCAATGAATTTTTCTTCGCTTGTCCAAGTGCTATCCTTTGCAGAGTCATAGCTTACACAGTTAGTAGTAAACTTATCTCCGACAGCAAGATAACCAATACGAGGATAAAAACCATCTTTTGTAGTTAATTTAAAATTCTTTAGAGCGTTTGCCCTTTCATCATACATATGCTCAGAAGTATAGTTAAGACCTACGGGACATACTTCTGAAGAGTCAGGCATTCTTATTGTGCCTGCAACCTTATCGACTGCAAGTAACATTCCGTTTTCTGCTGGAACGGTAGCAAAATCTGTGGCATCAAGCGCGCACTGTGCTTCAACACGTCCATCTCTACGGAAGGCTACATTATTTAATTCTAACTGACCATAACCGTCAATTACTAATCTTGTTTGAGCCATTTATATTCTCCTCCGATTATTTTTTATATTTTGCTAAAATTGCCTCAATACCAGTTGTAGGGACATCTTTTGGAATATATTGAGGTGTCTTTGTAAATACAGTTGGATTAGATTGTTTCAATTCATAAGCAAGTTCTTTATCTAATTCTTTAGCTGAACTATATTCAGAAATCTTTTCTTTATAAGAACTAATAATTTCTTCACTTAGTAGCTCTGAATAAGAATCAATAACTTGTTCTTTTTCTTGTTTTTCAATACTAAGTTTATAATCTTTTAGTGTATCTAATTCTTCTGTTAAAGTAGAAATAGTATTTTGCGCATTTGCATAATTCTGTGCATTTGTATCTCTCTCTGTTGTTAAAGTAGATACCATACCATTTAACTCTTCAATTTTTGTGCTAAATTCTGAATTTTGGTTTTTAATGATTTCAGCATCTTTTACAGTTTCATCAACTTTTTCATATGTTCCACCATTAAAAGCTCTTAACGCTTCAAGTGCGCTTTTTTCATCTTCGGTAATATCTATTACATAGCACTTTTTACGTTCACCAAGTTCAATACTATCAGTATTATCATCTTTTGTATAATATACACGTTCATAGCTTCCGGTTTCATAATTATATGCTAAAGCATATTCATCGTAAATATCACAAATACCATAAGTGACTTCCCAGCCACCTTCTTCGGTATAATTAGTATTTAGGAGTGACCAGATAGCATCATGTTTCTGATTATCAGAAAGTTTAAAATTTATTTTTGTCATTTCTGACTTTCCTCCTTTATTATTAGAATTTAAAGAATATTCTTTTATTTGTTGAATCATAGTTTTTAATTCTTTATATAATGAGAAGAAGGCGGCGCCTTCAAAACAAGGTTCAACATCATCTCCAAGAATTTGCAATCCAAGAAAACAACCATCTTCAAATTTAAAAAGTTTTTTCCCATTAATAATGGTCCACTCTCCCCTTATAGAGGGCTGATATAATTCCATTGACTGAGATTTACCAACTATTTCATTAGCTTCTTCATAGAGTGCAGAGAAAATAAGGACATCTGTACAAGCATACTGTCTTTCAACTCCATCTTCATCTAAGTGAAGCTCCCAAGAGAAATTAGGATTTTCTGGAACAATTCCATATATTCTTCCTAAATCTCGTTTGGCGCCGTGGTCGGTGTAATCTTCATCGAAATTATCGTAAATCCCCTTTACTGGGGTATAAGGTAAACTACCTATCAATTTTTCAGCAAATTCATCCGTTATATAAGTACCGTTTCTGTTATCATACTTATAAAAAATTCTGCATCTTGCTTTTGAAAGGACTGGAGATATTTTCTCTAAATTCCCATAAATAGTAACCGGAAACTCTTTAATAATTAAATCAGACATTATTCAGAGCCTCCTTGATTATCTAAAGATTCTTCATTTTGAATAGTTTTAGGAGATTTTTCCTCCGGTGTTTTTTCTGGCGCCCCAACCTCACTGCTATCAACATTATTGCCGCTTTGAGTATAGGCTGAATTTAATGGTTTTAATTTATCTCCCAATTTTAATAAAGTATTTTCTAAATCTTTCACATTACCTAAATCTCTTTGAGAAAGCCCCATTGCCAAAGCTGGCAGTATAAAACTATAACCACTTTGTGCCAATTTAAAAGAATCTGTTATATATGTAGATTCATTATAATAAGTAATAGGTAGTAAAGTATATTTAAAATTAATATTTGTATTAGAATATAGTTGATTAACCAAATTGGTAATAAAAGTAGAATATTTATTACCTAAAACCATCATTAAAGCAGTGTCGTTTTTAATAGAGGTTTCTATGGATAGATTACCAGTTGCGGCAAAAATCTGCCCACTAACACCGCCTTCGTAGTAAATATTTTGAACCATTTTATCTAAATTATTAGATACTGAATCGGCAGTTGTTTTTGAAACAATAGAATCTACGTCAGCATATGTTGTTAAAACAGAAACATTCTGATTTTTGCCCATCATGCGAACAGTACCTTCGTGAATTTCTGCTGCTTCTTCTGGTTCAAATAATAATCCACCATCTTGCAAATGTGGGATTTTTTGCACAATAATCTTTCTAATTTCTTCTAAATCGCGTTCGCGCTCTGTCTCAACAGCTTCATCATATTGGATTGTAGCTGGTATAACATTTAAAAATAGCGGGCGTCCATCGAATAATGGGAAACAAACTCCTATATCAGATGGTATTTTAACCCAAACACTTGTTTCTTTACCTTTTTCCCATCTTCTAAAATAATTTGAGATTACTTTTGGATAAATAGCTAAAGCTTCGTTTCTTGCTGTTTGATCTGTAATGGTTAAAAAATACCGAATGTCAAATTCAATAATATCATTACCTTGAACATCTTTAAAACGAGAACAACAATAGCCACCAGGTAAATCTAAAAGAGCAAAATTTTTTTTATCAAGAGTTTGAATTACCCCATAATAGCAACCATCAATTAATGCGTTTATAGAACAATTAGTCAGCATAGTTGGTAAAGATAGTCTTTCTACAAAATCCATTGCATTATTATACTTTTTTGAAATAAAAGGATTGGAGAGAGTTTTTCCAGTTGCCGGATTAGGTATAAGCAAACCGGAATATTTCAAAAGCGTTGCATAATAAATTAATATTCTTTTGTAAAAACCATCTTTGTAGAAATAATTGCGAGATAACTTTTGTTGTTCCGCCAAAGAACCAGATTGAACAATTCTATCAATTTCTTCTGGCTTATAATCTCGTATTTTTGTTAAATATCTACGTGTACTATAAGGTGGGTCCCAAGCTCTATCATTAGTAGAAATCATTTTCTCTTGTGCACGTTTAAAGGAGGCTAAATCAAAAGTAGACTTTATTGCTTCGTTTTGATTGTTTGTTTGATTATTCATTTATTATCCTCCTGAGAAGAATACTAATTTACGTTGAGTACCAGTATTCCCAAATCGTCTTCTTTGTTTTTTATAGGCTTCTTCTTCGATTTCTTTAATTCTCCAAAGCCCATAAGCAAAAGCAGAATATTTATCTTTTGGAAATCTTGAATTAATTTGTTCTAAAGTAATATCAAGACCAGTTCCGGTACGTTTAAGTCGTAAGTTAGCCATTTCTTCAAAAAGTTTAGTAGTCATTTCGTGAGGAAGAAGTCTTATAACTCTTTGTTCTAAAGTCATTTTCTGACCAATTTTAGTTGCCATTAAAGCATTTTTTGCTTCTTGCTCTTTAATTAAAAATCTTATCATTCCACTATTAATTCTTGAATATGCGTTACCGTGAATTTTTGAGTTTAAAGTGCCATTTGCTTTAATACCGTAAAGAATACAGATTGAATCTTTTGGTTGTATTTTTTTATAGTCGGCATCATTAGTAAAACCATATGCTGGCAAAAGCTCTCCTTTTTCGTCCATTTGAGTTCTAATCATTTCATCCGCTAAACCAACACCTAAACCATTAGTATCAATTACAACCTCTCTTGGTTGAAAATCTCTAATAATAGCTTTTAAATCTGCGGCTTGACGGTAAAATGGCTTAGTTTCAGGGGTTCTTCCTAAAACATAAAGATTAACTAATGTAGCATAATATTTTCCACCAACAATGTTAACTCTAAATACGCATACAACTGTTTGGTCATTTAATCTTCCTACGTCTACTGATAATAAGTAGAATTGATTTGACCCTTCTCTAAAATTCGCGCGCTTTTCGGGATTTTTTATTTTACGATATTTTTGTAGTTTATCAAAATTAAACCAAGATTCTTCTGAGCCTCCGCTCCATACAGAAAGATATTCTCTTGCAAAAGTTTCTTCTTGATAAGTTGGAGACATTTTTAATTCTTGAATAAATTGTTTATCAAGCAATCCGTGCATTACTGGTACACGATAATCACAACCCCAAACAAAAGCTTTTTTAGGATTTATAATGCTCATTTCTAAACAATCTATTAATTTTTCATAAGCATAAGATGATTTTACACCAGCAGAGGTCATATATAATTGTTGTTGATTTGGTTCATTATCATTAACTTCTTCAAGTGCGGTTCTTCGTGATACATTCATTAAAGGTAAAACAACAGAGTTAAGTATTTCTCCATCATGATCTCGAATTTCGTCGATGAGGCCGCCATGACGTCTTCCACCACGTTCAGAGTCAAGCGCGCCAACAACGTCAAATATAGAACCGTTTCGAAATGTTAGTGTTACATAATCCTTTCCAAAATTGCCATCTCCAATAATTTCTTTTTTTAAAAAAGGTAATTTATCCCAAATTTCATAAATTTTATCTTTTGCAATTTTAGCTGACTGATTTTTACCTGGCGCGCAAATAAATAATTTTACACCTGGTCTAAACATACATTCTAAATAAAGAGCTAAAATTGAAATAAATGTTTTTGAAAAAGCACGACAAGCAGTACAATAATGATATCTATAACGCATGCACGCGCGCAAGAAAATTCTTTGGAAAAAGAATAATGAAAAGTTTGATTCTTCGGGAGTAATTAAATCAATAAAAATATCTGGATAAGCACTAAAAAAATTGGCATATTTTTTAAATAGTTCTTCGTGTTTAAGTAAATATTCTTCTGTAAGAATAACTCCTTTTTCAAGCTCTACTCCTTCTTTATAATGGCGCTGAACCTGAGAATTTAAATCATCGATATCACAAGCAATTAATTTAATTGGCTTAGTCATCTTCATCACCTATATTCGGGTTAAATTCTTCACTTTTCATTAACTCTTCATATCCAGCATTATCATATTCATCTAAATCATATTCTTTATTGGTATCATAATAATCTTCTAATTCTTTTGCGCTTTGTAGTGCCGCAACACGTCTATCTATTTCTTCAGAAATACCAGTTTCATTTGTATATAGACGTTGAGTAAAATTCTGAACATTTTTCATGGTTTCATCAACTATATCGCGTGTTACATTATCATAAAATTTATTTTTCCATCCGCGCTTTTCCAACCAGCGAAATAGTTCTCCAACCGAATCAAAATCAGTAGCATTTTTAACATTTTTAGGGGTAAATTCAGCAGTTTTAACCAATTTATCATAACTTGTTAATAATTTGTCAAAATCAGCACCCTCCCTAATACGAGAGTCTATCTCAAAAGAAATCTTACAAATTTTTTGGGCTTGGTCTACTTGTAAAGCGCCATTAACATTTTGCGTGGCAAGTAGACCAGTATATAATCCTTCAAGATATACTAAATCTTCATCGGCATAATTACCGCCCCATTTTTCTCTTAGTTTTTTAAATTTTTCATCGCGCAATTTAGGTAATTCATCTTCAATTAGTCCAACTTCTTTTAAATTTTTAAATTGTTCGTAGTAACTATCCCAGCCTAAACCCTCATATTCTTCACCTTGAAAAATGGTGGCGTAAGTAGAAAATAAGCTATCTTCATCAGTCATTTCCTTCAAACGTTCCCATTCTTTAGGAATAAAAGGAATATCAGCATATTGACAAATTTTATCAACAGCGCGCCAATTAAAGTCATTTTCTTTTAAAAAATTATTTAAACAAGTATTACAAATAGATAAATATCCATCTTTACAAAATATTGAACGACTTGGTGAAAAATTTTCAGGTCCAAATGAACCTCCGCAACGGTTACATTTTTTTATAGTAAAACTATAATTATGTTTAATTTTTGGTTCCAATGACATTTTCTTTCTTTACTCTTCTTAAAACAGATAAAATTTCTCTACGTTGCTTGCGGGCAAGCGTATTAAATTTATTTACGATATCATTCAACACATCATAAAAATCACGAGTTGTTTTGTCTTCCTCGTTTATAATATCAACACATAATACTCTCGCAAGACCAATAAATTCTACTGGTTCAAGCTTAGTAATCAATTCTATTAATTCATTTTTTTTATTCATTTATTTCTCCTCCTAATTGCTTTATTTCTTCTGTTGTCTTATTTCTTTATCACAACGTTTACATTGATTTGAAAAACCATCAGAAGAACGAGATTTACGAACAAAATTATCAGTATTCACAAGTAATGTTTTTCCACAATGCCTACATTTTTTCCAATTTTCTGGGTAGCATAAATTTTCAATTATTTCTGCGTGCTGGCGCGCGGCTTCATTAATTTGTGGAATTATTTTTTGTCTAAATATCGTACTTATATAATTTGCCGTATAAGATTTTCCATATTTCTCATTAATTGTATCTGCAATTAGTTGGTTTTTATAGTGCTTCATTTTCAAGTCCAAAATATCTTTATGAACTGTTGTCAAATACGCTCTATTTATATAAAAATTCAGCGTATCCAAAAATTCGGGCGAAGTCGATATAGCCGTCGCCTCGAGGGAGTCATCTTCTAAATCATAAAAAAGTAATAAAGCTTGATAAACATGCTCTAATTCGGCAAAACTAAAAATTTTGCCGCTTTGCATTTCTTGCTTTCTTTTCCAATAAAAAGATATGAGTTGTCTTAATTCTGCTTCAGTAAAATCGGCAGGAATTGGAAATCTATCTATTGGAAAAAGTTTTGAGGTGAATTCATTTTTATACTTTAGTCCTACCGGCGCGCACAAAATATCTGAATCCATGGTGGGTGGAAGCACAGGTAGTGTTATCGCCGTTTCCATACATATGATGGGAGTTATGTATGTATCTCTTAGTGTAAATTGTTCTCTTCGCAACTCAACTAATAAATGTCTCAATTTTAAATAATGAAATTGAGAAAGACTTTTAGCTCGATTTTGAATACGTTGAATTTTTTCTTCTGTAAAAAGTTGTAAAAGTCCAGGACGAGGAGGGTTTTTTCGTTTTCCTACTTTTAAATCATAAAAATTTAATAAAAGGTCTAACTCATCAATTTGTTTCCAAAGCTCCTCTAATCGTTCAAGAACTTCTGGTGAAGCATTTTGTCTTGCCTCTTCACGAGAGAATACTACTCGTGTAATTTTTGGACAAGGTTCTTCTGGTTGTTTTATCATAGTTTCTGTAAACCCCGGTGCTTCAAGTAATGCGTCAAGAGATTCAACTGGTTGCGCGTCCCAAGTTTTATTGCGCGATTCAAGTTGAACTTCTTTAGATTGTTTTACGTTGAGACCGGTCTTTGGATCTTTTCCCCAAAGTACATAGTTTGCCATTGTTTCAAGCTCTTTTTCATTTGGCGTGAAGTTAATGGACTTTATATATTCATTTAAAAAGTTTGTTCGTTCAACAGTAGAGTTAAGCGAAAAATCAAGTTTAAGTCGATTCAAGTTGATTATCTCCTGTTAGTTTTTTTCTTACTCTATAATTATTATATCACAGCAACTACAAGTCCGTCAAATTTTGAGTATATTTAATTTGAAAAAATTTGAAATTTTAGATATAATATAAATAGAAAAGGAGGAGTAAAATGAAAAGTTTGAGTTTTTTGGGTGGGATAATATTAGTGGTGGCTTTTATAGTTGCTTTGTGTAAATATGGGGCTGTTATGTTATTGGCGCCGATTGCCATAATTTTTATTTTGATTTTGCTTGTATGTGGTTGTAAGTTTAAGTAGTTTGAGCCTTAAAATCGATTTTTTGTTTCGTAAGAAAAAGTATATTGACTTTAAAATTTTGTTTCGTGGGGAAAAGTTGCCAGGTACAAATTTTTGCCTTGTGAAAAAAAATCACACTTTCCCAAAACATACCCCGCCACTATGTTTTAGCGTGCTAAAGTGTTAAAGCATTAAAGCGTTAAAGCGGTTAATCGTTACTAACTGAGGCGAGGTTATTTGTGATTATTTTATCATTCAACAGAAAAAAATTTTTTTTCATTTTTTTTAAAAAAAGTGTTGACAATAAAAAAGGTTGATGCTATAATTTAATTACAGTAAAGGAAAGGAACACAAGACAATGAAAAAAGAAATTTACACCGGATTAAAAAAATACACTTTTGATAATGAACACAAGGGCGCGCACTATACATTCGATGGTATCAAGTATATGAACGCAGGCGAGTGGTGCGAGGCTCAATACAAGCATGTGTTAGGGCTTGAGGCTGTTAAAGATGCTAACACTGCGTTTGACGCAGGCTCTGATATTGAAGCGCTTCATCGCTCTGTTAAGAGCAGTAAAGCCACCCTGACCTCTGAGGTACTCGGTAGGGATATGAACACAAGCCTCGCCTGCTACTTTGAGAGAGTAGCAAGCACAAGCTGGGCGTGGGTTGTACCTATGGATGAAACGCTGATGGTCTATGTAATGGATGCTAATGAGTTCAAAGAGTTCACAGAGCTGTGGGCAAGCTACACCAACGAGGGAAGAATACGCTACAAAGCTACAAGTGGTAAGATGATTAAGTGGTTTGAGGAGAGAGTGTAAACTCTCCCTCGATTGAAAGGAGATAACTGCAATGATGAAACTGATTGAAGCTATGGAAGATAGAGCTATAACAGAGTATGGCTTTGAAGCTAAGAGAACAATAATCACCTTTAAGGTAACTGAGCTACTGCGCAAGCTGTTCCGCTAAGCCGCCGCAAGGGCTTGACAAACAAGCCAAGATATGATATAATAACAATGAAGATAAGGAAAGGAAGCTAAGGTAATGACAAAAGCAATCTACTTTGATATGGATGGAACAATAGCAAACTTGTATGGTGTTGATGGTTGGCTTGACTGTATAATCAATGAACATACAAAACCTTATAGAGAAGCAAAAGCCTTAGTAAATATGAGGCAGTTGGGGAAAGAATTAAATAGACTAAAACAGAATGGATATACAATAGGTATTATCAGTTGGTTAGCCAAAGGGGCAACAGATGAATACAACAAACGAGTAGCACAAACAAAACGCAATTGGTTAATAAGACATTTGAGTGCAGTTCAGTTTGATGAAGTTCATATTGTAGAGTATGGCACGCCAAAACAGACTCTCGGCAATGGTATTCTATTTGATGATGAAACACATAATCGTATTGAATGGAATAAGATAAATGATAATACTGCATTTGATATTGATAACATTATTGAAGTATTGAGGACGATTGTATAAACAATCGTCCTTTATGTATATATATACATTGCCCGGCGCAGTTTAGTGTACTAAAGTATTAAACTAAAAAAAGTTTTAAAAAATTGAAAAAAAGTATTGACATCTAATGTAGGATTTGGTATACTATAATTGTTCCAAGGGAGTTCAAGTTTCAAGAGATTAACCTTGCTCTCTATAAAATCTCTTAAAAAAGTTTAAAAATAGTATTGACATTTAATTTATTATATGATATACTTTAAATGTAATAAGAAAGGAGAATAAAAAATGAAACCAACAGGTGTTATCAGAAGAGTAGATGATTTAGGAAGAGTGGTTATTCCGAAAGAGATTAGAAAAAAAATGAAAATTAGTGAGGGAGAACCTTTAGAAATTTATATTGATAAAGATATGATTTGTTTTAAAAAATATTCATATGACGCAGTTTCTGAATTGAATATAATTGTAAATGAAATTTACGATGACGCAAGAATGAAATGTAACGAATATTCTTATAAAAGAATTGATATAGCAAGAAAAATTGATAAAATTATAAAAGAATTACGTGAAATAAAAAAAGAAGAAGAAAAAAGGGTTGACTAAGTCATCCCTTTTGTGCCCGGGCGCGCACTTTAGCATAGTAAAGTATTAAATTATTAAAATAAAAATTTTCTCATTTTTTTTGAAAAAATACTTGACTTTTTTAATGATATGCTTTATAATAATAAATGTCAGGTGGAGATAATCCAAAGACAAAAACATTGAAAAATAAATAAAAAAGTGCTTGACTTTTTCAGAAAAGTCTGATATAATAAAGATACAGAAAAGGGAGAGGGAAAGAAAATCCCAAAAAACTTTTTCAAAAAAAATCAAAAAAAAGACTTGACAAACAAAGTCGAAAGTGATATAATAAAGATGTCAAAGGGAGAGAATAACTCCCTAAGATATAAAAAATAGGGTTGCGACCAACGCAAAGTCGAAAGACAGAAAGAAAGGTATATTATGACGAACAGAGAATTTTACAATGCTATTGCTAATGGAACAATGAACGATGAAATCAAGGCTTTTGCTGAGGATGCAATCGTAAAAATGGATGAACGCAACGCAAAGCGTAATTCCAAGCCCTCTAAAACTGCGATTGAGAACGAACCCATTAAGGAAAAGATTGTAGAATTTATTACACAGAGGAATGAGTTCTGTATTGCAGGTGCTATTGCTGAGGCTCTTGAAATCTCTACACAGAAAGCAAGTGCTCTTTGTAGACAGTTGGTTGCTGATGGTAAGTTGGTAGAAAAAGAGGTTAAGGTTCCCAAACAGGGAAAGCGTAAGGCATATGGACTTGAGGAAGTTGAGTAAATAAAAGGGGAGGAAACTCTCCTCCCTTTTTATAGTTGAGTTAGTCATTGCTAACTGGCGCCGGGCGGTTAGTGTATGCTAACTAAAAAAATTTGACTTTGGGATAAATTTATGTTATAATAGTAATAGATAAAAAGGAAAAAGAATATAAAAAGGAAATAAAAAAGTGTTGACAAACTGAAAAGAGTATGCTATAATAATAGTGTAATAAGGAAAGGGAGGTAGCGCATATGGCAACTTCAAATAAAAAATTAAATGATGAATTGAGAAACAAATATCTTGAAGTGTTGAAAACTTTTTTTGATGAAAGTGGCGAGGAGGTTTTGGTTACAGGTACAAATGAAATTTGCCTCCCTTGTGTAGATAGTGAACAGAATGATAAATTTATTCAAATCGTGGTAAAAGTCCCCACAGGTTCACGAGATGGTGATGCTTTTGATGGTTATAGTTTAGCAGAGGATTTTAAGATTAAACAGGATTTGAAAGCACAGAAAAAGAAAGAAGATGAAGAAAAAAAGAAAAAGAAAATTGAGAGAGATAAAAAATTAAGAGAAGAAAAAAAGAAACTCAAAGAACAGGGAGAATAAATTTCTCCCTTTTCAAAAAAATACTTGACAAACCGCGCCGACTGAGGTATAATAAATATAGAAAGAACGAAAGGAATAAATAAAATGGGTTTTAAGAGAGAGTTTATAGAAATGTTTAAAGACGATTATAAATATGTTGGTAAGTATGTAGTCAAACCGTTTTCTTTTGCTTGGTGGGCGATTAATATTGGTCAGGGTTTACTTGGTGCAGTTGGATTTTATATTTTTTATATTCTTATGTGGGTTGCGTTGGGTTAATACTCAACGCTTTTTTTCGTTATAAGTTAGTCGTTGCTAACTGACGTCCGGGCGCATTGTGAAAAAAATATCATATTTTTTTTGAAAAAAAGTGTTGACAAATTACTGTATATGTATTATACTATATATATATAGAAAGGAGTTAATACAATGAAAAGTCAAATAGATTATATTGTAACCAATGATTTTGAGGGAGCAAAACAAAGATTTGATAATGCGAACAAAAGATGGAAAAAACATTGGTATGAAACTTGTTTAATTATTGCAAAAAAAGTAAAAGATTTATTTAAAAAATATATTTTTGATCCAGTTAATTTAACTATTACAAAAATTAACGAAAAATTAAAAAAAATACAGGGAAAATCTTTCGTGTATTTAATTAAAATGTTTGATGAAAATAATAATTATGTTTTCTTAAAAGTTGGGAAATCAAATAATGTTGATATTAGATTAATGGCATTATCAAAACAATATTACAAAAAAGATAAAATAAAAATTAGTAGAGTAGAAAAAATTCGCACATGGGAACTTCCAAATAGTCATCTTGCAGAGGCTTTTGAACAAGTTTTACATTCTTTTTTAAGTTCTCATTATATAAATATTCCTAATGATAGGTATCCAGCAATTAATCTTTTAGAAGAAGATTTGATAGAATTTGAAAAAAGGTATAAACTTATGGAAAGTTTTTTCTAAAAAGTATTGACAAGGCGAAAAGTATATGGTATAATACTTATAGAAAGTGAAAGAAAGGAAACTTAAGAAATGTTGTTATCTTATATCGTATTCAACGTACTAAATGTAATCATTCAAACAGTAAAATCTATTGTAACAATTAAGTGTAATAAATGGGTTGCTGCAATCGTCAATGCTTTAGCATATGGTTTATATACTTATATCATTATTTTAACAAGTATTGATATTGAGTTATGGATTAAAATAGTTGTTGTTGCGTTGGCAAATTTAGTTGGTGTGTTTATTGTTAAAGGAGTTGAAGAAAAGAAAAGAAAAGACCAGTTATGGAAAATTGAATTTACTGTAAACGGTGCTTTAACTAATACTATTGATGAGTTATTAAGACTTGCTAAAATTCCGCATAATTATATTGATAAAGTTGGTAAGTATACAATTTTTAATGCTTATTGCGCAACACAGAAAGAGAGCGAAAGTGTAAAAGAAATTGTAAATAAATATAACGCAAAATATTTTGTAAGTGAAACCAAAATTTTATAAAAGAGGAGAAAAAAGAAAAATGAAACAGTACATTGTAACAACAGACAAAGGAAACACTTTTACAATTCGTGCCAATAATCAGTATGAAGCAAAACAAAGAACATATTTATGTAATGAAAAAATAAGAAGTATTCAAGGCGTTACAAAATCAGGAAAATTACAGAAAAAAATTATTTATTAAAGAGGGTTGACTTCCCTCTTTTTTTATGTCCGGACGTTTGTGATTTTATTCACAATAAAAAATTAAAAAAAGTAGTTGACAAACTGAATATTATATGATATACTAAAAGTACAAAAAAAAAG